TCATAATATTTCACAGATCAAGTCCTTAGGTAAGAAATTATAACAATAATAACTACTGCTAAATGTAATTTTATTATTTACTACTCCATTGTTTGAAAATTTAATTCTCTTATCAAACATAAGAAGCTGAAGTTGTTTATTGTAAAATAATTGTTTTGGCGCTGAGTCATTTAACCAAGTATTACTCATAAGAAGTGCAAATGGCTTATTAAAACTTAATGCTCTTTCAAAAATTTTACGTTTATTCGTAAATGGTGGGTTTGATATTATACAATCCCAATGTTCTTCAGGCTCATATGTATAAAAATCTTGTCCGTTACTTATATGCGAAGCTATAACTTTATTGCCTTTTGCTCTAATCTGTTTAACATACTCGCTCTCATCTGTATCGAATGGACACCAAATTATAGCATCTTTTGGGATATATTTAACAATTGGTTTTACTCCATAATCAGGTGTAAAACATTCATCATTTGAACCAGATGAATATAAAACTGCTTGACTATTAATAATATTTATCACTTCCTTTTGTTTTACTTATTATGAAAAAAATTTTATGTATCTAAAATTATCTTACTCATTGTAAATTCAACTGCTTTTCTTGCAGCAATAGCTTCTTCTTTTGTATCGTATTTACCTATTATATATGTTTTGTTATTAATTGAATATCTTGCTCTCCATCGACTACAATTTAAGTCCACGCCAGCGCAACCTGAAGTATTATTCACTTGAGTATTTCTGTTATATGCTGAAATTGGTTCTCGATCATTAGTGCCAGAGCATTTTTCACATTTTGTTTTATGACCACTTTCTAACGCCCATCTATCAGCAACTGTGTATTCACCACATTTACATTTACATTTGTATAGGATACGACATCCAGATTGCCTTCTACCATCTGTTACTTCTTCAATTACTTTTAAATCTCCAAATTCAGTTTTAAATAATGGTATAAAATCCTTTCTATGCTCTATTTTAATCAGCTCCTTTAGTACAATAAAAGTGGATTTTTATTTGTTATATTATCGTTTATATCTTAAAAATCGAACAAAGGCATTATTCAAAAGATAAACAATTATCACTTGATATGTTTACACCCTTAATAGTCTGCCAACCGTAATCATCATCGTACCAGCTTATATTAGTAATATTTCCCTTAATGTATCTTATCTTTTCAAGTCTATCAATAAGAGTATCAAGGTCATAATTCTTGTTATCTGAATTTGCATCAATAATAATTATTTCAGGGTCATTTTCAAGATTTATCACAGAAGGCTGTATAATGGTCGAAATTGCTTCGAGAGAACAAGTACTAATGTCAATATAACCATCTGTAACTCTCTGACCTCTTGAATTTAAATTAGGCTTTATCCATTTAACATTTGTGCCATCTGAAAATTCAACATATAAATTAGAATTGGTTCTAATTTGCTTAGTTACGGTTACACCAACCTTTTTATCATTGATTATATCTGTAGCTATTCTAAGAGCTGTTGATTCGTTGTTTGTGAAAATTCCTATTGTTTTCATTTTATATCCTTCCTCTTTATTTCCTTGTAAAAATCATCATCTTCAACATCATAATAATTTGGAGCTTCACAACAATTATACCAACAGAACTCTACAACCTTAACATTGTCCATATTTTCAAGAGTGAAGTCAGGGTTAAGACGTTGAAAAACGGGTAGGAAATTTTCTTTCTCGATGTTATATAAGTCTCTGACTTTACCAAAATCTCCACAGCAACTGTCCCATTCATACTCAAGAACAAAGTCAATAAACTCATCTTCTGTTGGTGGTATTTGAAATTTACCAACCGTTGCATATTCAAATTCATTTGGGAACTTCTTTTCAAGCACCCAAGACATATCGTCTAAATCATCGCTGGTAAACCAATCTGAAATAGAACATATTTTAAACAGCTTTTCAAAAGGTATTCTTAACACCTTTTCTCTTACATATGTACTCATTACATTCTCCTTTTTAATTATCGCCTGTTATAGCAATTACTTTCTTCCAATAAGGTTCATACTTACTTAGTTCCTTGTCTAATAGGGTTTGAAATTCTTCGTCAGATAAATTTTCGTATTCTTCACAGTCTGCTAAGTAATCTGATAGAGCATCTTCAAAATCATCTCTATCGTTATATACATAATCATCGCCAAATGGTAATGTACAATCAAGGATTTCATCAACGCTAAAATGAATTTTAGTACAATATGTGTACCCATAATCATCCAAAGCTGCATACCGACCTACAAGAACCACAATAGGCAGGTCTGGATTTTCTGCGATAAGTTGTTTTAGTTCGTCTGAACTTTTTGATAAGTTAAGTGGGTGTATCATTGATATTTTTCCTTTCAATTTACGATAAAACGAGTCTTTTATTGTATAATCTGACACTCTAAAACCCTTTATTTATCGGCATTTCAGGACTATTGATATTTTAAAATTATCAAAATTGTCCTGAAACCGTGATTATAAGCGGATTTGAGCTATATAAAGCACCTATTTAAGCCATTTATAAGGGTTGTTTTTCACATACGATAAAATACTGTTTTTATTGTATATTCCCAACTACATATAGTAATATTTCAAGCATAAAGCACTATATATAGTGCCTTAAATTTTGCCAACTATTTCAAATTGAACTGAACCATCAACATAATCATCGGCTTCAAGAACAATATCACCATCGTAATAATTATCTTTTACTTTTTGAACCGCTTCTTCAGAAGTTTCAGATTCAATTTCAAGCCTTCTTGTGAGTAGTTCTGATATTTGTATTATGTATTTCATATTTTTCACCTTATGTATTTATCCAACCAATAACAGGTGCGTTATTATAATTGCCCACTTCCCAGACAAACCAAGCATAACACTTTGCAGATGACATTCTCTTCTCTGTTCCATCTTTATTATAAAGAGTATTACCATCCTTGTCCTTTGCACTGAAATCGCCGTTCATACCACAAAGTAATCTGTTTGCAGCCACCCATATCCTTACAGGCGGTCTTGTCTTAAAAAGTTTTGCTCTTTTATCGCTTTCAAGAAATTGTATAGGAAGAAACAGTGCGAGTTTCTTACCGTTTTCAAGCAAGTCGAGCGAATGTTCTGTCCATTCTAACGCTGTTGAATAAGGGGGGGTTAGTAACTATATTATCACCGAAAGACTTATTGCATATAAAGAAGTCAATATTACCTTCTCCAAACCCTCTATCAATTAAATCTGTACTTACAACATCATAACCAGCCTCGACAAGCTGTTTTGAAATGTGTCCTTCTCCACAACAATTTTCCCATATAGAACCTTCAAAGGTTTCCACTTTAAGAAGTTCCTCAACTGCTTTAGGCTCAGTAGCGTAATAATCGTGTTCAGCCCTATCGTGGTCTGTATGATTACTTGCACCGAGCGTAACAAATGTTGTTTTCTTGTTACCTGTCCAATCTTTGTTACTCAAAATTTAACAACTCCTCATTTTAATAATTTGTAATCAGCACTTCTACATCTTTGGTTTCTCGGTCTTTCTTGTGATAATTACAATTCAAATAGTCTCCAGATAAACAGTGAATATTGTATTTATCTTTCCAAACATCTAAAAACTCATTATCATATTTTAAGTTATTTGATAAAACCCATCTTGTTCCCTGCTCGTCCAACTTGTCCAGTAATTCATAAAGCTTCCTTTCGTGTTCAGCAGTCCAACCCTCGAAACCACGTTTTCCATCGTTGTAATTACCAACAGAATTAAAATAAGGTGGGTCAAAATATATCAAATCGTTCTTATCAAAGTCTGAAAAATCGAAATCAAAAACATTTTTAGATAATACTGTCACAGGTTCTTTATTCTCAAACCCCTGCTTTAAAGTAAGTAAGTCCTGTCTCTGTCTATCAGAAAAATAACTGCGATTTTTGCCGAAACTACTATTATATTCGTGCTTACTGTTAAATCGAAACTGATGATTGAATGAATGGCACATCAAAGTGTATAGTGTAATCCAATTTTTTCTACCGTTGTTGTAATCATCTCGAAGCCTTTCAAAGCCTTCCTTGTTTGTCATGCTTAAATCGTATTCTGAAATAATGCTTTCAATCTGTTTGATTATCTCATCATAAGGTGTTGAGAATAATCCTGACACGATGCCTGAAACATAAGGATTAACGTCATTATATATATAATGGTCTGCTTCTGTGTTCATTAAGACTGTTCCCGAACCACCGAAGGCATCAACGAACATCGAAATCTTTTTAGGAAACAAAGGTATAATTTGTTTGATTAAGCGATATTTATTACCTACATAATTTATAGGTGATTTTATGTATTCCTGATTTATTTTTAACATCTCCTTCTATCATTCTATCAATGAAATTTTTGTTTTATCGTATTTAATTATTAATATGCCTGATTATTAATGTTACTAAATAACCGATTTGCGTTACGAAAAGAGACAGTGATCCTATTAAATATAACGTAAAACTGTTTTCAGTAGCCGAAATAATAAGTATAATCAGAGAAACAAAAAAACAAATACAAATTACAAACAAACTACGAGTAAATTTATCCCATTTCTTCATTTACCTATCTCCTTTCAGGCTCTTGTCTATAATATGACAAGAGCCTATTTTTTACGGATTTTAAAAGTTAGGTTGTATTTGTTTTCTTTGTTACCTCATCAAGTTGATTCTGCAAAACAATATTTCTGAGCGATTCTGATATAAAAAGTAATGACCAAACTATATCGTACCACTTATGCTCTTTTGTTGTAATTGCAATTACTATTGAAATTATAGCTCCTAACAACACAATTAAATTAAATGTACAGATCATCTTAACTGTCTTCTTTTTCATATTACACCTCTTTCTTAATCGCAATAAAGGATTGCTTTGTTTTGTTTAAGACTCTCCTGAACGTTGATGATGCGTTGATTTGAACTATTCGCCCAAGCACGATTGAGATTCTTCTTTTCAAATTCAAAACGTCCGTCAATTAAAACATTAACATATTGAAAAAAATCATAGTGTAATTTTGATTGAATTAAATCCTCCCAGAGATAACCTGTCCAACACCATATTGTTTTTTGAGGATAAATTTCTTTTGCAGATTTACATAAATCAATAATCATTCCGTCTTCGAGGTTGTCTGTTGTTTCACCGCCAAGTAACGACAGTCCAGAAATATATGGTTTCGATAATTCTGACAATATAGTTTCTTTTGTTTCTTTAGTAAACGGTTGACCATAATTAAAATTCCACGCTTTACTATTTTGACAATATTTACATTTAGGTTGCATATTACAACCACTACTGAACAGCGAAATTCTAAAGCCTTCGCCGTTCAGTACATCACATAAATCTAATCCACAATAGTTCATACACAATCACCAGAATCAAAATGCTTAACTCTATGATTGATTTCTTTCATTTTATTATCAACACTCTTACGTTCTGAAAGACTTCCAAGATAACCGCAAAGCCTTCTAATAACACTCATTTTAGCATTGTCTGTATTGCCGCACTGGGGACATTTATAACAATTATTGGTTTCATCGGTTGAAATCATCTCTCCAACATAACCACATTCAAAACATCTGTCGGATGAAACATTCACACCAAAGTAGTGACACTTATCATAAGCATATTTGATAATAGTTTCAAGGGCATCTGTATTATGAACCATATTACCAAATTCAACATATTGAATTGCTCCACCAGATGGAATATAAGACATTTGGCTTTCAATATCAATTTTATTAAAGGGATTTATCATTTCATCAGACGGATAATGAAAACTATTCTCATAGTAGCCCTTATCATTTACACCCTTGATAACACCAAAATCTTGAACATCTTTTTTACAGAATTTAGTTGCAAGTGTTTCGGCAGGTGTGCTGTAAAGACTAAATCCAAGATTTGTTTCTTCTTTAAGTCGATCGCAATAATCTCTCATATATTGAAGAATTTGCTTACCTTTTTCAATCATAGATTTGTCTGTATCGTATGATTTTCCATAAAGAGCGATGAGGGCGTTATGTATTCCAACATAACCAATGGAAATTGTGCTACGATTTTTGTATAAAAGAGATTCAATAGTATCTTCTGGATTTAATCTTGCAATTGCACCATACTGATAAAGAATTGGTGCTTGTTTTGCCTTTACTTCTTTCAAAGCATTATGACGTATCATAAGCATTTCTCTTGCCATATTGAGATAATCTTCAAGAAGTTCATAAAATTTTGTTTCATTATGGTTGGCGAGAATTGCAAGCCTAACAAGATTAATAGAGCATACACCCTGATTAAACGCACCACCTGTCACACGATTACCATTTTCGTCTAATAATTCGGGTATAAATGATCTACACGACATAGGGGCTTTATATCCACCCGTTACCTCAACCAATTTATCGTGCATAAGGTAATCGGGGTAAAGTCTTAAACTTGAACATTTAACTGCAAGTTTGAATACATCATAATACTTGTCAGTTTCATCAAAGTTGTTTCCTTTTTTTAATTCAAAACAAATCTTTGGGAATACAGGCGTAACACCACCAGTAAGTCCTTTTAGTCTCTGTTTTAAAATACTTGTAATAATAAGATACTGAACTTTCTGTTCCTCTTCAGATGCGTTAAGGTCAATACAGTTAAGTTCAATAGTATTAAAAGGAACTTCACCACGGCTATTGGTAAGAGTTTGAATTTCATATTCAAGACTTTGAGCGGCGTTTTTTATTTCTATTTCAAGCTGTTCCCAAGCATAAGCTTCTATATCTTCTTTGGATTTAAGCCACTTTTCACCAACTTTTCGATGTTTGTTAAGGCTTGCTATACCATACTGACAAAGACCTGTTGTAAGATTAATAAAGGTAATACCTCCATAGCAATTAGAACTAACGTGTGCTGCAAGCTGGCTGATAAGAGCAATAGCTGTTGAAATTGACTGTGGTTTTACAATAGGTGCAGAACCTACATACATACCATACTCAAAACAATTTTCCCAATTTACAAGACAACAGTTAAACATTGGAACGCCGATATAATTAAAATCATGAATATAAATTTCTTTACCATGATGTTTTAAAATCTTATCGGGGATAATATGTCTTTTGGCATAGTCAATACAAGTAATATCAGAAATCATAGGTCTAAAAGTCTGAAGTTTATCACCAGACTTATTGGCGTTATTTCTTACTTCTTCACTCGTGAGGTCTTTGAGTCCTTGGATTTCCTTATCAAGATCGTTATATGTATCACGAATTGTTTCACGTTTATACCTGTACCTAATATAAGCTTTTGCTACTGCACCATTATATTTAATCAAATTATCTTCAACGATATCCTGAATCTGCTCAACAGTGATCTCGTTCATATTCATACAGTTGATCTTATCATATACAAATTCAGTTATATCACTTGCATCTGAAGCATTAGTCTTTTGATAATCGGGATAAACCTCCTCATACGCTTTCAACACAGCGTTGTAAATCTTGTTCTTGTCAAACGGAACTTTATCTCCGTTTCTTTTTATAACTGTCATTTAATCACCCTTTCATTTTCATTTGTGATAACCAGATTGACGGATTAATTGCTCTGTCGTCAATATAAACGTCTGCTCCGATTTTTCTGCAATCATTTCCCCACTTTTCAATTCTTTCGGGAGTATTTTCATTGACATAATCAATCGGAACATTATTTTCTTTACACCAATTTACAGCATCTTCAAGTTCTTTGCCCTCACGACAAGTCCAGAGGATAATTATTGCTCCTTTCTGTTTAGCTTCTCTCAGGATATGTATTGTTAAATCAATAGGTTTGACAATCTCTGGATAGTGTGTTACGGCAATGGTGTTATCGAAGTCAACCGCTATAACGCAACCAGTTAAATCTCTATCTTCATAGATTGCTGTTTCATCAGAATCTAAATCGCTTTTGGCAAGCATATGATAATACATTATGGAAGCTAAGATAACTGATGTAATAATTATCACAAGTACAATTAGAATTATATAAACTACATTCATATATCACCTCTCAAAACAAATTGATTTTACAAAATTCAACGTATTTGCTTTCAGATCATCAAGAGTACCTGTATTCTGAATTATATAGTCATACTGATAATCTTCTGCTACTGCTTTATCGGCAACATTATCTGCTGTAATTTTCTTATTGGATTTAATGAAGATTGTTTTTGCGTTAAGTTTTTGTTTTAAGCGTTCAATCTTTTGTGGTTCTCTGCAATCAATAATGAGCCATTTACCTTCGAGCCAATCATTTTTGAAATCGTCTGCAACATCACAACAATCTTTAAATGGAATATCATTGTATTCTTCAAGAGCATTATTGATATCACAAAGGAGCTTTCTCATTTTGTTGGTTTTGTTATTAATGTCAATACCTACACTATCAAGCATATTTCTTGTGAAATCAACGTAAGAGTAATGAACCGCATCAATACCAAAGCCATTAATGTATTTTACAAAGGTATCTTTGCCTGTGGAATGAACGCCGTTAAGGATAAAAATGCGTTTGACAAATTCATCAGTCAATCTTATCACTTCCTTTTATATTGCCTGTAATAAGTTCAGAATGTGGAAGTGTTTCAATCCAAGAGCAAAACTCACGCCACTCGTCAAGTTTATGATTTTTACGGGATTTATATATATTAGCGAAAACTTCATAATTTAGCATGAGAGTCCTCTTCTGATTATAAGATGATGGAAGAAGCTGTATCATCTGCCACCAGTATTCTTTATCTTTGGTTTCGAGATATTTTTCTCTGGCTACATTTAATATAGTTATAGTATTATGTAAAAAATCAAACGGTAATAACACTGCACCATACTCATCTTCAATATAACAATCGGTGTCTATTTCTGACTCTGGTTTGTCAATATTGTAATTACCCCAAAGATGCTCACAACTGAAATCCTCTGTTGTAAATTCTTTTTCAGCTATCTTGTGCATTGTAGAACAAGAATTTGCCACCGTACCAACCTTATAAGTGTCATATTCCTTCCACCAATAAAGTGGAGCTGTCACATCAGTATAGACAGTAATCATACGCATAAATTTACGATGGTCTGTACCTGCTTTAGCCAGTTTTTCCATAAGAGCAAGGTCGTTTTTGCCAATAACAAAAATATTATCCATATACGCTTCATCAAAAGCGTGGAAACTATCACTCCTCTCCCAAGAATTCATTGGATTTCTCATACCTCGAATGGCTGTCTCCCAGCCAATTACTTCTGCGTTTTCAATTTTTATCACTTATTCAACCTCCTCAAACCAAGCGTAAAACGCTTCATTAAGCTTTTCAATACAATCATAATTCCTATAGCTTTCTTCACCGTTTGGCAAAATCAACTTACCATTGATTATTTTATATATATTACCAACTATAAAACCACGATTATCTATATTGTGATATACTTTCCTACATTTTACCTTTGAGTTCCACATTTTAAACTTCCCATTCCTTGAACAAATGGTCAAGTCTATTCATATTAAGATTATCTTCGCTTGTAACAGTAAGTATTACAGGTTCACTAAGATTAAGGCTAAGTACACCGAGAATACTTTTTGCATCAACTCTTATTTCATTATGTGATACTATAGCACTTACGTTTCTTGGAAGTTCACTTGCTGCGAAACAAAATTCCTTAACGTCCTGTGGAGTAATTAACTTAATTGTTTTTCTAACAATACTTTCCATAATCATTTCCTTTCGTCTTATAACTTGTTACTTAAAAAATCTTGTTGTATAAGTCTTTCCATAACTGTCTTCTTCGTATTCAAACAAATAATTTACATCACCACTATACTCAAACCATTGTATTGCATAGTCGGCAGAAAATTCAGGATTATAATAATACATCGCATCGTGAGTTGTATCATCTTGATTAAATACTTCTTCAACAATTTCTTTTGTAGTATCATTAATCTCGGTATTTGGACTATACCAATCTTCAATACCACAAAACTGATTTTCTTGATACAGCACTTCTTCTACTGTATTTGGGAACTCATCGGACATCAATCTATTATATATGAGTTCAGCAATCAGCTTTTGATATGTTTCCGAGAAATTTCCTACTTCGTGTTGTATTGTTGCTTCAATCAAATGAATTTCTTTATCTGTCAATCTATCATAAGTAGTTTGAGCCATATCTATTTCAGGATTCGGTACAGAATATATTGTTACTTCACGCTCTTCTTTCTGATAAGATTTTACTTTAGGTTCTGCAATTTTTACTTGCTGAATTTGAACATATTCATCTGTATTAATTTCAATTTCGTATGGTTCTGATGATTTTAACATCATATTATTTATAGCAATGCTTGACAAATTGCTAATAATAATCGCCATTATTGAAATTATAAACGCTTTATTTATGGAGGTCTTATACTTTTCATTTATCATTATTCCTTATAATCCTTTCAATTGTCATATTCTAAATAGCAATTCTCGCAATAGTAGTTACCGTCATTGGTTTTTATGTATTTACCAACACAAATATCATTACAACATTCACATTTTGGTAAATGGTCGGTAAGCTCTATATTATCACTTTTGCATATTGGACAAACTTCAATCTTATCAGATGTAACCGCTCCCCAAAATTCATTCTTCTCCCAAATATATTGAGGTTTATCAAATATATTATTACAATCATTACAGTGAAGCATTATATTAATCCTTTCTGTTTACAAATCCAAGTATTTAAATACTGAAACTTTGTGAAGTCAGAATTTATATAATATAGCTTACCATATTCGTTCCAAATATTCTTCAAAGGTATTTCGTATGTATTAGACAAAATTGTTAGTTTTTCTCTTAAAGAGATGTTTTCATCTTTAAATCTTACACCGATAATGTCAGTTTCATTTTTGTTATACATCTGTTACCTCTTGTTCCGTATGCTGATACTTATTCATTTTATCCTCCTTTAATCTGGATAACATTCTTTAAATTTTGTTGGGTCATTTGCTGTTTTGAGTTTTATTAGTTTCTCATTTTCGACCGAGTATAAAAAATATTCGTCATATCTATCTTGGGTAATTATGTAATAATTATTCTTGTCCTTGTATAAAAGAACTTGTCTTTGTTCTTTAGGAAGTTTTATATTTATCACCTACTATTTCTATTCCATATGTTTTATATAGTTCTTCTTTACATTCTGCAATTGCTTCATCAACAATTCTTTTACATCTCTCGGTATCATTCTTTAGCCATTTATCTTTGAATTTTTTCTTAGCTTCAAGATAATCTGTTTCACAAGTATCGCCTGATTCGTACCAATCATATTCACGAATAAGGTCAAGCACGTCCCAAATAAGCTGTGAAATTTCTTTATCTTTAAACACGTTTCTTGATTTGTCAGACCAACCGAAGATTTCTGATTTGAGCTGACTATCTATGTAATTAAAATGTCCACCACTCATTTATTTCACCTCCTAAATAAAATGTTAATTCAAATGTGTCTTGACAAATCTTTACAAATCATGATATAATTTTAAAAATATATAAGGAGTAAAGAAAATGTCTATTATTTTGCCTTTTGAAAAATGTCCTTGTGGTAGTGGTAAAAAGTATATTGACTGTTGCTTTGAGCTAAATCATCAATATCAAAAATTGACACTTCCCAAAGGTGCGAAAACCAAATATAAAAAAATTATAATTGATTTGACTTTGTATAATGAATATCTTGAAAAAATCAAGACTTTTTTAAATTTCCATATTCAGCAAAACTATAATCTTTGTATGAAAAATTATCCTAACCTTTTATTTTACATTGACAAGCTTTCTGATTTACACATTCCTTATACTGATTGCCATAAAGGTTGTGACCATTGTTGCTATATGGCAGTTGCCGTAAGTGAATTTGAAGCCGATTATATCAAACATTATATCAATAATAACTGGACAAATGAGCAGAAGCGACAACTTCACATTAAAATTCAAGATTTAAATAAATCGCATAAGGAAATTTTTGATATTGATTACCTTATATCTAATATCAAATATCAAAATCGTGTGCCTTGTATATTTCTTGAAGATGGCTGTTGTTCTATATATTCTGTTCGACCTGCTATTTGTCGTACATACTTATCTTTTTCGCCATCTCAAGTATGCAAAGAAGTTCAATTTAATTCCACAAGCGAAAATAATGTTGAAGCCGATACAGCAAATGATTTTAGAAATGAATTATATACTTTTTATTTATCGCATTCAAAACACATTTGCGGTCATTGCCATTTAGCTTTTTGGTTTAAAGATTTTTAATATCCGCTCTATGCACATTATAAGAATCCTAAATATCAACATACTTATATATCACGAAACTGTGATTTTATTGAATAAATCATACCCTTGAAACCCAGTATTAATGGGTATTTCAGAATTTGATTTTTGTAAAAATATTACCTTGCATTACGATTCCACACATAATCAACAAACTCATTAAACTGAAACCTTACCTGATCGGAAACATCTATCTTGGCTTCATTTTTATAAATCTGCTTGCTGATATGTTGTTTTGCAAAACCGAGCCAATCAAAATCAGTTTTGTTTGTGACTTCTATCTTTTCATCTTCGGGATTTCTGCTTCCGCACCAAGGGTAAAGGAATACCCTGTTATCATCTGTAAGTTTTACGATAAGTTCGTATTCTGATTTTGACCAAAAATAATATAGAAGTTCTCCTCTTATAGCCTTAACAAAGTCAGTTTTATCTTTACAATTCCTCATTGCTTTGTAAAAATATTGTGTGAAACTACCGTGACGGAAGATGTTGAATGTTTCGATTTTGTGTGTGTTAAAATTATAGTTATATACATTCCAAGTCATTATGTATTATCGCCTCGCATATCAGCTCCGCAATTCAGGCAGGGCGTTTCCTGTTCGTTTTTGCAAAACGGGTCATATTTTTGCTGTTAATTGTTCTCGTAGCCGACGCTTCTCTGAATTTAAAACGTTCTGTGAGATGTGGGTTGAGTTTCAAGTCGTATCTTTGGATATATACTATCTCCATTTTACATCACCGTCCATTCTTGTGCCGCAGTTCGGGCAAAAATGTGTACGTTCGGCATAACCTTCGCTTTCCCAGTACATTTTGCCGCACGAAGTACACTTGAACGCATAGTTTCCTATTTTTATCCAATATCCGTGCTTTACTAGCGCAACATCGGCGGTGGGTTGATCATTAATATCGTCAATAAAATCCGTATAAGCGTGTGACCACGAAACGGGAGCGGCGGTTTCATTCCAACGTTCCTGTATAATCTTTTTACAGGTATTTATCAACGCTTCACGTTCTATGTATTCTTTATTAGTCATTCTCATCACTTCCTTATTTATCACAAAATGAAATTTTTATTGTACTGCTATAAAAGCAATTTTTCATCATATTAATCAATTCCATATTCCTTGAAAAACTCTGGTATATCCAGCCATTCATCTTTCATAATATTTCCTATCTTTGTAATAGACCTACCCAAACCATTTGAAACCACTCTTATGTACTTACCTTTACAATCTTCCCACTTACCTACACCAACAACTTTCATAATTCGTGCAATTAAATCCATACTATAAGGACAACACTGACGTTTCTTTGTATTATTATTATATTCATCTAAAACATATCCACCTATAACACAAGCTGTTCCATCGGAAATATCAACGGCAATACCAAATGTAAGAATACCGTGGTCTTCGTAATAGATTGATACATTTTTAATCTGTGCATTAAGAATTTCTGGTGTGTTATTCATTTTTTATCTTCCTTTCTCAACTGTTCCAAAGTAACAGGTGTGTAATCATGAAGCATACAACCTACATTATAGCATTCATAACTAAATCTTTTGCTCTTTATCAATTTTGTATATTCCTCAAAGGGTCTTGTATCACGTCCTGCGTGAATGTGACCATAAAGATGAATATATCCATAATCTGCATTTATCCAATGAGCAATAGGATAATGACAAAGAACAAGGTGTTCACCGTTATCTTTGATTACATCATAATCTTTAATCCATTCAAAATATTTATTATGCTCCGTAGAAATTCTATCGTGATTACCTTTTATTAAAAATTTTGTACCTTTGAGTCTTGGCATTATTTCAGGAATAAGTCTATTATCCCAGAACATATCACCAAGAACATAAATTAAATCACCTTTTGAAACAACACTGTTCCAATTTTTGATTATAGTTTCGTGCATTTCTTTGAGAGTGAAGAATGGTCGATTGTCAAAAGTTAAAATTGCTTTATGCCCAATATGTAAGTCCGATATATAAAATTTGCTTATTTTTATCACCTCCTCACATACAATAAAAAATCTGTTTTATCGTATTAATTGATATTCGGTATACACCTTATTCTCACAGTAGTATAAATTGTAATCATTCTGTTCAATGTACCACCATAATTTTTTATGTCCTGCTCGAAGGTAATCTTGACAATAATGTGTTTCGCAATAATGGTCATCGACCATTTGTCTGAAGCTTAATTCGTCAATCTGGTCAGATACATTACAATACTTTGCAATTTTGTCAATCAAATCTTCTGTAAAGCTTTCAGATATTACAAAAACAACTCTTATTATTTCATTTTGAATTCTTTTAATCTGTTTGAGCTGCTCATAATCGTGTAGATGATAAACAACTCTATTGAACAGTGAGTAAGGAGCATTGGGTACGTTTATCATACTGGTATGTAATTCTGTTTTGATGTTTCCGATGCTTTTAATGATGTTGAAGAAACAGTCGTACCAGTCAATATGCTGATTATATTTCCATAATGGGTCGCCACCACCTGAAATTGACACCCAATTACAATGATTATTTTCAATTTCAATTTTCAGCTTGTTTAATCCTAACAATGTACTTTTAGGAATTTGTAAATTGTTATTCTTTACAATACAATAGGGGCAAGAATAATGACATCCAAAATTTGAAATAACGCTTAAATATTTATCTATTTTTAACACTTCCTTTTATAAGCACAACAAAATTTCACTTTTATCATAACTCAATATGACGGCTCTGTATGTTATTTTTTTCGTAAACACCATTTATACGGTTACGATGTTTTTGAGCATATCGCAAAACACTTTGCTGTAAACAATTAACCATTTTATCAATTTCTTCTAAATCATCTGTAACAGCAATACGATTTAGTTCTCCATCAATCATATCTCTAAGATTGCGTTGCTCATTATATTGCTCCTGATTTAAATAAGACATATTATCGCCTCTCTTAGTTATTAATTTTTTGCAATTATATTTATATTTCACTTATAATTTCATTACATACTTATTATACCATATCTAATAGAAATGTCAAGCAATTTTATAAATATTTTCTATCTATTTTCATTATTACATTTAGCTTATACATTTGGCTCTGATTTATCAAATCTCACCGTCTGAAATACTGGAAACTGCAAAGAATAACTACCGTCTTTATTCTTAGTTTCTTCCTTATACTTAACAGTAACTATCTTACCGATAATTTCATTAGGGTTATTCCAATAATAATTTCTCTGCTCATCGGTAAACCCAGAACCAACTTTTACAATATTGCCTTTATATTCGCAAAGAATTGCTCCGAGAGTATTTGCGTTTTTTCCTGTTCCCTGTTCAATATTAATACACTTTAAGTCACAATCATAGAAGCACTTGACCTTAATAAGTTCTTTGGTTCTCTTGCATTTATATGTAGTATCAAACTGAACCATACAGCCTTCTTTATCTGTGCTTTCGGCATAATCAAGCCATTTCTGTATCTGTGAATGATCTGTACCCTCGTACCACATTGGTACAATCCTAAGATTTTTGATATTGTTATCCTTAATTTTCTTTACAATAATATCAAGCAGATACTTCTTACGTTTTCCATATCTGAATAGGCTCTCACCAGCTATAAATTCATTTTTAGGAAGGCAATCAAAAATCACATATTCAAGACAAGACTTATCTACGTCTTTACTATTTGCAATTCCTGTACCTATCTGAAAGTTTTCGCTGTCTGATTTACCGTCTGTATTCTTACGAATAAGTTCACCGTCAAATACTAAGTCTGGAAGATTAAACTTCTGAATATCGATAATTATATGGTCAAGTCCTGTAAATTCTTTACCTGAACGGCTATATAACTTGCCATTATAATAAACACATCTTGTTCCATTCATCTTCTGACTTATGTAAATATATTCATTGCCTTTGAGTTTAACCTTATCAATGGGAGTACCAAGCTGTACATCAAACACTGGCACAAATTCTTTGCCATATACACTATTTACTGTCTTAGCATCTATTCCGAGTTTCAGAGACTTAGTTACAAGCTGTCTGTAATATTTCCTATACTCTTCAGGCTGTAGACTGATAAAACCTTGCACAATAGCTATATCTGTATCTCTGCCAGTGTTATTGGTCTCAAGATACATCATCATATCTCGCCAAGTCTGAATTGGAGTTGTATCATACTTAACTGATTTATTGAGTTTCTTGTTACTGATTCCTGTTATTACAAACGGATTTAAAAGCCATCTGAGTGTATCAGTAAACAAAATGTTTCTTTTATTGGCTTTTAAAATTTCAATTTTTTCGGTCTTTTTAGTTGTTGACTGGAGCTGACTGAATATTTTGAATACGTTAGTCATTTCATTCATTTGTGGAGTCTCCTTTCGATATTAAACTTAACCAAGTATTTCTTTGCGAAGCCTTAACAGTTAAACATCTCTGAAATGCGCTTGGCTCTGCAATTAAGGCACACTTTTTCTTTGCTCTGGTTATGGCAGTGTACAGCATACATCTATCAAGCAATTTATAATGGGTATTATCAATCAGGATAATTACATTCTTAAACCCACTGCCCTGTGTAAGATGACACGTCAGGCAATAAGCAAGTTCAATGTTTGCGAGTTCTTCCTGAGAGAATGAAAGTTTCTTATCGCCAAAGTCAATTAAAACCTCAGTATCAGTTTTATCCTTAACTGCTGGAATAATATCTGTGATATATCCAGTTTCACCATTAAAAACATTTTTATCATAATTGTTTGCTCTTTGGATCACCTTTGAACCAACACGAAAAACTTTCTGTCCATATTTAATTTCTTGTACAGTATCACTTGGGATTAACATATCTTGAATGATATTATTGATTTCAAAAGAACTGTTTGTTCTATCTTTCTTACAAGGTGTGAGAATAATAGTTTCATCGTAACCATCATTTTCAGAAGCTTTCATAAATAACTTTATGGCTAAATCTCTCATACCTTCCCGATTTTCACGGAACATATAGGTCATATCTTGCAATTCACCAGTAACAACCTTTAAACTTGGCGATTCAAGAGGATTTTGCCCGTTTCTAATTTTGACTGAATCTGAAATGATTCCCGATTTTTGTGCTTGCCTAAGAATTTTAGTTAATTTACAACAGGTAAAAGTATTGCAATTAAGCAGATCGTGAAAGATATTTCCACTGCCAATAGGCGGTAACTGACCGTCATCTCCAACGATTATAACTTTGCTTCCTTCTCTTATCGCACATACCAAGGCAAGAAAAATTTTTGTATTAACCATTGAAGCTTCATCAAGAATTATTATATCATTAGGAAGCCTATGTTCTTCATTATAAAAGAAACCTACTTCACTATATTTAAGCAACCTATGAATCGTACTTGCTCTTAAATTCGTAGCTTCTGTTATTCTGACGGCGGCTTTCGCAGATAGCGCACAAGCTGCTATCGAATAGTTTTCATATATTTTAGTTAAGCCTCTAAGAATACTACTCTTGCCAGTGCCTGCTTTTCCTGTAATCAATACGACCTGACTATTACAAGCCTTTTTAATCTCCTTCTTTTGTTCCTCAGTATATTCAAAGCCCTGCTCCTTTTCTGCTTTCTGAATACCTGCTGCCATATCAATTCCATAAGCAATCTTGTATTCATTAAGAGACTTTAAAATATTATAAATAGCCATTTCATCATTATATTGAGATTTTAAACCTACTTTATCATTTAAAAAATGCAAAAACAAACCATCTTGTCTTTGTTTCTCTTTAAACATCTTGTAAATTTCATAACATTCGTTCATATTATCTCTAATTGCATTATCCAAAGTGTTTTCGGAAACATATGTATGTCCATCATTATTACCGATATATTCAAGATAATACTTTATAAATGCTATTACTCGTTTCTGAGAAATTTTTATTTTTGGATTGATTTTAAGCGCAAGGTCATCAACTTTTTTAAAGCCAAGTCCTCTTATTTTTGTCATAATATAAGGATTTTCTATAAGTTTTTTCTTTAACAAATGAGGATTTGGTTCAGTTGAAATAAGTTTGTTTATAACATTGTATGTGACACCTAATGGCTGTAACATAATCAAAATATCCGAAATAATATAATTATCAATAATATTTCTCTTGATTCTGTTCCAAGTTATTTCACCTATACCATTAATTTTGGTGTAGTCGATTTCTCTATTATGAAGAACATCGTCAACAACATTAGGATAAACAGCCAATATGTTTTTTGCTTGCAATTCTGTTACTTGTGTTTTTAAATATGCGATTTGCTGTTCTTCTGTTTTGGGAATGCTTGTCGTTACAGACAATGGTACGTATTGATATGCTTTATATTTTGCATTATACTCACATTTTGCTTGAACGGTATATTTCATTCCGATTGTTAGTCTTTGCATTTTACCAACAAGAGAACTTCCCTTTTTCTTGATAGGATTATCACCAAAAGGGTCATCATAACAGTCATAAAATTCAGGAATCTCATCATCAGTTGTAAAACTATATACTCCCCAATTACTATCTTCATTATAATAGCGTTCTTGCTGTGGAACAATTTTAAATTCAAGGATTTTATCTACCAATCTTTATACTCCTTTCCTGTAACCATTGATAATAAGGCTTAATGTCTTTTACTATAACTTTGTCCTCGTCATCTTTACGGCATTTAATTGTTACCTGTGACCCCTTTTTAATTATATCCTCATATTGTCTTAGCTGTGAGTTCCATACTGTTCCCTCAATTAAGCCAAATGTTGAATATACATTTATAAAAGCGAATTGATTTTTATGCTTATCCTTTTTCTTCTGAACTTTTGAAATAACGCCAACTATTGTACATTCATTTCCTACCTCAACATCTTCAAACTGAACAGTAAGATATTTTAAAGCATCTTTAAAAGGGTTGTCGTGAATAAAAATCTGCAAAGTCTCAAATTCCCAAAATGGCTCATCTTCAAGATATTTATTATTCTCGTCAATGTATTTTTGGAAACGTACTTCTTGATCTTTATTAAAACTGTCAAGTTTAATCTTATTTACCAGCTTTAATAAGGCATCTTTATCGTAATCATATTTTTTATCACTTTTCCTATACTGTTCAATCTCAATTCCATAATCCACAATAAGCTTTGTATAAGGTGGAAGTTTTGAAATCTCTTTGAAAACTAATGGCGAATACAGTGATTTAAGATATTTAATCAAACATTGACGTTTGTTTTTAGTCGGTATAGCTCCTGATTTAACAAGATTTATTATTTGCGCCTTCGTTAAATCCACTCTTTGTAAAAGGTCATCAAATCCCTTATACTTGCCTTTGTCTGTACGTTCAAGGATAATTTCTTTTGCTACCTTTTCACCTATTCCTGTAATTGCAGAAAGCCCAAAAAGCACTTTGTTATCATTTACAGAAAAGTCAATCTGAGATTTATTTATATGAGGTGGTAGGGTTTCTACGTTGAACTGCTTAGAGTCAATTATATATTTATTTATCATTCCTGACTTATCCTTATTTAAATTAAACAAAGCCTTAAAGAAATAAACAGGATATTTTGTCTTTAAATAAGCAGTCTGGAAGCATAATACAGCATAGCTATAACTATGAGATTTGTTAAAAAGATAACCGCCCTTAGTTTTAAGCTCGTCACTGATTGTTTTAGCCAATTCTTCTGAATAACCATTATCAATAATCTCTTGATAAAGTTTTTCAGATTCTTTTTTTACCAGTTCTACATTCTTCTTGCCGATCGCCTTGCGAAAAAGGTCAGCACCTCCGTAACTTCTACCACCGAAAGTTCTAACAATATCCAAGAGCTGTTCCTGATATATCATGCAACCATATGTGCTTTCAAGAATAGGCTTCATATCTGGGTGAATATACTTTACAAGTGATGGATTATGTTTGCATTCGATAAACTCCTCCAATGCACCCATAGAATCAGGACGATACAATGCCAAAACTGCTGACAAGTCTTCCATACTGGTAGCCTGAAGTCGTAAAAGTAAGTCTTTCATACCAGCACTCTCAACCTGAAACACACCATTAGTTAATGCTTTCCCTAATAACTCAAAAGGCAATGTATTATTCTCAAACTCTGGATTATTGATATTTATATCATATTCAGACAAACCTAAGTCATTCTGAATTTCTTGAACCATAGTTAAGGTTTGAACACCAAGTATATCAAATTTGATAATACCTATTTCTTCAACAAGACGTTTATCGACTTCAATGACGTGTTCACCCTTAGAGCCAAGCTTCATTGCCATATAGTCGCTAATATCTGTATCTACTATTCCAACACCACCAGCGTGACAACTTACGGTTTTTACTCTTCCGCTTAGTTTGCCAGCAATTTCAAGAAGTTCAGTGTATTCCTCGTGTTCTGCTAAATATGACTTATTATTTTCAATACATTCCTGAAAAGTATCATAAGTGAAACGTTTTGATAACTTGTCCATATCTGCGTACTTAAATCCAAGTATTTTACCAACATCTTTAATTGCTACAACAGGTGTTATATAAGAAAAATTTATGATCTGGCATACTCTGTTTTCGCCATATTTACTGATAAGATAATTGATTACAGTAGGTCTGTCAGATACATCTATATCCAAATCAGGCATAGATATTCTTTCGGGATTAAGAAATCTCTCAAAAATCAGACCATATTTAATAGGGTCAAGGTCTGTAATACCTATTGTATAGCAAACAAGACTTCCTGCGCCAGAGCCTCTGCCTGAACCAATCTTAACTCCGTGAGTTTTTGCGTAATTGATAAAGTCCCATACAATTATGAAGTAGCCATCAAAATTCATTTGATGAATAATACCCATTTCATAGTCAATTCTATCTTTTCTTTTCTTTTGCTCAATTTCCGAAAGAGCATTAAATCCTCTTGTTTCCCACCCTTTTTCAATGAGGTTTAAAAGAAATTCATAATTAGAATTAAATCCCTTTGGAAGCGGATATGTAGGCAATTGCGGAGATTGAAAAGGCATATGTACTTCTTCTATCATTTCAGCAACAACGTTTGTCTGATTAAGTCCATATATAACATTATTCTTGCCAATTTGAGATGCCATTGTTTCAAAAATTTCATCTTCACTTTGTAAATAACAGCCTTCATAACTTTCAGACAACGTTTCTGTATCGTGAGCAATTTGAACGTGCCTTGCCTGATAGTATAAATCTCCTTTTGTAGCTGCGTGGCTATCTGTTGTTATAATATATGGAGTATTTGTTATTTCAGACAACTTTAGAATCTTTTTATTGTATTCTGCCTGTTCATTTGATTTATGCGATTGCATTTCAAGGAAGAAATGAGGAAATATTGATTTATATTCTTTAATATATTCAACGCACTTATTAAAATCACATTCTCTTGCAAGTTTTGAAGCAAGACAAGCAGAACTGATAATTAAGTCTTCCGCATAGGGAGCAATATCTGATATTTGAACTCTTGGCTTAAAATAAAAATTTTCAAGATTTGACTTAGTAATTATTTTATTCAAAGCTTTTCTGCCGTTTTCATTCTTCGCAAGAGCAATAAGATGGAAATATTTATTATTCTTATCTTTTACAGAGGTATCAAAACACTCATACAGCTCAACACCATAAATAATTTTTATATCAGGATAATCTTTTGAAAGCTGGTCAAAATATATCCAGCTATATTCGTTTCCGTGTTCAGTTACAGCATAAGCCTTAATTCCAGCTTTACGGCACTGCTCAAGCATTTCTTTAGGAGTTCCGTAACCGTCAAGAAGGCTGTACATTGTATGATTATGTAAAGAACTATAACTCATTTGACCACCTCATAATCTTTTATTGTAATCTGTGGAGTAATTATACCCCTATATTCAGATACCTCAACTTGACACAAAGCATCAATCGTAATTGTATCTTCAAAACTTTCAAAGAAATTTAATACAGGGTCATCAACAGGATTTTTAAACTTTATAATCGCATAATCATCTGTTGTAAATTTCCAAGTATTTTTTTCTTTTCCCATAAGAGAACCTTGATTGGCTTCAAGCACAAGATTTTTTATTATAAGCATTGGTTCTTTTATTCCTGTGCCATAATAATCTTCAAGAGAAGTTATATCTGTAATTATGCTTACATCAAAATCTGTATAATCAATTTCAAAATCAACAGGCAAACGCTTATCGACTTTTTCACATTTTGCATTAAGTTCTGAAAGAACACTTTTTATATTATCACCTTTTATCTCAACGCCAAATGCACCTTGATGTCCCTGACACCAGTTAAATTTGTTTGTACTTTCAAGAAGGTCTTTAAAATTTGATACATAACTATTATCAAAATTTCTCGCAGACCCCCGAAAAACTTTATTGTTCTCGTCAATATTATATTCCCGTAATACCAGACAAGGTTTTTTGAATTTATCAGCAAGCTTCATTGCAACAATTCCAGAGAATACATTGGGAATATCATCGCCTTTAATAAACAAAACCGAATTATTACTTGCAGAATACTTTTTTTCAAGATTGGGAAGAAAACCGTTTACCTGTTTATCCTGTCTTGATTTGGCATTTTTACAAAGTCTTACTGCTCTTTCATATATTGTTTCCGTTGTGGGAATTGTTTCTCCTCGCTTTTTATATTCAAATTCCTCGTCCTGTTCCGTAAATGCTCTAAACAGCAAGTCCTTTTCTTCACTATTACCAACTCTACACATTGCGTTTATTAACGAAGTTATGCAAAAAGCTACTGTATGTGGATTGACCTTACCTTTCATCAAAAATGTCTGAGCGTTGATAAACTCTTCAAAACATTTATTTGTTATTACATTCAATCCTTTATCAATCAGTCTTTTCGTTTCAAATGAGCGCAAGTCCATTACGTCTGAGATGTTTGCGAGAGCTACTAAATCAAGGTAATTATCGGCATTATCAGTCCAATAATATTCATCAAGTGCTTGTAAGAACTTATATACCACTCCAGCTCCACACAATTCTTTATTGCTATAATTAGTGCTACACTGATTATTTACTACTATTGCATATGGATTGTCCTTTTCTTTCTCGTGATGATCTAAGATGATAATGTCAATATCCTTTTCAGCAAGCATTTTACACTGTTCTGTGTCATTCGTTCCTGCGTCAGGGATAATTAAAAGTTCCGTACCTTCTGGAATTTCAATATCACTTGAAAGACCGTGTTGTTTACCTGAATGTATAAGATATGTAATATTAGCGTCCTTGTCAATATGTGATTTAATATACATATAAATCATAGAAGCACTGCATTGACCGTCAACATCGCAATCTACAACAATAGATATTTTACTATGTTTCTCCATATGCTTTGTAAAGACATCTACGGCATCATTGATATTATCGAGTTCCCAATAAGGTATTATAACGTCATCGGTCAGATGAGTATAAGTTTTAATATCAGTAACTCCCCTGTTTTCAAAGATACACCCTTTTATATCAGTAATATCATTTCGTCCACAAACTTTATAATTCACACAATCACCTTCCAGTTTTTATTATCTTACGACAATTCTCATTAAGCTTTTTAAATTTTTGAGGGTCATCGGTAGGACTGTCCTTGCTATCTAAAATATTCTCGCTATCAACAATAGCACTTATTTCAATACAGTCTATAAATTTATCTGCTATGTCATTAAGTTCATCATTTTGAACATCTTTATCAAAGCAGAAAATTATATGGGAACAAAGCCTTGTAAGCATATCAATTTGGTATTGTGTAATTTTCTTTCCGCAAGTTGCCACACAATTCTTTATTCCCATAGTCCAAAGCTGCATTACTCCTTTTTCTGCTTCAACAACATAAACACTATCCGACTGCTTGATATATTTTTCAGATAAATAAAGTCCATACAAAATTTTGGCTCGATTGCAATGTTCAAGATATAAGTATTTTACACGCTGTTCTTCCTCAGTCATTTCTTCATTATACAAGAACAACCTACCCTTAACTCCAACCAAAGTGCCAAACTCATCTCTCACTGGAATTGTGATCCTGTTAGAACAATCATCATAGCCTATTTCAAAAAGCAACTGTGTTTCATATGATATATTATCCTTTAGGAAAAAGTCATTTACAAAAGGCAAGTAGTACGACAGAATTTTTTCTGAAATAGGTTTGATTGGTTTCATCTCATCATAATCAGCATCTCCAGATGCCATTTCTTCAATCAGTTTTGTAAATTTAAGACTTTCAGGTAAATCATCATAATCGTCTGTATAATAATCAATATTACACCAATTACAAACCTTACATATTGCTTCGTAAAATGTACAGTTTTGAAAAAATTGAACTAAATCAAAAATATCTGCAACAGATTTTTTGCTTATGTCTCTGGTATAATCAACTGTTACAAGTCCTTCATTAAGATAGATTGTTATGGCAGAATTGTTATCTCCATCGGGATTTGCACATTGATACCACTCTGTTTTTTTAGAGATATGATGGCAACCAAGTTCTTCAAGTATAATAGGCACATAGTCATTCTCTAATATTTTTTCTTTAAGAACTGGTATATCCATTTATATCTCCTACTTTCTTCTTAGTTCTCCTACCTCGACCCAAGTATTCAAGTCAAGATCAACTTCAAAAATCACTTTTTTCTTACAGCCAAATCTATTTTTATCCACATTGGCAGCGTAATAACGTTTTCCTGCCTGTAATTCACACTCAGCGTCTTTTCCCCATTTTTCATCGTGTTGAACATAACGATACTTGTGAAAATCATTAGGACTTATTTCTTTGAAAAGAGCCATTGTCCATACAATATGTTTAAGCTGCTTTGCATTTGCGATATTATTTGAATTAAGCTCGTCAGGTTTACAAAATTCCGTATCATCTGTAAGCTGAATTGATAAATACCCAAACATTTCAAGCTGCTTTGCAATATCTGTCAGTTTAGTAACTGTTGCTTTCAACGCAGCCCAATCGCCTGTTGCTTCAACATCTTGTTTGCAAGTATCATAGAAAAAATATTTTGCACCGTGAGTCAGGTTTGCCTTTCTTATTTCAAATTCAAGAGTTTTATCATCATATCCCGAAGCCATATCTTTTACAAGAATCAGCTCGTTGGTTTCTGCTTCTATCCATTCAGCAATTTTCATTATCTTATTATATTCTTCTGAATTAGCAGAAACTCTTTTTATGTATTCTTCTGTGGTTTCAGTTGCTTCACCAAAATCATCAGTTTTCTGATATATGTATTCGCCTTTATTATTTTTATAAAGTCCGAGTGTCAATTCTTTTTCAGGCTTTTTTAATTTTATTCCGTGAAGTTTTTGAAACTCTTTGTTATTTATAATGGTTGTGACTAAGCACTTGCGTAAATCTTCGACACCCATTTCATTGAGCATTACAAATACTCTTTCGTGATTTACAAGCGTTAAATATGCTATAATCATTGTCATAAAACGTGTTTTACCAGCGTTAGAAAGCATACCAACCGCCATAGTCGAGCCAAGTTTACACCCACGAAAAATATCATTTAAAATAGGGAAAGGTAAAGGAACACCCAAGTCTGGTTTTTCCATACAGGAAAGTAACGTCTCTTTAATATGACTGTTTAATATCTCAGCTTCCTGATTAGTAAGAATAACTGTATGAATACGATCTGCCTTGCCTCTAATAAGCCTGTAAATATCCGATGCAGTGAACTGTTCAAATTTTTTGTGTTCTACAATTTTTGAAATATCAAATCCATTGCGCTGATACTCCCGTAAAAGTGAGTATTTTTTTATAATCTCCTGATATTTTTGAATATCATCTGTAATAGCAAGTTTTATCCAACTTTCAATAGTCTTCCAACCACCATATTTCTTAAATGTTGATAACCTATCGGGTTCTTCCGAAAAATATGTAGACACAGTAGTTTTATTAAAGGTTTGACTTCTTGTTTTATAAATTATCTCAGCAGAATCGTAAAAAAAACGTGTTACTTCATCTGAAAAATCATATTTGCTGCGAACGTACTGACCATAATTGACCAAAAGATCAGGCTGTTTGTAAATACAACCCACAAATAGAACTTCTGTGGGAACATTTGCAACTAAATCCATTTACTCACCTACTTATATTTCGTCCAAAATGCTATCAATATCAATTTTATCGTCATCTTGATTTGAAACATTTTTTACGACTTTAATATTGTTATAATCAATATGTATCTCATTTTGATTTAACTGTGTCTGAGAAAGTTTTTGTTCTTCCTTCCATTTTAAATAACTGTCATACCGAGAAAGTATAATGGCAAGGTCATAGCTAATTCGTGCTATTCCTTCTATTTCTTTTCCACAACGTTTATTTTTGTCATGAACCTTTTGGAGATACGGCATCTTTTTTTGCCACATATCCCATAAATCTTCAACTGGAACTGGTTTGTTTAAATTCTTATATGTTCCTTTATAAACTTTATCAAGATTGACAAAAAAATACTTTGGTAAAAAAGAAATCTCGTATTGAGCATAAAGCCAGTCTGTAAATTGTAACCTTATGTTTTTTTCAATTCTGTCTTTTTCTGCCTGTGCCTTTGTTTTTCTACCCAATTCTTCACCGCCTTTAACTAAGAAAGACAGTAAGGGAACATTCCCCTACTGTCCCTTTAGGTCAATAATAAACTTAAATCTTTGAAATGATTTCGATTATATGATTAAGAACATCAATATCTGTAATCTTTTTAATTTCAGTAGGTTTGATAGGCAGCTCGGCAGATGTAAGAGCCTCTTTTGCCTTAGTCTTACCAACAGGGTTAAGGCTCTTCATAATTTCACAAATTCTTTCAATAGTCTCTTCAATCTGGCTTGCGGACTCATCAGTATCATTTGTAGAATTTACAGGCTCTCCAAGCTTACCTTCGACTTCCCTCGAATAAATATCCTGCTCAACATCAACTGCCTTTGTCAAATCATTATTTACGGAAAATTCCTTCTTATCTTTAGTTCTATCAATAACAACCTGCCAATCCACAAGTGAAAGGTCTTCGACAGTTTCCTTATCGTGTACACCCGTTCTATCCTTGCTGATATAAGAACAGAAATTACCGTCTTCGTTGATATACATTCTAACAACGGTCTTAACGTTGTAGTTCATCTGCTTAAAGCCGTCAGGAATTTTCTTGCCAGTGCAAACACTTGTGATCTGTCCATCATCACCCTTAACAGAAACCTTTTCATCAGTTTCTCTTGCTGTAATAATATAATGAACTCCGCAGCTCATAAGGTCAAGAATTAAATCCTGTCCCTTAAAGTTTACTGTCTGATAATCCTTGAGTTCAAGACCAGCGCCTTCAATAGTAACAGTCTTTTCAATTCCTGTAAGTTCCTTCTTCTTTGCCTTAACAGCGTTTCTCTTCTTTGAAAATTCCACGAGTGCCTGCTTTGTAGTCAGGTTAAGAATTGTTGTGCCATCTACTACAATAGCATCAGCTCTGAATGGCTGTCCATCTGCATCAAGAACCACATTTTCAGTTTCATTGCCATTTTCGTCAATCTCGTAAAAATCTTCCCTGTTCTTGACCTTCTTAATGTAGTCTCTTGTTTCTCCGAGAGACTGAGTATAAACAATATAAATATTGCCTACATCAATACCGTCAGCCGAAAGATTATCAATAAAGTCATCAATAGAACCATTCTCATTATCAATATAGAGAACTCTAAATGGCTTTCCGTCAGGTCTCTTAAAATATGCAAGCTGAAGTGCCAGTGATGACTTACCAGTTCCCTCTTCACCAAAAAGAATCATTCCAAGCTTGCTCTGTGTCTGTGAAGCTATTCTTGCTCTTGCCATATATTATTTATCTCCTTAATTTGAATAATTGTACATTGTTTGTGATTTCTATGGGTTAATTAATCCCATTCATCGTCATCATCTGTAATATCCTTATCAGAAACAGTTCCCCAATCTTCATCATTTGAGCCGAAATCCTTATCAGCAGTCTTGCTTGCCTTTGACTTAGCAATAGCCTTGTCAATAATTTCTTCGGAATATGTATCAGTATCAACGGAATCCTTGTATGCACCAATAACTACAAGAGTTCTCTTTGTAGGATTGTTTATGCGTTCCATAGGATTCTTTGCACCCCAGCCGTCATCTTCGTCTTCAACTTCATCAATATCGTGTTCAACAACAATATTACCATATACCCTTACAGCAGTATAGGGCTTGAGGGTCTTGAGAGTCTTAGCAAGCTTGACATCAGACTTGTCAATAATAAACTCAGCATCCTCAATGGAATTAAAGGCAACAATCTTTGCATTTATTGTAAAATTGCCGTCTTCATTCTTATCAATACCCATAAACACGATAGTCTGTTCAAAGTTGCCCACAACCTTAAAGTCATCAGCTTCAAAATCCACGTCCTTACAAAGAGATACCTGATTGGGAATAAACTTGGTCTGGTGCTTGTCATTATATGTAGAAAATTCGTTCTTACCCTTAATAAATACGCTCATACCGTCCTTTGCAGTATCACCTATGTATTTACAAGCATCATATTCAAATAGTGTCTTCTTATCGTTAATCTCCTTACCTGTGCTGTCAACAATCTTTTCAAGTCCAACATTTACACCAATAGGCTTAAAGCCGTCCTTCTTGAAGTCAAATCTATTAGCCCACTTTACCTTTTCCGTTACGGTCTTCTTGTTCTCGCCCTCGCCTTCCTTTTTAGAAAAGCACACCGTTTCCTTTTCCATACCATTAAGATTAACATAAATGGTCTTGCCCTTATCAATTTCTACACCGAAATTAACCATTCTCATAGGCTTACCTGTCTTGGTGGTCATCTCAGTATAAAACTTAGCCTTTTCTGTGCCTGTAATAATGCCTCTAAGCTGAAAATTACCCTCTGTCTTCTGAAGACCAAGACCGTCATTCTTCTTAGTTGTTTCTGCCATAAATTCAAAATCCTTTCAATATGTATAATTTAATTGTTTTAACACTCATATTATTATTTACTTACAATTTTAAAATTCAATAAAATCTTGGTTTTATTGTAAGTTTCATCTCTCGCCTTATACCCTTTCATGCCATTCAAACCTCCTTGAAAGTCCGATGAATACTATATTTCAACGCCCTATTTGGACGGAATTAAGGTAAAATCTATATAAAAGGCAAAAATGCCTGATTTTTGGGTTAATAAAATCAGAATTTTATTAAGTCTTATACTGCTTTGCTATCTCTGCAAAAGCACCCCACATTTTATTATCAAGCATTTCCATACCATTATGTACGTTTAATGCTGATTTCAGATATTCAGCAATACTACAATCATCGTGCCATTCTATTACACTAACGATTTTGCCGTTCTTATCTGGTTTTGGCTTAACAACCACTTTTTCAAGCAATGCTTTTGTAAGTGTGCCTATATCTCGCCTTAATTCATCTTTATACCATTTCTCCGTAATAGCAAGACTGTCTCCGCAAATGATTTTTTCATTGAGAATTTCTTTGGCTTCATCAACGCCCTCTGAAAATTTTTCTTTGTACATATTCAGAAGTCTTTCTTTCGATTCCTCTACATTATCAGCCTGAATATCAATAGCTGTAATTGACTTTAATGCTCTTAGAGCATCTTTATATGTATTGCAAAGTTTCAGTTTGCGTTCAAAGATTTCCGAGAGAAATGCACCGTTTCCGCAGCAAGGTTCAAGAAATGTTGTGTCTATATTATTCCACTGCTCTTGCGGAATAAGGTCACACATTGCCTTTACTTCTCTTGGAGCTGTATAAACTTCTGCAAAATCCTGAACTCTCTGTTTAGATTTAATCTGTTTGTTTTCTTTCTGCATTTTTATTCATCTCCTTGGTTGTACATTTACAATCGGAATATAATCATATGTACCATTTGCTAAAAGTTCTTCTCGCTTTTCCAAACATTTTTCCCAAGTTTTCATTGAATTTTCAGTAAAACAAAAAGGTGTAAAAAGAATTCTTGTTTTTGGAGGCTTGTAGGTGTTATTATAACAAGATGAACATAACTTTGATTCGCTACCATCTGTATTATGCTGTCCATCTAATTTTTCTCCACATTTATAACATAAGCCATAAGAATTTCGCAAGTGTCTGGGAATACCACTATCATTGTTATTATGCCATCTCTGCCTATCCTTTGCAAGACAAACAGAACATTGCTTTCTTCCCGAAACAGCTTCACGTTTCTTACATTTAGTACAAATACCATTGTTCTGACATTTAATTATTCTTAATTTACTATATTCTTTTGTTTTTTCAGCATTATAATTTGTTTTATTATATATATTATGTTTTTCATTACATTCATAACAATAATACCTACCATTAAGAGTGTAAGCATCTTGTTTTCCGCACTCTGTACAGAAATAATGTGATTTTAACCATTCTCTACGTTCTTTTATATACTGTCTATTATATGCTCGTCTATCTTCAATATTTTTATAAGCCATATTATCACTTCCATTCATCATATGTATATGTAAACTTACCTATTACATGAATTGTTGGATAGGATACTCCAAGAGCTTCAAAAAGATTTGTTATATCATCCTTATTGGTTATATTTATTTTAATACTTTTACTGAGACAAACAGCAGGTTCTTTACCATGGTTTGTATCTACCATAACCGAATCACATTTGTTAAGTAATCTATCCTCAGGGACAATAACTGTATCTATTGTTTTAGAATTTTTATATTCCACTCTTACAATATTCATTTTAACATCTCCTTTGATATATAATAAAATTTAAGTTTAGTTGGAGCGGAAGTGTGGCGATGAACCACACAGGCGTTGATGTTACTTGTACCTCGCATCTCAGCTTTGGCTTCAGGCGTTCCGCAAAAATAACAGATAAAACGCAAAAGATTTTATCTGTTGTGGTACTACCGACCCGATTTGAACGGGCAAGGATTTCTCCGAGAGATTTTAAGTCTCTTGTGTATGCCATTTTCACCACGGTAGCAGGTTGATTGCTGTTTCGCACACCCACAATCACAGCGGAAAGCTTTTTGCCGTTTAGCTGTAATCTTCCAACAGCATAAGCAAGGTACTTTCAAGATACCTTTGTGGTATAGTGTGCCATAAAAGTTCATTACGCTTCGTATTCTCACAAAACGGTGAGCGCAGATTCTCGCTATATGACACTCCCACATTTCTCATAAAGGTCGCATTACTGTAGGCAGCGAAGCACCTACGGGAAAATATCCCGATTACGGTCTTATTGTTGATATAAGTTAATCCATATCTCAACCACTCAGACAGTTATATTACCATACCGCAAGCTGATGTGGATTTATTGGTGAGCCATTGGGGATTTGAACCCCAGACCAATAGTTTAAAAGACTACTGCTCTGACCAACTGAGCTAATGACTCACGTTTTCTGACTTTTTATACGGAAGTCAGTGAAACCGTTTATGGAGGTTATACCAGAATAAAACTAACATTTGGTTGCCACTGAAGGTTACGCTCCCTCGCTCTTGGGGTCAAATCCCAATTTTCTACTATTAAAATAAGTGGCAATGTTTTTGAATAATAATTATTATTTACTCATCATTTAACTGTATATCTATTATACTTGATATTATCCTATTTGTCAAGTATATTTTGCAATTATTTATATAATCATTTTATTATTTACTTATTTATATACAGGAAGCATTTTGGCTTCCTTTTTATAGATCATTAAAGTCTTCGAGATTCTCTACGCCTTTTCTGAAAGATATATATTCATTTACGTTTCGTTGTGCGATTCCTCTTGAGGTTTCATTAAAGATTTCACAATAGGCTTTATAGCCATCCATTGTATTTACAAAAGTATAATCATTTTTTTGCTCATACTGATAGATCTTATTGAACAATCCTGCTTTTTTGATACTCGGTTTTTCAAGTCTGATATCATCGGTACTGCTGCCTAAAGCTTCCCATTTCAGATTTCTTAATTTTGAAAGGCTTGTTGTATTAAACAAATTATCACATTTAAATTTACTTGATACGCCTCTTCCTCTGATCTGCTTTTCCTTATCCTGATCTCTCATATCGATCATCACATCATAGGCTTCTCTGATCATTATTAATTCGGCATCGGACAAAGTTACGTTACTATTATTCATGTTAAGTTGTTTTGAATCAAGGATTGTTTCGATATCTTTCAAAGACAATTTCAGCATATCTTCTTCGGGTATCTGATTCCACAAAAAGACTATATATGCGCTGTACTGTTTTTGTCTTTTAACGAGGGTATCATACTTTTTTTCGGACAGTTCTGATTCCATTTCCATCAGATAGTTCTCCTCTGCCTGAGAAAGAGTTGATTTTAATTCTGAAAAATCATTAAAAATATTTTTTCCGATATTTTCTTTATTAGATGAGACCAGTGTTTTTAATCTTTGAATTTCGTAATAGCTATCTGCGATAGGCAAGCCATAATTCTCATTGACCCATTTCTGATAATGTCGCAATGTACTGTATGTTGACTGGATAGTATTAATTTTTTTCTTATCAACATCTATAATTTTGGCGATCTCTTCAGCCTTCATTTCGAGCAGATTCTTTTCTGCCTTATCCAAAGCTGATAATCTTCTCTTATATGGTTCAAGACTTGGGTTATTTTCGATAAGCTTACAGTATTCTTCGTAATAAGGTATCATGTGACCCGTCCTTTCAATATCAACTAATACAATTCTATCATCTTCTTTCTTATTTGTCAAGGGAAAAATTACATTGCATAAGCATTATAATTTCTATTTAATCCGAGACTTGCGGCTATAGCTTTATCTATATAACGCATCATTGCATCACTCAGGTGGCTGACTTTTCCTGAGATCTTTGATTTATCGACAGTCTGAATTTGTTCTGCCATTGCGACAGAACATTTATTCAAGCCTGTTTCGGATGCATTCAGACCGACATGTGTGATCATAGGTTTCTTCCACTGGCTTGACACGGGAACTACGATCAGGCATGGCGAATACTTATTGCCGATATTATTCTGTATAATAATTGCTGGTCTTGTTCCGCCCTGTTCTGAGCCAGTGGAAACACCGAAATTACACCACACGACATCTCCTCTATGATATTCTTCTGTATTTCTATCAGTCATATTATTATCTCCTTTCAACAGATTTGCTTAAAGTTTTTGTTCTACACATATTTATTATAATTTATTTTATCATTGACTAATTATAAAATCATATATTATTTATTTCTAAATTGTAAAATCAATCATTTCCGAGAGATTATTGAACGGCAGCACTCCGTCATCACGGATCTGACAATATTCAAGACCTATCAATTCATCGGATACTACCTCTCCTTCCAGACTATATTTATCACTGACAATGTTTCTTAAAATAGGTTTAAACCACTGTGCGTATTCAGTTCCAAGTTCACTGTCATATGTATCTTCCGCAAAAAGCTTGGAATTATCGTTATTCGTTAATCTGAATGTTATTTTATTCTCTGATGGGAACATAGTAAGCATAATTGGGTCAAAGGTTTTAACTGACGGATCGAATATCTGGGCAGAGATCTGTTTGACTTTGCTTGCATCTATATAGGTCAGAAATTTGACATTTTTATCTTTAAAGTATTCAATTAAGCGTGATTTTATATCTTCGTTATTCATTTCATTACTCCCTTTTCATTTACAAAATTTCCGTTTGAACTGCCACACTATTCCCTTACAGATATTCTTTCCATAAGGGAATGAGAAAATTTCGCCGTCAGAGTTTATCCATATCTGGTGACTGCCGTTACCTCTTCTAAGGAATATGAAGCCGTTTTCTTCAAGCATTGCTGTGAATTTTCTTATATTCATTTTTTATCCTTTCTATTTTACGTTTTGAAGCATCATATCTATAGTTATAAATTTTAGTGGAAATTCCGACTTCTTCTGCATATGATTCTGTATTGCAGACATAGCAAAACACTGGATAAGATTTTTCGCCGTTGATCATATCAAGTGCCAATTTTGCATCAACGTCCTGAATTATATAATATTTATTATCACGAAGACTTACTACAAATGGCTGTACCGAAAGGTTATCCTCTTCGATGTGTTCTTTCATTCTTTCGATACGTTCATTGCTTGGATTCTGATAATAATTGTTATCGATATGGAGCTGATCTGACATAATCACGGACAGGGCAAATTCATATGGGAGATCACATATTTTCATTATCCGTCACCTCTATAATATCATCAAGATTTACTTCTTCGTATGTATCGTTGAGAGAGTTTATCATAAAACAGATATTTGGTGTTTTTGAAGTTTTGATAAAGCAGAACTGCCAAACATTGAGATTATTTTTCGGGTCATCGTTAATGTGTTCCTTTAACTCATAGGAATTGCCGAGGTCATAACCAACGATATAATAGATACCCTGTTTTCTTTTTATCCTATGGAGGGATTCGGCAAAGATACAAATTTTTGAAAGCAGCTGTGTCTTTTTATAAAGGAATTTACTGTCGTTTTTCAACTCCTCTGCATAACCAATAGAAGAAGCATATTTGTTGAGTATTTCGTCATATATATTCATTCATTTACCTCCATCAAGCCATTGAAATAGTTGTTTGTGTACGATCGGCAAGAGTATCGATAATGATATTTCCGCACACTGTAGGGAACACGGCGGTTATTCTCTCTCCATTCTTCATTTCATCAAAATGCTTTGAAGCATTTTCAGCCCACATTCCGACTATATGAGCATACAGAGCTTTTGCAACTTCCGATGCGAAAGCTGGGTCTTGTTTCTGCTTTTCTTTAAGTTCATCAGTAATTTTAAACTTTCCGATTTTCAACACGATTTATCAGTCCTTTCTTAACACGGGGATTTTCTGTTTATATCCGAGTTTCTGCAATGCGAGATACCTTGTATATCCGTTTACAAGAATATTTTCATCGTCTACGGTTATAGGTTTTATTTCGAGATAGTCAGACAGGGCATAATTTTCGACAGCTGTTTTAACCTGTTTGATATAGAAATCGAGTTTTTCCTTATTGGGCTGGTTATTCTCAAAACAGCTTGGGACAACGATCCTATCGAGAGTTATCCAATCAACGGAATCGGACAGACTATGGATAAAGTCGTCTCTGGTTGTTTCTTTCACGAGAATTGCTTTAATTTCTTTTACGCCGTCCCTGACAGCTATGATATAATCTCTCCAGCCTGTTATAAGGTCATAGGTATCATCTTTATTTTTATGGACTATAACGAGGAGATTTTTATAGGGTTTATTTATTTTTGAAGCATCGGCAGGTTTCTTCTTATGGATATCCGAGACCAATCTGATAGAATCTACGGGGATACTGACAAATCTGCCTTTATTTCCCGAAAGGGTTCTGAACTGTTTTACTGTCATTTATATCATTCCTTTCAAATTCTATATCCTGACAACTTTTCAAATTCTTCTAAGCCGAGGTTTAGGTCGAGCCATTTCTGCTGGAGTTTAACGGGGTCTATCATCATATAGTGCTTTAATGTAGTATCCACGTCAGCATGGGCTACTGCAACGGAAGCAACTACGGCGTTTCTGTCATCGTTCCAGCCACGGGAGATAAATTCACAAAAAGTTTTTCTCATTGCGTGAGAAGAATAGTGACCCATTATATTAAGGTCTTTTGTGAGGTTTTTAAGCCATCTGCATACGGCACTTACTCTCATGGGTGCGATCTCTCGCTCGTTACCGTTCCCGTCATACTTCTCGCCTGTTGTTTTAACGTCAACTATTTCTCCTTTATCGTCATAGACGAAGTTTAAAATATAAGATGTTTTATTTCCATCGCCTCTAAACAGATAATTTTCGGAAGTAAGTCCTTTACGCTCGATAAGATATTTAAGCGTTGTTTTAACAGCTTTATTCAGATACACTGGTCTTGCTTTACCTGTTTTCTGCTCCTTAATACGTTTGACATCGACAATATTTCCGAACTCGTCCATTACGTCTTTAACTCTGAACGAAAGGATATCACCGCAGCGATAGCCTGTATTTATTCCGAAGACAAACATTGCAGCCTTATGGTAGGCTCTTTCCCTAAAGCACTGGCGAATAACGGCATTAATATCATTCTCATACATAAAGGCATCCGCTGAATGCTTTGACGGTTCTTCAACATCCGTTACGGTGATCTGTCTTTGCACTATTTTACGGGTATTTTTTCTTTGAGAGATATCAATAAAATTTGTTGTTATATTATCACTGGCGATTGCCGTATTCATGTTTATCTTCCTTTCTTCAGGTATATTTCAGACGTTATATATAGGTTTTATTTTTCCTCTTCTGGACATCTCGTTATATTTATCTCTGAGGGTTTCCGTCCAGTTGACGGGATAAGACATTTTAAGATTTTTGGCGGTATTGGTGAGTATCTGAGGTGTATATTTTGCTAAGGCTTCGACAAGTCTTGATATAACGATATTATCGCCATAGAGTTTTAAAAACTCTGTTGTTCCAGCGATTATTTCGCCCTGCAGGTTATTTTCTCTGCCGAGATACGCCTGAATGAGGCACTTGATAGCGAGAATGGTATTCTCTGCATCATTTTTATAGAGTATTTCTATTTTCTTTATGGCGTTTATTCTCATACCAGATGTTGTTTTCTTATCATAAGGCAGTTTTCCGCCGACACGGGATACTTTTAAAGCAATTTCACACGGAAGTTCTCTTCCTGCTTCATACTCTGCCACTGTTAATTCGTTAAATGTATGTTTATGCTTCTTTTCGTACTGATCCACATAATAATCAGCTTCATCGGTATAAGTCATACCTTTATGTACGATGCATGTTATATCAACGGGTTTATTATCGTTTACGGCTTCGAGGATGAGGACTGTATGCTGTCCGTCAATAACATAATACTTTCCGTCACGATAGGAAACATGGACGGGATCGACCTTATTGGGGTCAAATTTTTTAACACGGTCGGCGATGAATTTCATATCAATTTTACGCTGATAATCCTGCTTACTCTTGAGCTGGGAAGAGTTAATTACTCTGGTTGTCCAGCTGGGCTGTACATTCATATTTTCCATAACATTAATCCTCTATTATAATATTTGATTTATCTATAATTGCTTCTTTCAGAGAAGTTATAGTTTCAACCACTTTATTAAAAGTTGATATGATCTCAATGAGCGCTTCATCTCTTGTATATTTCACATCAGTCACTTTATCGACCATAGAGATATAATCATCGAGGGATTCCAAATACCCATTCGTTTCTGATTTAAACATACCTGCGATCATAGCAAAGGTAAGCTGTTCCTCTGAATCGTCTTTCATACGTTTTGCTCTATCCACGAGTGTATCCGATGGTTGGCTCGTTATCGGGACATCGTTGCTTTTTCTGCTATACAAGGCAGATGATGATATTTCGCCGTTTAAATATGAAAGCTTATCGTTATCGTTACAATAATTCAGAGCTGAGATAACTCTTGCAGACTGGGAAACTGATTTTTCGGCAAGAACTTTTTCAACGCATCTGTCATTAATATCACTTTTAACAAGTTTATCGCAGCAGGAAAGAACGGTTTTACAGTCCTTGGCTGCTCTGTTAGGCAGGTCGAGTAGTCGGCTCACCTCCCGAAAAGAGGTTTCCGTTTTCATTGTTTTGGGATTCAAAGCAGCCTGACGTGTAGCCAGTTCCACTATCTTCTGACACAATTTCGGTGTCAAACACGTCTGAGATAAGGTCTGTTTCAAATCCGTTATCTCCGCAGTCAATATCTTCTGCTGATCTGCTTTCGTCAACGTTTTCGGCTTCATCATTTTTCACCTCATTCTTATTCATATTATCAATTTTATCTGTATCATCATTATCAAGGTATTCATCGACAAAGTCATCAATTGCATACTGACGTTCATCGATATTATCCGCTGAATACTGACCAGAGCCACCATTATTGGCATCGCATGCATCTGTAAACACTGTAAAGTTCCCGTGCTTCCAAAATGCACGAAGGACATCGAGGTAATCGGCGTTGTTGTTCATGGAGTTGAATTTATCAAGGTTTACAATATAGTGTGGAATAGTTACACTGTCAAATTTAGTCAATTCTTCATCTGTCATTCTTGTTTTAATTTCAGCAAGCTGTTCTACGAGATCACCAAGCTTACGGAGAGTACTTGCTTTAACGCAGTCATCAAAATCATCCACAAATCTTGACATTGTAGCAGAGCCAAGGTTTGTATAGTTATAAGGTGTCATCATAATAAGTGTTCTTACAAGGCAAGCGAGTGTACTGTCATTCTTAGCCTTGCATCCTTGGACATCCTCCCAAAGTGTACTATCGCACATAGGCTGTAAAACACGCATATTATCAGAACCGAGAGAGAAACGGATTTTCTGATATGGTGTAGGTGATTTTCCGTTGTTCATACAGAACACAATATCGTCAAGCTCTTCATCTGTAAAGCCTTCATAGATATATGTATCGAGGCGATATTTATTAAAAAACTTCTGGAGTGCTTCGGGAAGCTGTGAATATTTTTTTCCTGCGATATCAATTGTATAATTTATTGGTTCGCTTCCGTCCTCTCTGACGAGCTTACATATAACAGGTTCAGCTTTTTTATCAAGGGCAAATTTATCGTGGTAAAAATCTGCAAGTGCAGTTGAACGCTGCAAGCCGTCAACTATAGATGTTACGAGATAATTTACGCTGTCGGATCTGCCGTTTGCAAGGGCGATCGTTCCGATAGGTCTGTTATGAAAAACGGCTTCTATCAGCTTTGACTTCTGTTTTTTACACCACTGGTCGGCGGTACGCTGGATATTCGGGTCACGGCAGATTTCACCGTCATCTAATTCTTTGATATAAGTTTCGATCTGATACGGGATCGAGCGCACACAAGATTCTTCTCTCACTCTTTCGGTAATGTTATAAACGATTCCGTTCAACTCAAAAACGTTATAATTTTTCTTCTTTGCCATTGTGCTGACCTCCTATATGTTTTTCTTGTGGATTACTACAAAATTGCGTACGAAACGTTGATTTTTGCTAATATTTGCTATATAATTGGTGTAGTATTTTCTTCCTCTTAATGAAGTCTATTAGCAGTGCTGAATTAATGAGGTGATACTTAATGGCTAAAACTTGGTCTCCTTTGTACTGCGTTCATGTCAACGCATATACCAGAGTACGCTACGGCGTAATGGAGAGGGTTTGTGAACACTATCGTTCGCTTCCGCTCCGATAAGAGATAAGGAACATGCTTTCGAGCCACCCAGTATTCACAGAATCAAACTCTTTAAAATTTTGATTCCTAATAGACTTCATTAAAAGGAAGATGGTTAATGTGTTTTTACTTTGAACTGTGACCTTGAGATTAAACTTGTACCAAAATCGAAAAAGTAAGGTGTTACTATGATTATTAAAAAAGAATGTATCAATATCTATAAGAACATTGGAACTGTATATTTTGAGTTTGAACAGGCTGTCGAATGTCCACGTTGTCACAACGGCGCATCACAAGAAATTATACCAGTAATTTATCATCGTAAAAAGGCTTGGTATGCGACCGTTCTAAACTTTTGTACTCGCTGCCAATGGTGTTTCATTACAACGTATCAAATTGCATTGGAAGATGAATATAGCAATATTTTTGTTCCTGTTAAACAGCTCTCGTCTGAACCAATTGTACCTGATACAATAACATTCAGTCCTCAAATAACACAAGTATCTCCAAAATTCATTGAAATCTACAATCAAGCACATCAAGCCGAAATCTATTCGCTAAACGATATTACTGGAATGGGATATCGTAAAGCTCTTGAATTTCTAATAAAAGATTATGCAATACATTTTAATCAAACCAAAGAAGATTCAATTAAAAATCAATCATTGGCTCAATGTATAAATACATATATTGATAATCCCAAAATTAAAGATTTAGCTGAAAAATCTGCTTGGTTAGGCAACGATGAAACTCATTATGTAAGAAAACACCCTGACTATGATATCAATGATTTAAAAAGATTTATTTATACCTGTGTAAATTATATTGATATGGAACTTAATTTAGAAAAAGCCCGTTCCATTCAGAAGAAGTAAACTTTTAATCACGATCACCTCTTCCACAATATCCGTTCCATCCCAAAGGTACGGTATCTTCATCACAAGGGTCAATATGGGCAATTAACTGACCTTCAGGCAGAAAATAATCTGTGACTTCTCGACTAAAATCTTCCTGTGTTCCAGTCCCAATTACGCTTTTTACTTCTATGACAGAAATCATTTTTGCTCGTGTTGTAGACATATAATTTTTTGACATTTTAATTCCTTTCTGATATTTGATATGATTTACAAATATTACAACAAAAAATAGTATGATTTGACAAAATTTTCTATCAAACTGCGCTTTTTCTTGATTTCTCGTAAATAATCTGATACAATAAATGTAATTGGAAACCCATCTACCCCTCTCTGCAAATTGTTGTAGCAGTACGTCTGTGTAATGTGAGGAGGGATTTGTATAGAGGATTTGATTGCTTTGCTGTCCATGCTCGGCACAATCGTTGTTCCAATAACGCTCGTAATTATTGTCAAGATGTGCCTTAATGACAAGAAACACAGTTTCTCCATTCGCTTTAGCAAAAATGGGTTTAAGGTCAACATTAAACCGATAAATTAACACCCAAAGCGTTAGTATGGGTAGCTCTCACGTTATGGGAAGTGGGAGCTTTTACTTTTTTATGTATCAGATCATTTACTATTTATTAAACCGCAAAGCGGATAATAACCAAGCTGATTGGTGTAATTTTCATATTTTATTTGTTTATATATTACGTTGGTATCATACCTTTCTATAGTTAATATTTATAATCGTGGAATCCAATCTGGACTACCGGTTGATGGCATTTCAAGTGACTGAGAACCATAATAGTGAACTCCAGAGCGCAAACCAGATGCTAAAGGTATTAATGGTGATTGTTCCGAAACTTGCCGAGATTCCGCATCGGACAATTGGGTTTTTCTTTAGAATAACTTTATACCCGACCGCTTTAATCGGAATATGCAAAATATCATCTTTTATATATGTATCTTCTGCTTTCCACCGTATTTTAGTTATGTCTATTTCATCAATGCTAATTGATAATTTAGAACACAACCGAAATACGGTTTCTTCATCAATGTCTGTTACTATCTTATACATTTATTCTCCTTTCTTGACAAATTCATCAAAATGTGTTATACTGTAATACTAAGGATTTACGCTATCGTTTTTCCTTGGTATGGTCATAGTATATCACGAAATTCGCATAATGTCAATACGTTTTTCGCATATCCACAACCATAATCATAGACAAATTTATCAATGTTTTTTATTTAATTTGCACAAGAGGTGTACCACTATGATTAAATGCAACCTGAAAGCACTGAGATTTAACCATAATGACTTATCTCAAAAAGAATTATCCAAAGCTGCTAAAATCCGTGAACAGACCATCTCTGATATGGAAACAGGCAAAACCAAATCATACTCGGTCGAAAATTTAAACAAGCTATGTGAATACTTTAAATGTGATATATCTGATATTCTTAGCTATGCTCCTGATGCACCAAGCATCGTCTGTACATCTCACGGAAAAATTTCCATACCTATTTCAGTAGTTGCTGCTGGTGCTGGTATATCCACTAAATTTACAATAGACAACGCATTTGAGAAAAAATCTTTCCCATCTGATGTTGTTCCCTCTAATGCTGATTGTGGTATTCGCATTAACGGCGACTCTATGTCTCCTGATTATCCCAATGACTGTATTGTCTGGGTAAAACAGACTACTGAGGTCAAATACGGAGATGAGGTAATTGCCATTCTTAATGGTTGTCCGTATTTTAAAATATACGACAGAGAAGGTCTTCGATCAATAAACCCTGAATACCCAATTATAAAAGTATATGATGACGACAAATTCTCTGTATTTGGTAAAGTTATCGGAGTTTACACAGGAAACATCAAATGAATGTGAGGTAATTATATGTTTGGAAATTCGCAATCCATAAATGACAAACTAATCAAAATGATTGATTTGGTTGACCAGAAAGCCAACATAAACCAGTCTGACATTCAAATTTTAAAAAATGTACTTACCGAATCCCTTGAACACATAAATCAGCTCAATGCCAGAGTCGATAAAGTTGAAAAGACCTTGGGCGACACTGTTGATCTATTAAACGAAGTTGCTGATATGTTAAGTTCCAAATAACTTTACGATCTAATATGTATTAGTATTTGCCTCCTCCCTTCTATACGAGTTTTTCCGAAATTCCTTTATTACATTATAGAACAAACGTTCCGAAAATGCAATAGGGAATTTCATTTGTTTTTTGAGTTGTCCGCTTTTTGGGACAGCATACTCAAAATTTGACAATTCTCGTTATTCGTGTTATAATGTAATACTAAGATTTTTCTTTTATGTAATTCTTAGTATGGTTATATTATATCCTATTCAATTAGGAATGTCAAGAGGTTTTTCCTAATTAATTAGGATTTAGCAGAATCAACATATTTTGGGAGTGTGTTTTGTATGTTTTATGATAATTTTATACGAGCTTGCCAAATTAAAAAACAAAAGCCAAATCCAGTTGCAATGCAATGTGGTGGCACAAAAAGTTCTGCTACAAGTTGGAAAAATGGGGCTTCTCCAAACAGTGATATTGTTGTTAAAATTGCGGAATATCTCGAAGTATCAACTGACTTTTTATTGCTCGGTAAGGAAACAATAGATGCTCTCTCTCCTACCGAAAAAGAGTTACTGATTTTTTTTCGTAAGCTTTCTCAAAATGAACAACAGCGAATTATAGGTAGATGTGAGGAAATGGTTTCTTCAAAAGAAGATGAGGTTGAACCTGAAATTATTGAGATTGCGGCGAGAAGTAAAAGAGGCAATACTCCGAAAAATTCTACCGATGAGTTTTAATATAAATTAAAATTTATTATTATTTGTCTATATAAATTTATAATTATAAAAGGAACTTATTATGATTTAATCCCTTTAGAGTAGCCTTTATTTTTAAGCATCTACTCTAAAGGGATTAAAGTTTTTATATAAATTTATATCAAAATATCTTTTATTAAATCACGAAAATAATTGTTAACGCACTCATATATTTCATTTTTTAAAGTCTCATCCTTTGTTTCTATATATAATAAAAAAGATTTATAAAAATTATACCTTCCTTTTAATTCCAACCTACTTCTTTTTTTAAAATCATTTATAAGAAATTTTTTCGTTAAAAAATTATTTTGTTGATCATCGATATTCATACATTTAATTCTATGACTATTTTTTAAAATTGCACAAGTTATAAACAAATCTTTCCAATAAGTATCATCAGAATCTATTAATTCTCGACTCATAATAGGATTAAGATTTCCTAAAATATAAAAATCGCCTTCAGAAAGCATCGGGAGAAGAAATTTTTTAACACAATTAACGTAACAATATTTCCACAAATCAGAATAATTTACAACTAGCATCGAGTTAATATGCATTGCTCTATAAGATTCATTTTGAAAATTTGATTTATTCAATGAATTTATATCTCTAAAATTATAATGATATAAGCCAATATCTGAAACGCCAGTTTTATCAACATTTGTAACAGTTTGATGGATATGTTGATGATCCGCTTGTATTATTTTAGATAAAGAGAACTTTTTATTGCTCCCATAAATATCAAATATATAATTACATATGTAATCATAATCCATACCTTTATCGTCTTTAACATAAGTTGCAATTACTATCGGGAAAGGGGTGCCTCTAAACAAGTCAACAAATACCGAACTCTTAAATACAATTGCATTCTCAAGTCTATAATTTTTTGATAAATATTTTAAACTTTTAAAGTTTTGTTTTTTAATTAAAAAAGATAATGGGTGTAGAATGCAAATATATCGAGGATTTAGTTTAGCATAGGCTTCTAAAAATGAACGTCCAATATCTCTACAATGTATATCTGAATCCTCAGGGTAACGTTTGTTCTTTGCTTTAGTATTATATCTTTTATTTATACTAGATGTGTCATTATATGGTGGATTACCAATTATAATAATATCATCTTCTTTAGATAATCCGTATTTTGAACGAGATACATTTAAAAGTGTATTGTCGGCAGCAACATTAGTAAAATTAAACAATTCCAAAATTTCTATCGCTTGTGAATCTACGTCTCTTCCTATGATATGACAATCATCAAATAATTCTAAAAAAGCACCACAGCCGCAAGACAAATCCATAACATAGCTATTGTCTTTTATTTTATGTTCAATTTGTTTCTTTAAAGTTTCAACTATTTCTTTTGGTGTATAATACTTACCAAGATTGGCTTTTTTTGAATCTGGCAAATGACTAGAATAATTGTGTTTAATATATTCTTTAACTCTATTTATATCAGATATAGTGAAAACATTCATAAAATTTATTATCTCTTTACGCAATATTGTATCACATTTAATATCAATAAATATCTCATCATCTTCATCTGGATTAAAATATATTCCTCTTTTTACAATAATTCGATTATTGTTATTAAGATTAAATATTAATCTTAAACCATCAGAAACACACATTTCAAATTTATCATTAAGAATAAAATTCAATGCATATTCCATATGGTCTTCCACATTAACTTTATGATTTTGGCTATTTATAAAATCCAAAAAAATATCTCTATCACTTCCACTAAATACTAAACAATCATTTATATCTACATCTTGCCATTTGTCTTTATTGGTTTGTGAATAATATCTAATTACATTTCCAGCAATTACAAAAAAGCCTGAAAAAGATGATATTTTAAACTGGGGTTTACTACGCTCATATAATTCTTTTATTGCATTTTTTAATAAGCCAATTGTATTCTCTTTCTTTACTTCTCCTATAATATTATGTTTTGGTAATAGAAAATCGGGACCCTTGCTTCCCCACGATAAGAAACAAACATTACGTTTGTTAAACCATTCAATATATTCTGAATGGAGCATTATCTCTGGTTCTATATTATCTTGTGTTAAAAAGTCTTTCACGTTAATCACCATAAACTTTCTAAATGCTGAAATGCACATAAAGTTCAACATAATTTTTACATATTTCAACATTATATATTCTTTTATATTATAGCACGTTCAATTAAACAAAACAAGAGAATACATCAAATATTGTTAAAATATCCAAAAAGCAAAATAAAAGTTTATATATAAATATATAATTTTAAAAGTACTAAAAATAACTAATAACCCAAGTCAATCTTACAAATCACCAATAAGAAGGACTTTTAATGTTTTTTACAAGCCCTTTGACAATCCTAAATTATTTTTGTATAATAACAGGTAATATACATACAGAACATAATTAAGTCAAAGCTAAACTTAAAAAGGAGTAGATTTTATGAGAAGATATCCACGTCCGAGTCATACACAGCCTATTGTTAATAGTGCAGGAGCATCATTTGTATTGATGATTATCACTGTTTGCTGTCCTCCTCTTGGTTTACTCGCTTATCTCATTTATGGTTTGTTTGATGATTTCTTTAATTCTTTGCGAAGATAAAATTTTAAAAAATATCCTAAAAACGCTTGACAATTTCGACTTATAACTCACAACCTACAGTTAGGCTTCTAACTGTAGGTTGATTTATTATATAACACTATTAATTTACTCAAAATAAGGATTTTATTTTCAATGGTTTAATAATATATCTTGACATATTATAGATAATTTTGTATAATATAGGTATTATACACGTTAAATGTGTTAAAATAATTGTATATTTTTATAGAGAGGAATACAAATATGATTTTGGACATTTCTGATGCGGATTTCAAAAGAATAATGAATGATGAACAACTTTTTTTACCCATTCAATGGGATGGAAACGATTTTTATTCGACTTTAAAATCTTTATTTGATCATTATATCAAGCAACTAACAGCTTTATTTGATGCTAAAAACACATTTCCTTCCAATATATCCTTAAATATAAGTAATATCTCCAATGTTTGCGATTATTTAAAACAATCTATTAAATATTATTTAAACGGTTTTCCAGCTAAGGCATATACAGAATTTGAAAATGTTATGAGGATACTTGAAGAATCGCCGTTAAAACTTTATCAAAAAAATGCTTCAGAACAATTGAGAGGTTCAAATAATGATCCACTAAAACTTTTTAGAGTGGTTGGTGTAGACGATATTAAAAATTATTCAAGAAGTCGTGTTTTTCACACGCCTTATAATTTACGTTCTAAAGTTTCGACAAGCAGATACAGTATCGCTGGATATCCCAGTTTGTATTTAGGAACATCTTTAGAATTATGTTGTGAAGAAATAAAATACAATCCATATCAGGGATACGGTTTAGCTGCTATGTTCCAAATAGCAAGACAAATTGAACATATCAATATCAGAGTTGTTGAGTTGGGTATTAAACCTCAGGATTTTACAAACTCGGAATTTCCAAATCAAGGTTTCGGCAGACACATATCAAGAAGCACACTTGAAAGCAAAGAAACAAAACAAGATTATCTTTTGTGGTATCCGCTGATCGCCGCATGTTCTTTTATTAGGACAAATAAAAAAGATGCTTTTGCGCCTGAATACATAATACCGCAGCTTTTAATGCAATGGATTCGTGATGAGATGCACCAATATGACGAACAATATAGTCAATATGATCCGATTTATCAATGTTATCAACACGAACTGATTGGCATCCGATATTTTTCATGTGCGTCTAAGAGAATGTCCGATATGGGATTCAATTATGTATTTCCTACAAGTGGTATGCCAGTATCCCATGCGCTGCCATATTGTTCTGTTTTGGCAAACTCTTTTCTTTTAACCAAGCCTGTATATATTCATGAATACGATACTATTAAAGCCTGTGAACGAGAATTAAAAAATATGAAAGATCTTGATAGAATTAAATAGTTACATAGTATAATTATATACGATAAAAAGAGTTGTCACATTGTTGGTGCGGCAACTCTTTGTTTTTTATTCTATTGTCATATTCTTATCGTAATATATTTGTGCCATACGCTGTTCTACCGAACGATTTATAATAGCGATCAGGAAAGAAGTCAGATTAGTCAATTTGAAGACTTGCATAAAGAAAACAAAGCCTTTTTCTTTTATTATTTTTCCGATTAACTCATCAGCAAAAGATGAACTGATTGTATTTATTCCCTTAAAGTCGAGATTTACACGTTTTTTATCGTTATTTGCGATATTCATTACCATATTTCTGATCTTCTCAGCAGATTTACGTGTCCCTGTGCCTCCTGACATCTCAGATATCTTTATGTTTACAATATTTTCATCCGTATCTGATTCAAGATTTTCAAGCCACAAATCTGTATAATTATAATCATAACCAGTTAATGCAGAACTGATATCAATATTCTGAGAATAATCTAACTGAAAATCTACGGTAGTTGTTCCAATTTTTCTTCCTAAATAAAAATCCCCTCCTTTAATAATTTCTTCATCACCATTTATGTTCTTATATGTTGCTCCGCCAGAACTTACTCTTAAGATACCATTAGACCTTGTTATAAGCTGTGATAATCCCCACAGACCATTACCTTGTCCTACATTTGTATCTCTTGTAACTTTTTCCTGCAAAGCCATTGTAATAGCGTCTATAGGTGTTTGAGGGTGATGTTCCGATGAACTGTTTAGAGAATTATATATCCCTATTCCGTAATCAAATATGCAAAAGATAAGTCTTTTGGTGCTTGGATGTATTTGACCCATAATGTAGCCACAGTCTACACCTGAATGTTGCAGAACATTATCCATGACTTCATTGATACACCACTCGATACTTCCAATAACACCATCTGCTATAATATCTGATTGGCGGAGACTCAGCAAATAGTTATTCACAAGGGTATTAATTTCAACATCACTATCAAAGAACCATACGATATCAAAAGGTGAATTTATCTGATAGCTATGCATATATTCCTTAACAACAAGGGGATTTTCCATATGAGTATGTTCTATATATCCATTCGGCTGAAGCACAACTTCAAATGTCAAATCTTCTTTATTTTTATAATATTGAAGCAATGCAGCTATAGGTACACACGCATTAGAAAATATTCCATCGTCTTCAATTATTAATTTAAAATCCTTATATCCTTGATCAATACCATACAAAATAGATCTGTTTAAATACTTTATTACAGATTGATTTTTGACTTGTAAATTTATTTTCTTTGCATAATCAGCATAGTCCATGATATATGTATCTCCGTTTATATTGTATTCTGTTTTAAAATCTTTACTTTGTAAAATCATTTTAGTTATCATTTTTACACCTCTATTTTAGCATATTTTTTTGACATTTACATATTTATTTTTTTAACATCTTAACAAGTATTTATTATATACTTTATTTATAATTCTTTCAAGCGAAATTAGAGCAAAAGGATACTAATGGGAATAAGTGATTTTACAAGTTAACAAGTAAATTCAAAAATGATAAAAAAATAACATTGACTTCTTTTGTGGTTTATCGTATAATTATACTATCTTTTGTTGTGTTATTATGCAACAGTTAGTTTATATAAACATATTATTTAGAGAAACATATGACAATGTATTATTCCAGTGGGGTAACGAATTTATGTCTAAAGAACAAGAAAATTTGATGAACAGGATAAAGAAGATTTCAGAATTTGATGATACTTCTCGTCAATATGAAGTTGATCTTACACATATTGCAAACAAGAAGATGAATATTAAACTTCTGGAAAATATATTAAAAGATCCCTTCAATGATTCCCAATATTCTAATGATAACATTTTAAAAATAAAATATGCAACTTTTTATTGTGTCAATATTTATCATAGACATCAATTTAATAAAGAAATATTAGATAAACTTTGGGAAACTTATGCAGATCAATTTAAAGAATTTAAGAGTTTTAATCATTTAAAAGTAAATCGTTTTTTACTTGAATCAGACCTGTGTAGTGATTTAGATAAACAAAAAGACATTCTTGAAAAAGCAAGCAATGATGCTGTTAAATATCCTAATAATGCTGGATATCAGCATGCTTTTGCAGTGCTTTTTGTCGATATAGTTGAAAAAAATGAACAAAATTTCGAACAGTGTCGAGAACTGATAGAAACTTGGAATAGCAAAGCTTTTACGGCTATTAATTCTGCTATTCAACGTGATTCAGAATATGCAAGATATTATTGCACAAAAGGGCGCATACTTTCATTAATGGGAAGATATGATGAGGCTGATGAACAAATTTATACGGCAATCATTAAAGAAGATTCCACAAAAGTTGATTATGCTATTAGAATTAGTAAATATCAATATTATAAAATTCAAAATCAATACAAAAAACAATTAAATGACCTACAAACTCAAATAAAAAACGAGCAAGAAGAAATAAGCAGAATGAATAATTCGGTCATTTCTAATATTGAAACAATTACTTTATTTTCAGGTATTGTTTCATTCGTTTTAGGCTCATTACATCTAGCAGACGGCTCTTCAACCGTTCACGCTGCGCTACTAATTGTTATTTTAATGAGTTGTTTGATGATTGTTTTTGTTGCGTTTATATTGCTTTTACATTCTTCCAATAAAAAATTTAATAAGAAATCCTGTTATTTTTTACTCATTTTTTCTATAGTTGTAATAATAATGGCAATAATTATTATGGGTGTTTTAAATGATAAATATCATATCTGCTTTTTCAGAACAAGGGAATAAATATAACGAAGATTCTTTTTTTTATTCTGATAATTTTTTTGTTGTAATTGATGGTGCGACTGGATTAAATGAAAAAAAATTAACATCTTCAAAAACCGATGCAGCTTGGCTAGCTCAAAGGTTAAAAAAATTGTTAAAAAAAGATTTGGCTAACCTTAATTGTTCTGTTGTTGACATATTAAAAAAAGAAGCTCAAATAATTAAATCTGAATTGGATAATATGGGATATAATATGTTCACAAGCTCTAAATTTTATCCAAGTGCATGTGTTTCTATAGTTAGAATAAATAAGAACAATTTAGAGTGCTATTCTCTTGGTGACTCTCCTATTTTCATTATAAAAAGAAATAACGATCTAATAACTCTATATGACAATTCAGTTGAATTAATGGACAACCGAGTTCTTTCACAAATGATTAATTTGCATAAAAAAACTGGATGTAGCATTTATTGTGCCAGAAACAATGCGGTTATCAATGATATGTTAATTAACAATCGTTCAAAAATGAATCAAAATAATTCTTATTATATTTTTGAACCAACTGGAATAGGTATTGATCATATAAAAAAAACCATTGTTCCTTTAACTGATATTTCTGCTTTTGCATTAATGACAGATGGATTTTATTCAGTTTTATCCACTTATAAAATTGTACAAGAAAATAGAGAATTGATGTACAAATTGATCGATGGCAAAGCTTTAAATCTATTTTATCAATTAAAAGAACTTGCTTATGCAGATACAACTTTTAATAAATATCCACGTTTAAAAATGATCGATGATGCTACTGTTATTGTTGCTAAAAACCTTTAAGATTGACAATGACAAAGGGATCAAAGCAAATATGAGCAAAGGCAACAAAATTAATAAAAAACATTGTTCCACTGATATATACCCTTTTTACTGGACAGCCAGTAAGGTGGGTATTTTTGTGTGATATGATAATGAGTAAAAAAGTGAAACGGATGCCTCCTGTATAAAACAAAAGACATCCATTTTATTTTATACTAAACACCATTTTAAATTTGGAAAAAATCAAGCCGACAATCCCGTAGCTGTTTTTAACAGGTTTATATAGGATTTCGGCACAGATTTTTTCCTGTATTTTATTGGTGTTTAGTATTAGTTATTTGCTTGTATTCAGAATCCTGGCGTATATCATTATTTGGGATTATTTTTAATTTTATTTTTCTTAATTTCTTTTTTTTGCCCTTTTTTCTTCGATTTAAGTCTTTTATCTGATTATTTTTTACTTTTATCCACTTTTCCTTATAATCTTCTCTTGAGGTATCGTTAGCGTCTATTTTAGCAAAATTTATTAAATTTCCCAAGACCATACTATTAAATAAAAATAATATAATTTCAAATATTATATCACCGATTACAGAATCCGTTATTTCGATATTCTCATACTGTTTTTTTAAAGTTATAAAATAAAAAATATATGTTATCACACCTATTATAACATAAATAGTTTGCTGATTTCCAAATATGATATTAAATCGTCTTTTTTTCCTGTCATATATTTTATCTTGCTTATTTTCTGAATCGTCTGGTTCTTTGGGGTTATTCTTCGGTTTCCAATGACTGAAAGTTTCCCAGTTACGACCATGTATTTTAGTTTCCAATATTATTTCCATATATGTAGAAAGACGCATATTGGCTTCTAACAAAGAACGTACTCTGTTTGCGACCACCAACAAAGCCATGAATATCAGTGCAAAAATATGAGTATTGACTGTTTCCGTCTGGGCGATAAATGCCAATATACCTACCATCACTGTACAGGTAACATTAACATAATTATGCATAAGCTTAATATTAATTTCTATTTCCGTTCTCAACATCTGATATTCTTTTTCCATTCTGCATTCCCCTTTTCAAGTCTCATTATTCTTTACTTCTACATAAATTATATGACAGATTGGTATATTATATGACATATTTAGAGTTATTTTTTAGTGTTATACTTGTTATTGGATATCCTTGATCTTATGTCACATTCAGATTTTTGCGGCATGTATATATAAAAAGCTCGGAGTTGTCCGAGCTTTTAACTGTTATATAACAAGAATGACCCAAAATCAAATGCATATGCTATGAATATTTTTTTTATACTTTAATATAATTATATTAAAGGAGTGAAATTATGGCTCGTTATGAAAATTTTAATCTAATTACAACCCCCAAGCCCATGAATTATCTTGAAACTATAACACAAATTGCCAGACATAACAATATAACCTTAAAAGAATCTGTAAAATTATATTATGATATTACAGGAATTCCATCAAAGGAATATTATAAGGCAATAAAAGATAAAAATGATTTATTGCCTTATGGTACTGTTATAAAAATAACATCCGATCCAGATATTTTAGGATACTGGGGTATTCCTCTTGAATTTATGGGAAAGAGTGCTATTATTGATGCTATAAATATTGTTAAAGAATCCGATGGTATGGAAATTTATTATTGTTTAAAAGGAAATGATTACTTGTTTTTTGGACGTCCAACTATTATGGAATTTTAATTTTCATTTACATTATGTAAAATATCAGAAAAATGTTCTCTTAATTTGTGCAACAACATTTTTGTTGGCACATCCTTTATCACTTGTTGTTTTGGCAACCGTTGTATAATACCTTGAATCATTCAGCAACTCAAATTTATAATGTGTTTTATCAGAAACAAGACAGATGCCTATTTTCCGTAATTCTGTTTTGTTCTGATCTGACAGCTTGGGATTTTTAAATACTCTTTTTAAAACTTCAACTTTTTTATTTACGACACCTGTTGGTTTATTACTTTTCAGAATTGATTCTACTATGTCTCTTCTGCGGGGTGTAGGGATCTCATCAGGAATAATTGCATTCAAAGAATCCTGTAATATTTCCAAAACGATATCATACTGCTCGTTATCATATAAATTTTTTTCATCTCCATAATATAATAATGGAGTTTTCTGAGTATTTTTTATTTCATCCAATTTTTCTTTTAAGGACATTGTTTGTTCCTGAAGAGCCATAATTTTTGATTTTGCATCATTCAGTTGTGATTTAAGCTGTGTATTTTCATCGTTTAATGTTCTGTTTTCTTTATCAAGCGCATCATACATATCAGTTATAACATTGATGTCATTGGTTGTTTGTTTATGTTTTTCTTCCAGCTCCATACGTTTTGCTTTTTGTATGGTTTGCACTATATAAAAATACTGCAAATTATCTTCGATCTTCATCTGAAGATTACGATTATTAATATAATTTATTATATCAAAGCGAAGATCTTGTATATCTGAATAAAAATTGGGAACAAATCTTTTTGAAAATCTCTTTGGAAAATATATTTGAACCGCTCCGTTATAGGGGTTTAATCCGTTAGTTTTTTCTTGTAAAATCTTCGAAGTAGATATATCACTTTCAACTAAAACATGTGCAATTCCTGCTAACTGCCGTGAAATTTTTTCAATATCCACAAAATACCTTTCTAATCGTTCCATAGACACATAAACAATAGGAAGTGCATATTCGCTTCCGTTTAAAATTACATCAGAAATTATATCTATATTTTCTGGAGTTATAGTTATTGGTTCATCAGAAATTGTCAATTCGTTATCTTTTCCAATATAGCCATTTTTTAAAATCATTTTTATGATATACGGAACATGAAATTTAGGTACAAAATTCACATTATCCGTTGAGTTGCGTTGTAACTGGATCGAAAGAATTCCGTTGGACAAAATAAAATCGCTCACCCACTCAATATTTTTATCGGGATTTTTTAATCTTACTGCGACTGTATTCAACTCTTTTATTGTATTTATTGATAATTCGACATTTCCTGCCACATCTTTAATGGTAAATATATTTGATCCGTTCCATGGTTTGGGACAAAAATTATAATTTGATTTAGAATTATAAACCCATTCCATTGCAAGTTTTATAAAATTTTCTACTGATAATTCCGATGACACCGGAAATGATGTTGTGAAAACTAACATACTCAAAGTCTCCTTTATTTATTATCTTAATTATGATCATAGTTTTTTATGATTTTATTTCTATTGATTTCAAATAAATCTAACCATTTTTGCGTATAATATATTATATAACATAAAATTACATAATTCAACATTGGTTAACATCATTTGTTATTTATTACAAAAACAAGCTATTTCTTTTTACATATTGACCACATTGGTTAAACGCATAAAAAGAAAAAACCATCATTTCATTTTACTGGATGATGGTTTTTTATTAAAATATTGGTGATAAACTACTTATTAAGAATTGAGGAAGGTATTGATTGATTTTTCTATGATCGACTGTCTTGCTTTTATTCCTGATGGACTTGTTGTATGCTCTCTTACCAATGAGGCATACTCGGCTGGCATATTTCCAAAGAAGGTTTCTGCCCATTTTGCAAACTGGTCGGGGGTATCGAATTTTCCTATGAACGGGAGGTATCCGACAAGGTGGGTTATTTTCAGGAGCATTTTTACGGCTTCGGAATTTTCCTTTTTGATATTGAGTATTTTATATGTTTCAAAGATGAAATCATAGGATGTTTTGAGTTCTTCCTGTTCATCGGTTCCGATACTCAGCATTTTCATGACCTCATTGATATGGGCTGGGGTCAGGTTTGGTTCTTCCTCAAAGAGGGCTACCCATGATTTTACGATGACTTCCTGTTGTTTCAGGGCTTTTCTTTCGTGTGAACTCAGCATTACATTGAACAGTTCGTGGTTGGTGAGTTCACGGATATCTTCCATTCCTTTCTTATAGGAACGGGCGATATCGAATCTTGACATTGATTTTCCGTTATTTAATCTGCGGAATATGAGGGCTTCCTGTTCGGGGGTAGCGTTTTCCATGATAGAGATATTCAGGGTTGTATCGAGGATCCAGCTCTGAAGTTTTTGTGGAAGCTGTTTAAAGCGTTTACCCTGAAGTTTGACGGGTTCTCCGTTAAGGTATATATCGGGTTCATTGGTCAGACCTGTGAGGGCAAAATCTCCGTTGATATAGTGGATAAGGGTTGTTCCTCTTTGTTTTCCGTCAAAGATTTTGAGGAGGGTATTTCCGTTCGGGAGTTCTCTTACACCTGCGATAAACGGGGACTGTGCATCGGTTATTTTCAGCAGGATCGAATGGATATAGAGGGATTTTCGGGTATTGCTCCACACCTCGCCTCTTTGCATATCGTCCGTGAAGTCGACTTCGGGGACATCCTCATTATACATATTATAAAGGGACTTTACGGACAGACCTTTCTGATACATTTTAAATTTATCCATAATAAAAAATCCTCCTGACAAGATTTATGGGGTTACACATGGAATAATTGTAATTATCCGTTTTTATTATATCATGTGCTTTTAAATTTGTCAAGAGGATTTTCGTTTTATTATTTACTTATATTTTTGTTCTGGGTGGGAATTACTTTTTTTAGTTTTTTGATTGGGTTGAGGTGTACCGTATAAAATTCCGACTGGTGGGATTCTTAGTTTTAGTTATGGTTATGTAGGAAGATAATCATCATCGTCATGTACTGTTACTGATGATTCTTCCTGTTCCTGTGCTTTTAAGCATCTTTCCTCAGCTTTAGCTTTAGCGGCTTCACGTCTCTTTTCTTCAATATTGTCTATAGCACCCTTACCTAATGCGTTTTCTATTATTTTTCTTAACTCTGAGTTTAGCTTTACCCATTTCCATTCCTCACCGCTCAAATTCAAAAGTATTTCTTTTAATTTTTCGGGGTTGTCTATATTCTTTTTTATTTTGTTTGCAATTTCTGTTTTCTTTTCGTCTGTCATAATGATAGCATCTGCCTTTCGTTAAATAATTATGTTTTCTTTAATCGTCATGGTATTTTATACGGTTCCTCAAGGGGTATTTATGGGCTGTATTTTCCTCGTGGTGATATGCTGACCATATCATTTATTATAGGAATATTCCAGCTAAATACTTTTGTTATAATTTTACATATATTATAACACGTTTTTCGTATAAATGCAAGTATTTTTCTAATTATTCTTACAAAAAACAAATGGTGTTTTCGTGGAACGGAACCCCGTCCCTACAGTATTTGTGGGTATAAAACAACAATATGGGAATGGGCGGATATAGAATCCGCCCCTACGATTTTACGGTAATTTACGGAACAAAAAATAATTACGCATTACGAATTACGCATTACGCATTGATTAATCCGTCATGTATTTACACACGGCTATGGCGATTATTCTTGCGTTTTTAGCTACGGTTTCGTTCAGGCTGTTTTCTAATCGCTCTTTATTCCACAGCACATCGATCCAGTCTGCTGCCTCGGAACATATTCCCCAGTCGGGGATGGCTATATAGTTTCCGCTTATATGTATTCCGAGGCAGATATGGAAGCTATAGCCGTTTGCTTCTAGGGTGAATTCGGTTTCTGTGATCGGGATTATTTTGGGCATAGTATCGACTCCGTTCTGTTATTTACTGCATCAAGATTGCGTTTTATTCCTTTTGGAAATGTAATCAGATTATTTTAATCCGCTTCCTCACTTTTAATTTTATTCTGTAATTTTTCCAGCATATTCACGACTTCAGATGTTTGTTTCTTTATCGCATATATAGTCTGAGATATTTCTTCGGTCATTAATTCCGTTTGCGGAGTGTCCGCAGACATTCTTTTTTCCCAAGGAAATATATATCCTAATCCTAATAATCTTTTGAGCAAATATTTATAAATATCATTTATATCACCCTGAGCATCTACTAATTTCGATGATACTCGATATATTTCTTCTTTCAGTTCATCTGAAATGGTATTGTTTTGATTTACAGTCATTAAACATTCCTCCACTGTTATTTATTGCATTTCCTCAAGCCTATACTGATAAGGAATGATTCCATATCCCTCATAGTGGTTATTTCTTTTGTTTTTATCCATAATTTTTCAAGGCGTGGGACAAGGGTAAAGGCTTGGGCATAGATTTCCGCTTTGAATCCTATCGGGGTTTTTATTAAGTGAAATTCTGCTGTACATCCTCCGTTCGGGAAGTATTCTCCGATCAGAAAGAAATTTGAATATGACCAGAAGCCGAGGAATGGTATATTGTTTGTTGTATTTTTCATGGTTACTCCTTATTAAATTTCTAAGATTTCTGCTATTAGCTTAAAAAATCCGTTGTTTCACGGCAAAATTCCTCTGCCTGTTCAAGTGTTAATCCGTCTTCCCAACATATTCCGTCAGGTGTCCAAACTGCATATCCATATGCTTCCGTATATCTGATAACAAGGTTGTTGATCTGTTTTACTCGTTTGCCTTTCATTATAAAAACCTCCATTAAAGAGTAATTTTATTGAACTTTCCTGTCAGTCATCGCACGTTCTGAACTGCATTGTATTTTCGTTGATCTCTCCGTATGTATAGCCGTTATCGTTGCAAAGATACACGGGTGAATCCCCTGCGTCCTCATGATCACGAAGTTCTTCCAGCTTTTCTATGAGCTGATTCACGGTGAATGTTTCTGCTACTCAAAATATGGACAAATATACCCATATTGAGAAAATTCCTGCTTCAACCTATATGTTTTTGTCCTAAGACTACTCACAAGTTCTTATATAGTCCACAGGCGTTAATTCCCGTATAGCCTACGGTACATACTTACAATAACTTGATTATGCTATACTGTAAGTCTGACAATCTCTAAGATTAAGACTTGCGTTGTAATCTCTATCTTCCGTATAACCACACTCATCACAATGATATACTCTATCTGATAATTTTAAATCAGATTTAATATTACCACAGCAATGGCAAGTTTTACTCGAAGGATAGAAACGGTCAACAACTCTTAATTCAATTCCATATTCATTACACTTAGCAAGTATCTTTATTCTAAATTCAAAGAACTTCTGCTGCGCAATTGCTTTGGAGAGATGTCTGTTCTTCATCATACCCGATACGTTCAAATCTTCAATAGTAATCCACATTGGCTTGGTTTTCACCAATTCGGATATAACTTTGTTGATATAATCGGTTCTTATATTGTCAAGTCTTTGATGAAGCTTCTGTACCTTTAGCTTTTGTTTCTGGATATTTTGCCGAGTAGCTTCTCCTTTCAAATTTTTATTAAGTTTCTTACAGCTTTCGTATTTCCTCGATAAGCCACGCTGTTCTCTCCTAAGTTTCTTTTCAAGTTTTCTTATTTGAGAACTCTTATTGATATTCTTATAAGTTTTACCGTTTGAACATATGGCAAAATCTTTTACACCTAAATCAACTCCTATTCCAAAATTGTTTAATATAGGTTGCTGTTGCCCTTGCTCTTCAACTAAAACAGATACATAATATCTCCCTGCTTTGCAAGAAACAGCTCCGCTTTTGATTATATGTGTATTGGGGTTTATAGGAATATAACCTTTTTCTTTTAATCTTACCCAGCCAAGAGTAGGAATTTTAATTCTGTGTCTTTCACATTGAATAATCACCTTGGCATCAGTTTTCACAAAGTACATCTTAACATCTGACTTTGCTTTCTTTTTGAACTTTGGGAATCTTGATTTTCCTTTGAAAAAGTTCTTAAAAGCTCGTTCAGCGTTCATAATACTTTGCTTGACAGATTTGCTACTAACTTCTTTTATCCAGTGAAATTCAGGGTTATTAGGAATGAACTCATTATTAAGCCACTTGGAGAAATCTATTCCCGATATAAAATGTTTCTCTGTTTTGTATATTTCTCGGTTGTGAGCAAGATAAAAGTTATAAACGTATCTGCACACCCCGATGGTACGGTTAATTATTTGTTTCTGTTCAGGTGTTGGATTTATTTCTGTTTTGTAACTCTTTAGCAATTTCTTCATCTCCTTCAATTTGTTTTTTATACTTCCTTAAAGCGTATATACGACAGCTAAAAACGTGTATGATAGATATTAAATCATTAACCAATTCCTGCTCTGGCGATGCTTTTTCATTATTAACAACGATAATTTCAACACCGTTAGATTTAAGAAAACGTTCAAACCATTCATATCCAAAACGTATAAATCTGTATTGAATTATAAAATCCTCCTACAAAATCGTGATTTTATTATGTTATAATTGATCCGTTTCGGGATGGGTTCCGCTAATGGTTTGCTGTTCTTCCGAGGTACTTTTTCAGTATTAAAGCCTCATAGTTTGCACGGGATTGGCGTTGTTTCTGAAACTCGTCCGTTATGCTATATATGATATTGCACGGGATTTTCTCGGCATCCTGTGTTGCTGATCCTTTATTTCCGTTATAGAGGTTAGTTAATATTTCTCTGAAGCTTTCTTCATACATTTTTATCCCCTCCTATGATTGCAGCTATTCCGAGCATCAGGCACATTACAAAGGGTGTTGCATCATTTTCCAGTGGGATTGTGATTGCTCCTATGGCTATGAGGATTGTGCCTAACAACCTTTGTGTTATCGCTTGTGATTTTACCTTGCGTTTTTTCCGTGCCGTTGCAGGGCATTTCTGTGAGGTTGTGGGGGCTGACATACAGCCTAATATTTTTGTAGTCATTTTATTTGTGCCTCCTGTTATCTGCCTATTTTATTCCAGATTTCATCACATACACCGATAAAGATATAGATCATTATGAATATTACGCACATTGTTTTATTCCTCCGTTAATTTAAATTATCATTGGTTTTTATTCTTGTTACCATTGATTTGACTATAGCGTTTATTTCTCCCAGTGTGCCATACCACAATTCGGAGCCATTCAGAATAAGCTGATACAGTCCGTTTTCTGCACTGTTTGCAAGGGTATTCAGGTACATAATAACCAGCTTTAAATTCAATGTTGCACATATATTTCACCTCAGTTATTCCAGTATTCAAGCATATTTTCTCTAATGAAAATTTCTATATCTTCATTGCTCCAAGGTTCGCCGATATAACACGCATTTTCTCCAAAGTCTGAAGCTTCATCTTGCATATAACTTTCATACAACGCAAGCATTATTTCCGCTACTTCCTCAATAGGATATATGTTATTACCACTCACAACATTATACTGTTTTACTGTAATAGGTTTTCCGTGGCATTCCCATCCTTCAGCATCAGATTCTGTTATGCTAATACCGTGATTTTCTCCATTTTCCGCAACATATTCCATTATTGCATCACAAACAATGTCCATTAAGCATTTGTTTGTTGTATTTGGCTGATAAGTATAACTGCCTGTATATGTACATACCATAATTGATTCCTCCCATTGTTTTAACAAAAGTATTGTTTTATTAATTTTAAATGTTTAACTGATCTGAAATTCTATTAATAGCATCTTCAATAGAATATGCATTGATTTCAAAATCTTTTGTTTTTTCTTCTTCGTTATTTGAAATTTTAATAGTTACTGTATATGTATGTTTTATTCTGTTTATACCCTCTAACTGATCCGCTACTGATAATAATGTATCCTTAATATATTTAGCATCATCTATTAAAGTTCTGATATCATCGGGAACACCATTATTTCCCCTGTCTTCTATCCACATTGCAGCGTGTTCAGCTGCATCAAAATCATCCGCAAGCTGTCTGAACCCCTCAATAAATCCGCCGTCTGTACCGTCATACCATACGGTTTCTATTACATCCTCATCGGCATTTGAATAGAATTCTACTTCGCGGTAAAATTCATCGTCCTGCTCCGTTCTGTCGTAAACTGTAATATCGTTTTCCTCAAGTATATTTAAGGTTTTTTCGTTTAACATTTTTAATTCCTCCATCAAACAATTATTTTTATCTCGTTAAAACATTCATTAGCAATTTGAATTATACGGCTATACAGATGGTGTTCGCTAATATCTTTTTCAACCTTTTTACTACTTTTATATCGCCGTACGTTGTTGAATTCCTCAGATTTTCGTAAAGTTTCCGTTACCGATTTACAAGGGATAAAGTAAATGTCTCCCTCAATGTCATTAATGTTCCAACGCTGATTAATTTTCGTATAAGCGTTATCTCGATTTGCTCCATAGGAATATATACATTTATCCCCGTTACTGCGTTTATAGTCCTCAAGCTTTTCAACGAATGCAAGAGCCTTTTCACGGTAATTCTTTTCTTCAGCGGAAACAATAATGCAGTGATATGAATAGTAATATTGCGATACAATAAGTATGTATTTTATATTTTCCATTACAAAAGCCTCCATCAAAATGTGAATTTTATTGTGCTTTAAAATTCCTTGACTAATAAATATTTATCCTCAAGGCGTTTTACTTTGTCTTCAAATGTTCCTGATTTATCCCTTATAGCTTCTAAAAATTCAGAAGTATTCAAGTTGTCGAGAATGTGTAAGTATCTCCATTCAAGCGAATTATTATTCCATTGCTTAAGAAATTCGCCTTGTTTTTCCTCTGCTGCCTGCTGTATTCGCTTCATATCCTCAGAAGGGATATAATCAGCAGAAACATAAAGTTTAATTATTCCGTTGTTGCTGATATGTGCTATTATTTTATAGTCGTTGTTTTCTGTAACGGCTTTATTGCATACCGTTATACCATTTCCTAAACAGCATAAAAACAATTCAAATTTGTTTGCATTCATCTTTTAAAACCTCCATATCATTTAAACACTTTTCAAGTGCTTTATGAAGCTGCTGAAATGATCCGCTCAATAGCTTTTCAGCAGCTTGAAAAACATTTGAAAATATTATTTAGCGTTATCACAACCAAAAACATCAATAGAACCGTGAAGCAAAATTTTAATTGCTTTAAATAGGTTCACTTCAACATCATCAGCTGAAACAATTTCTTTTTTAAATTTATTTGTTCCATCAGTCGAAAAAACGATTTTCACAATAGTATTATTTTCAACTGTAAAATAACACGCATTTTCAATATTATAAAAACTTTCCCATCCCTTTTTTGACTGTATAGAAAGAAGAAAACTTCTATAACTAATATCAGAGTCGTCAAGGTCGGTTATAGTATTTTCTTTTGGATTTTTTAAAAAATACACTGTCAAATTGTTTATAACTTCAGAAAAAACCTCTTTAGTTATGGGTGGATGGCATATGTCTTCGATCCAATTATTCGCCTCCTTTAAAGTTATTTTGTTAATTATTTCCATAGCGGAAACATTAACCATTTTTTGTGTAGCAATATTCATAAAAAATAACCTCCATCAATTCAATTTTTTAAGGGCTTGCAACCTTTTGACGTTTCCATCAAGCTGCATTATTACAAGCGGTATTGCACCGCCTGCAATGCTCTGCATTCATCAAATACACGTTTTATCTAATCTGCATTAAATTATTATAGATTTCCTCATATATGGCAAGCTCTTCACTGTCATTTGTAGGGGCGTTAAATATCTGTATTATTTCATCGTCTTCAAAGTCGTATGTATTGTTATCGTTGAAGAGTATCCAGACGTTACCGCTTTCAGAATAATAGCCACCGTTTTCGATCTGCCAAAGTTCTCCAAGGGATACTATATTATTCAATCCGTACATTTTAGCATCCGTGGCAAGGTAAAAATTTTCAAAACTTGTAGGCGTTGTGTTATCGAAAAATTCGGCTATTTCGTTTCCCTCTATGATCGGGAGTGTTTCGCCTTCATCATAGTTATAGAGGGCGTTTGCTGATATTGTGGGGATCGTGGCAAGTGCTATTGCTGTTACTGTAATTTTCTTAAATATATTCTTCATTACTTTATTACCTCCATTTTAACAGTAAATGATTTAACGAATTTTGCGACTTTATGAAAAAGTTCTTCAAGGTTGAATTTTGCTTTTTCTGCGGTTGTTATGCTGATTTCATCCATATACATTTCTATATACCTCCGTTTATTAAGTGGTTATATTATTCTTCATCGGTTGCAAATTCAAGATCGATTTCGTCCAGTGCTTCAGAAATAGCATGGCTTAAAAGATAGCATCTGATAGTTACGTCAAAATATTCCCAGTCTTCATTAAGAAACTTTTCGCCTACTGTTTCATTAGTGACACCAAATTCTTTACAAGCTTCAGCAAGCAGATTCATATTATCGGTAACATATTCTTTAGCATCGGCATAGTTGAATGTATAACTTCCGCTTGCGTTGCCTGTAATAGCATCCTCATTCCAAAGAATATCATTCAGATCGTTTTCGAGTTCCTCACGGTCGGAATAGTTTGAAGTGTTGACCTCGTTTTTGATATAATCCTTTATATCGAATTTCATTGCTTCAAGATAATTATACATAATTATGTACCTCCATTATTTATTATTTGCTTTTGCGTTCTCTATGTTTTTCAAGTCTTATGCTTGCGTTAGTGTTTTCTTTATATTCTTTGTAACGATCTTTAGCTTCTTTGTATGTATATTCAGAACATTCACATTCCCATCCATAACCGTAATTTGTCATTATGTCCCATCTATCAATTGTTTTTCTTGTATTAGTGTTTTTCATTTGTTTAACCTCCATTTATATTTTACTTTTGTTCCCCTGTTTTGTCAAGCCGTTTCAGGGGCTTGACTTTTTCGGGGTTTTGTGTTATGCTTTAGTTGTTATCATCTGATTTTTTAGGGTCATTTAATTCAACATATCTGATAATTTCAATTATCTTTGTATCGTCAAGCCCTTCAGATCTGAGTTTGTCAATCAAATTAACAACTTCTCTTCCAGTCATTTCGTTCACCCTTTTTCACCACCTTTATTTAATATATTATGTATATTATAGTGGATTTTATTTTAGCAGTCAAGAGGGATTTTGTTTTTTGTTTTCCTTTCCTTTACTGTACCTATATTATAACATAGATCACGTTAATTGTCAATAGGTTTTTGTGAAATTTATGCACAAACATTATATAGATCACTGTTATTAATTTGTGCATTTTAACTAAAGAAATGAGGTTTTCTAAATGGCAATGAGCAAAGCCCACATTAAAGCAAGCAACAAATATAACAAAGAGAACTACCGTAAAATCCAAGCTAATATTAAACCTGCTGATTTTGATATTATTGATAATTTTTGCAAGGAAAATAATATCAGCAAAGCGGAGTTAATTGTTAAAGGTTGCAAGATGTATATTGACAGTGTACAAAAATAATCCTTGACAAATTTTCTTTTTTGTGATACCCTTAAACAAGGGACTTACAAGGGCGGATTTGAACATTTACCGCCCTATGCCCTTGCTGTTAGTCTGTCAGGCTGTCAAAATAATCGTCAATGTCAAAGTATGTAATTCCGTTGACGGTTATTTCTCCAGTAGCCTGATTGACTACTGCATTATCGGGTATCATTTTTTCACCTACTTAGATAAGATAGATTTAAGGTTTTACTTTTTGTGTTTTGCGGTATTTCCTTTTCTTATCTTGATATAAGTATAACATATTAATAGCAATATGTCAATCAGTTTTTGATAAAAAGTTGCACAAATAATTGAAGTATTTTTGTGCATATAGTATAATGTAATGAGGTGCGACTAATGCCAAGTGAAGCACAGAAAAAAGCAACTGATAATTTTTATAAGAAAAACAAGCAATTAAATATTACAATTTCAAATGAAGTTTATGAATTATTTGTTAATTATTGCAAAGAAAAAGAGTTAGATAAAACTAAAAGAGAAATATTAGAAGATGCTATACAATACTATATCGATAATCATTAATACAATAGTTGCATAAGCTAATTCAACGCCCTGTATAGCCGTTGCAACTACATTATAGTATAGCGGTATCGCCTTTTACAAAATGCTTATAATAAGTGTTATATTGTGTATATGAGCGTTGCATACTGGATATATTGAGGATATAGGAGCCAACGCAAGAGCCGATACATATATCATATAAATTGTATTTTGTCAATAGGTATATTGTATAAATATTGTTGTAGTGTATTGTATATATTTGCTTGTAATGTGATATAGCTGTCAGAGCTACTACAATGCACTGTGTGGCGTTTTGTTGGTGATAGTGTAATTATATTAATAGGGTGCTTAAAATGCGTTGCGGGCGATTTTCAATATATAGTGGTTTTAAGGTTGATTTATAAGTTGTTGGTACTATATATTGTGGTTTGCAATTCATATTTATGTAACATCTTGTTGTGCACATTGTATAGTTGTAGTGTGTTGTTTTGTGCAATACGACTAAATTTATGAGCTTGTGAATGTGATATTGATATAACTTTAGGTTATAGAGATATAAATTGTGGTTATGGCGTTTTAGTTCTGGAAGCATAACAAAGCGTAATAATGTACTGTTTGAGTATGTTTTAATATGGTAAAGTATTGTTGTTGTGTTGTTACGGTTATACAGTTGTTTAAATTTTGAGTATTGTTTAGGTTTAAATTGTTTAGGGATTTTGTTTAAAATTAGACAGATTTTATATTGTGTATAAGTTTTGACAGTTTAGATATTGTGTTTATATTTTGGGTGTGTATAGGTGTGTAGTAGATAATTGTATTATATAGCATTGTTTTGACGCTGTATAGGATTTTTAAGACATTTGAGCTATGCTGTAAAAAATAGATATTTGGGAGTAAAAAATAGATATGTCAAATATATTTGACATTTTGCGAACATATACCCCTATAGGGTATATTATAATGTGCTATACTGCTATACATAGTATTAGAAACTAGATATAACAGTATTTGAAACAACTTGTATAGTTAATCAATGTCAAGAATGTATAAAAACAATTTATTATAGAAATGTTACTGAAATATCACCGTATATGTTATGTTTGGATGAAAAGCGACATAGAACAAAATCAAGATAGAATCAAGGATTGACGGGGGTAAGTTTACATTTCAATTGTTGGTTCTAATGGTTCAAATATCAGCAGTAGTTTCACTCAACTCACACGTCCAAAAATCAAAATCGCCTCACATCTAAAAAAATCTCCCTTCACATTAATTGCTCATCAATTAATTTCCCATCCTTCCCAAACTCCTCTCAAACCCTCATCAATACTACATTACACCCCAATTTGTTTCAAAACACTCGTATTCGATACCTCTCTTCGATGAACTTCCCAATTTATCACGCATATAACTCAATCAAAGAACACAAAACAAATTTCCCTCAAAATACATTTATAATCACTCTCAAACAAACTATAACACACCTTATACCTATCTCCCCTATTCTAAGCAAACGTCCTTCAAACTCAATTACAGAGCCTAATACGAGTATCTCAGAATAGCATTTCAATAACACATTCACATAGAATCCAATTAATCATTCGTTTCAGAGCAAACATCAAGCAACACCAATTCAACTCAAAACTCAAATCTTACAAACACCGATGAAACCTATACTTCCCTCGAATACTATAAAAATTAATCAAAGCATCAAAAAATAGACCTATATTTAAGACATCGGAAGTATCTCAAATCAAGTAAACATCACAGATTTATCAAAATATATCGAAGGTCATTAAAACTACGAGTTGTTTTCTTATGTTCTTATGAAAAATTATAAATTACAGGTCATAGTATGCACCATATTTAAGCAAGTAATAAAACTGTGATTAAAATCACTTGACATTTTTATCAAATATGATATAATAGTATTGTGGATATAAGTAAATGATAATATAGCAATATTAAAAATCTACTTTTCTTTTTTGCTGACAAACTCGTCCATTTCACGTTTTATGGTCTTTGCTACGCAAAGCCTCATAAAACTATGTGAAATAGCCGACTATCGCCCAAAAAAGAAAAGTAGCAAAAGAAAAAAGGGCGAATTATACTTTTATTGACAATAAGGAGATGATGATAAAATATGATTGAAAATAAAAGTTGAATGATTTTGAGATAATATATATATTATGGTATTATAACACTTCAAATCATTCAACTTTTTGAAAATAAAATTAAAATATTGCATAATGTTTAGTATTACATTAGTAAATTATCTCTCACGGGTTTATTCAAAATTTATAAAAATGGAGGATTAAAAATGAAATACAAAGATTATACTAAAAATGACTTAGATATCAGCATACTCAGAGACTATCTGAAAGACAAGATTGCTGCTTCTGAAGATAATTCAGTAAAAAATTATAAGGTGATGTGTGATCTTCTTAAAGAAGATGTTATGGCTGGTGATTCAAAAAAAGCACAAATCAATCGTTGGAAAAGATATTTCGAGTTTCATAAGGAAGGACAGAAGTTTGTTATTGATGAAATATATGAAGAGCCATTCCCTACTGATGATGCTCGTAAACGTAGAGAAGGTCTTTATGTAAAGTACATAGAGTTGCTACTTTTAGAGTTTCTTTCAAAACAAGTTGATTATAAAGTAACCTTGGGCAATAAGGAAATGTATCGTATTCTCAGCATGACTAATGATCGCTATGATATCAGAAACAAAATGGGTTCTACTAAGGCAAATGAGATATTAAGACAAACTATTATGAATAATGAGGATAAATTTGCTTTTACAAATAGCCCCAAGGTTTCTAATTTTGATATAAACAACTTCTATTTCAGAGCAGAACAGAAGCTCAACAGGATACTTTATTCAGCTCTTAGGAGTATGAAAGATAGATTTCTCATTGATTATAAGAAAGTCAATATTATAGCTGAATATAATGAAGATGATTCTCAGCACCTTGATTATAGAGAGTCAAACGCTTATGAAGATAAGATAATACTTGAAGCCAAAAATAAAATTATCAAGGAAATGGGATATGATAATATGACAGAGATAATGCTTCGTTATAAATGTGATGATTTTTATGAAAAGTTCAATGATTATATTAAAGAAGAATATGGATGGGAAAAGTGTTATCCCCAGCTCAGAGTTGTCTATATTGATGATATTGCTAAACAGATACCACTTAAAGCAGAAGAGATTAAAAAGCTTTCTATTGAAGATAAAAGAACTCAGCTCAATGAAGAGATAATTAAATGTCTTAATACGCAGGCAGAAAAAAAATATAAAGAAGCCGAGGCAAGGTTCTTTGAATATGAGTGTGATAAGGCTGAAGCAGAAGAAAACGGTGAATGGGGTAAATATAATCCTTTTGAGAGAGAACCATTTATGTATAAGTCTGATTATGTGGAAATTCAAATGGCATTGACTGATTATCTTTTGAATATTCATTCCAAAGAGTTGGAAATAAAACCTAAGAAGAATAATAATGAAGATTGTGTTTAATAAAAAGGAGATATTAAGATATGAGTATAAAGTTTGTAGCACACGATACATTTGAGAGTTGGTTATTTGATGTAAATTTCAAAGAGATACTGATTATTTATACGTTGTTGAGGAATAAAACTGCTGAAAATAAAGTGTTTACATCTATAAGTTCAATTTGTACAGAATGTGGATATTCAAATGAGAATAGAGGTAAAGATTCTTTTAATGCTTACATTCGTATGATTTTAAAGGATTTTATTAATAAAAAGGAGATTGTTCAGATATATGGTAAAGATTTAGATACTGTTACAAGCACAGGATTGATAGTTTTTAAGATTGAAAATAATTTTTATGATTTAGCAATAAGAAAAATTATGCAAATTACGCCTAACGAGTTTGACATTATTGTTAATATAAACAGTCCTTCTGTGAGTGCAGCTACTCTTTTTAAATTATATGTTTATATGAGGCATCATATTGCAACTGATAACTTGCCTATTATTGGCTTTATCGGAAGTGTAGAACGTGCAGTGAAGGACTTAGACTTGTCTCGTAAGACAGTAGATGCTTGTTTAGACTTGTTTGTAGACCACAACCTATTTATCAAATATACCACGGGCAGTTGTTACATAGACGGTGAACCGAGAAACGTTCCCAACATATATGTACTTCCCGATGACCAAGCTGAGAATAATATCAAGGCTTTACTGGAAGAACTCAAACAAAGATACGGAGTTGAAGAGTTTGCTCCCGTTCTCACCCCAATGTTTTTTAATAATTCCAGTAATTAATAATATTTTTATAAAAATACTTGACAAGCTTAAATTTTCGGTATATACTATACCTAGGAGCAGTAGAAGGCTCGGAATTAAAAATATACATATTAAAGGAGATGCTAAAATGAATACACTGAAACTAGTAACTACTGAAAATTTCATGGACGCTATTCCCTGTGATTTTTGGAACGATGTTAATGATGAATACTTTATCACAAGAGAACAAATTGGTAGAGCGTTGGGATATAGCAATCCAGCAAACGCAATTAAAAATATTCACTTAAAACACAAGGAGCGCCTTGATAAATTTTCAACATGGCTCACTTTGGGCTATGTTGAAGGTGACAGGTATGTTGAACGTGAAAGAATATTATATTCTCGTAAAGGTATAATGGAAATTTGCCGTTGGTCACGTCAGCCAGTTGCCGATGAATTTATGGATTGGTGTTATGATGTTATCGAAAATCTTATCATCAATAAAGCAACTTCAAGCAGTATACCTACTATAAGTAAAGAAACCGCTACTCAGATAGCCAATGCAACTAATAATATCTCTCGTATCGCACAGATGCTCACCACAATCACACCGCCAACATTATACTCCAAATGGAAGACTGACGTAAGCATACAGATCAGGCACGTTGCTTCTTGTATGGGCAACAATACTAACGATGGTGTTAGAACCATTTACGGTGAAATCTACAAGACTATGCGTGAAGATTATAATATGCCAGTGGACAAGTTCAAGCAACAGTACATAGAGAAGCACGACATAACCTATAACCCTTATGCTATTGATATAGTTGATGATACTCCTGAACTAAAGGAGTTATTCACCAAGATACTCAATGAGAAGTACATAGGGATAATGGAAAGTTGAAAATTAAAGCAGATAATAATATCACATATACAATTATCAAAAGGCACATATTAACTTAAACCCATATGCTCATATCCTGCTGACAGCTCGAAACATATTTATTGAAATGGGGCTTGGCTCGGAGGATATAAGAGATGTGGTTTGCGATAAGATATAAGTGACAATGCTATTATAATGTAAAGAAAAGGAGATTGATTAAAATGATCGAAAATTTAGTGGCAACAACCAGAACAAGTATAATAAAACCAACAATTTTTGAAAATGAAAAGTTTGGCTCAGTAAGAACAATGACTATTGATAATGAACCTTGGTTTGTAGGAAAAGATGTAGCTGAATGTCTCGACTATAAAAATCCAAGACAGGCAATAATTACAAATGTAGATGAAGACGATAAGGGAGTCCATTCGATTGACACCCTTGGTGGTATTCAAAAAATGACCATTATTAATGAAAGTGGATTATATTCTCTTATATTGTTAAGCCATCTAAAGAAAGCCAAAGAATTCAAGCACTGGGTAACATCTGAAGTTCTCCCGTCTATTCGTAAAACTGGTGGCTATGGCGTTACAAACAATAATGCAGAATTACTCGCTGAGATAATCAGTCTCAGGCGAGAGGTTGCAGAAATAAAATCTCTGGTTATTCCTACACAGTCCAACTATTACCTGTGGAAGAATAGTATTGCAACACCGCTTGTAAAAACAGCGTCTAAGATTCTTGGCATATCTGTAACTGATACATATAAAGCAATCTATGATGATATGGCATTAAGAGGGTTCAATCAGCCTTATGCCATGAACAGATTTTGTAATAAGTATAAGGTTGATAATGTTTCGACCATTGATGCTGTAGCTGATGTTGATGATTATGTTAGAATGTTTATGGATAGTGTTAATAGGTTCTTGGAGATAGACAATGTTACTTCAGACACTTCCAATACAAATGCAAAATCAAAAGTAAATAATAATATAAATACATCAAATTCAATTACAAACTATTCTACTCTTACAGTCGAAGATATTATAAAGCCACTTGTTGACCTTTATCACGATACATCTATAAATAATGCCTATACATATAAGAGAGTCTACAAGGTTATGCGTTCCGATAGGAGTTGGAAGTCTTTGATGACACGCAGACATTGCAAGAGTAAGAAGAATCTCGTGACTAAGTTTGATGACATTAGACGTGATTTTACCAAAGCTGTAAATCAGCTTATGGGAGCTGGTACTGTGGAAGCAGGTGATGAAGTATGAACTTTGCCAAAGAATTTGCGTCCGTAGGGCTACATTATAATTGTTCAACTTGTGGATTTAGTAATTGTAGCAGTAGGGGTCTCCCCTATTGCTGCACAAATTACTTTCCCGAAAATATGGATGAAGTTATTGATAGAGTTGCTGCTGATTTACATATCAACACTGAGAAATCATCAGACAAAAGATTGAAGAGGGTTTCGACTGGCGACAGACATAAGATGACTTGTGATGGCGATACATTGGATAAGTATTATGTTAGTATGATAAATGATACATTGTCTGAGATCAGAAAGGGTAAGGTTGCTTATTTGTTTCACTTATCGCAGGTGCAGGAGATTATGAGGTTTGAAGAAATTGATTTTACATATGATGCTATGGGCGGTAATTTTGCTGTTAGGTTAAGAAAGGAATGATAGTAAATAATGAAAACTTATAAAGTAGCAGAACGTCCTCTTGCCGAGGAAAGAGAATTACATATTAGTCTGACACTTGATGAAAATGATAGGTGGGTTTGGGAGGTCGACACCAACATTGCTAAGTATATTAATGCTTTGAGAAAACGTGGGTGGGAGCAAACTTCTGAAGGCGTACTTGCTTCGGACGGGACGGTTCAAAGTGCAACATTCAGATCTACAGACAAGAAACCTATCTCATTTAGAGACTTGACTAAGATTAGAGAAAAGCATGTTATATCTGAAGAACATCTTGCCAAGCTTCAAGCAGGGTCACAGAGAAATAAATCAAATGAGTAGTCTGATAGCAATTTAGATTAAAAATTATCACACAAATAAAGAAAATATTGATATGTGATACTTTGGCAGTTAAATTAGTCTATGAAATATTGATGTTGATATTTTCTTATTAAATAAAGAAATTATAAGAAAGGTGTTTGATATGAGTAAAGAAATAATTTATGTATCAGCCAACATATTGAATGTTCACCCTCGAAACGCTGAGTTCTTCGATGATATTCAGGGCAAAGAGTATGAACAATTTAAGCAGTCTATTTCGCAGGATGGTATTCTATCCCCTATCCTTGTATCACCCGATATGACGGTTATCAGTGGGCATCAGAGATTAAAGGCTTGCAAGGAGCTTGGCATTAATCTTGTCCCTATTATGATTCGTGATGATTTAAGTGATGACGAAAAAATTCTTAACGCAGTAATCGCATCAGGTTTTGGTCGTAATAAAAATTATGGCGATACGGAAATTGATACTGACCAAGTTCAGGAAATTACCGATACTGCCAAAAGAAGAATAGTATATCTTCTTGGTGGATATTACAATCCCTATTTCAATAAGTTATTACGTAGACTTTACTCTGAAGCAAAAGGAACTGGGTTACTCGGACACACAATCGCTCGTACACATAAAAATAATTATAAATGCGTTTTATGCTTCATTGAATCATGGTTTCCATCTAAAGGTGTTATAAATTTTAAGCAAAATATAGATAAGCGCATCGCTATAAAAAACATTTAATTATTATTGCATATCAAGGAGGATTTTCAGTGTTAATTGATATTACAAAAATCAAAACAGAAAACAGAATTCGCAAAGACTTTGGAAACATTCAGGAGCTTGCGGATGATATCAAACAGAATGGGCTTATCAATCCACCTGTTGTGATTGCCGAAACTGACGGCACATTTACACTTCTCGCAGGAGAGCGCAGACTTCGAGCAATGAAGTCATTAGGATATCGTCAGGTAGAAGTCAGAACGTGGGGTTCTCTCACCGATGAGCAGAAACTTAATATCGAAATCAGCGAAAACGAAGTTCGTAAAGATTTCTCAAAGGCAGAACGCATTGAATACGCCCGTAGGCTTGAAAAAATTGAAAGCGTGAAGGCAAGAGAGAGACAAGCAACGTCAACGGGCGGTGTTAATCCTCAGCTTAGTCTAAAATCGGACGAAGCTGGAAGAACAGATGAGATCGTTGCCGAAAGACTTGGAATTGGTGGAAAAGATACTTATCGCAAAGAAAAATACATAGTCGATAACGCCGACACACTCACACCCAAAGATTTCACCGACTGGGACGAGGGCAAACTTTCAACCAATAAGGCATATCTAAAAATTAAAGAGCAGCTTGCCAAAAAAGAGAACCAAATCGCAGGATATGAAGCCAAAATGAAACGTGTTGACGAACTCAAGGCGAAGATACAGTCACTTGAAACTGAGCTTGCCAATCGCCCTACCGAAACAATTGAAGTTAAACCTGCCGATTACGATGATTTGGTCAAACTTAATCGTGAACGTGCAAAAGATAATCAACAGCTCCGTGCTGAGCTTGATGCTAAACACAAAGAATTAAGTGCTTTAAAGGAACAGATTAGAATTGAAAAAGAACAGAGCATGCAGAAACAGGTTGAGAATAAAATTATTGATGATGCTATCTTTTTCTGTGCAAAGGTAGACGCATTTATCAAAGATGTAGGTGGTCTTGCATATTTAAGCGATAAAATTGAGCAGTTACCCACATCTGAGGAAAAAGCATATATAAAAGCTGTAACATTAGTTAAAGCTTGGGCAGAAAACATTTTAAAGAACATTGATTAAGGAGAAAAATTATGGAAACAATGATTAATTCAAAAGTAAATAATAATTATGATATGCAAACTCTTATGAATATTGTGGGTCAAAATGCAATAACTACAACTCAAATTTCACAGCAGCTTGGTATTGTAACTAACTCAATAAATGCTGTTAGAAGTGATATTGACACGCTCAAAGGAGATATGATACAGCTTAAACTAAATGAGGAAATTACTACTACGCAGCAAGAAACTATAATTGAATCAGCAAGGAAAAGAATATGCTACATTCTTAGTTATAATACTGATGATATATCTAAATATATGAAAATTTTTATTCAGAGACTTTATGCTGACACACGTTCTCATGCAGGTCTTGGAAGTAAAATTGCTCGCACTAAAAAGGGTGATTATCAAAGAGTTATTGATTACATAGAAGCTTGGATTCCTAAATGTGGCTGTGCTGAATTAAAACTGGAAGCAGATAAAAGAGCTGAATCACGCAGAAAAGCAAAAGAAATGGGCTATGACTGTTAATTACATATAAATAAAAAAATCTGAATGAGAATATTAGCATGGTAACAGTTTATAGATGAAGTTAGCACTTAAAATGCACCGTGTTTAATATCTCATTCAGATTGTGTAATTTCTATATGGGAGTAATATTATGAACAAAGAACAATTTATAAAACTTATGACTGTTATAAAAGAAAGACATAATTCATTGGAGAATGTGTACGATAAACTTGATGATATATTTGGTGATGTTGGAGATAGGTTTGTTGCTAATACATCGTTGTTCCCTATCATTAAGGTTATTTCAGATATTGTTGGTGATGACAATGAGTGGATAGAATGGTATATATACGAGAAAGAATGGGGAACTAAGGAAGATATGGAAGTCACTGATGTAAACAATAATGTTGTATCTTCTGAGACATTGGAGGATTTATGGGAACTGATACAGAGTAGCAAGGGTGGTGATGAACGTGAATGATATAGAACTTTGGCACGGCGATTGTCTTGAATTAATGAAAGATATACCTGATAAGTCGGTAGATATGATACTATGTGACTTACCTTATGGAACAACTGCTTGTAAGTGGGATACTGTAATTCCTTTTGAACCTTTATGGGAACGTTTAAAAAGAATAGTTAAACCTAATACGCCAATTATATTATTTGGTTCACAGCCATTTACATCAAGTATCATTATGAGTAATATAAGTTGGTTCAGGGAAGAGTTGATTTGGCTAAAAAACAAACCTGCAAGTGGTATGCAGTGTAATCAAAAACACATGAAAATCCATGAAAATATATGCGTATTCAGTGAAAGTGCTAAATATACATATAATCCACAAAAGTGGCTTATCTCTGAAAAAGAGTTTATAACCCAAAGAAAAACTTTTAAAGAAAATGAATACATAGGCAATCAGATTTATAGTGCAACATACAGAACCCGTAAACCTGACACTGGAGAAAGAAATCCCATTTCAATACTGAGCTGTCGTGTACCATTTACACCACAAAACAATAAGTCTTATTCCGATAATGTAGATTTGAGATATCATCCAACTCAAAAACCTCTTGAATTACTTGAATATCTCATAAAGACCTTTAGTAATGAAGAAGATGTTGTACTTGATTTTACAATGGGTAGTGGTAGTACAGGTGTAGCTTGTAAAAACCTTAATCGTAAATTTATTGGTATTGAACTTGATGATACATATTTTAAGATAGCCAAAGAGAGAATTGAAAATACGAATGTATGATAAAAACAGATTTTTATTAATTTAAGGAGATAATAATATATGAGGCAAATATATACACTAAAATTTAAATCTTCGCTTCTGAAGGAATTTGGGTATAAAATTAATATGGAATTTGACGAAGCTAAAAAATTAAAATATGTAATTGCTTTGGCTGATAGTCAGATGCTTCGTACAATAAGAGAAGTCCGTGGGCAGGTTATTGATTTTGATAAGGTTGAAGAATTATATACAGACAGAGAAATTTATGATAAAAAGCTTTCAAATTCAAAATCTCTTGGAAAAGAAGATATCGAAAGGACTGTTGCTGACAGAAACGAAGTGCAATCTGAAATAGATGATGCGCTATATGTAAAAGATTATGTGACTATCGTTATGGAAAGCACAAAAGATTATGATTATATTTGTGAGAATGGTGTTGAAATAAACGGTAAGATTTATCACAGACTGAGTTGTTCTGCTGGACAAGCTCGTAAATCAACTATTGTAGTTTGCCCAAATGATATTATTGACGAAGTGGTTCACAGACTTGATAATGACAGAAATAAGAATGTTCCGCTTGCTGCGAGTAAATATAACGCATACTTTGGACTCAGTAGCTCTGCAACTCAGGTTGTAAGTGAGCCAAAGTTTATTGTAGTTAAAGATTTTGAAAACACCGATACTTTTGACGTACATTTTGTAACTGAGGTGGCAGGAAACACCGATGATTTAGTAGAAGATAAGACTGTTACACAGACATTTAATAGAACTGACGGAATGGGGCTTATATCTCCAAAACAGGCTAAGAAGTGGGCAGATGAATTGGGATTAGATTACATACCTTCACAGTTTGGACTAAGACAAAGCTTTATAAAGGGTATGCTTTGTACGTTCCCCATCCACGAATTTTGTGAGGAAATAAACAATGGCAATTACATAGTTGACACAATTTACAAAGATAAAAACGGAAATTATATAAAAGCCGATCTTCGAGATTACGATATTATTATTTCTGAATCGCAGTTTAAGCTTTGGAATTGTTATGACGGTGTAGATGATTACCTTGAAAAATGCCACAAAAACGGTTTGAAATGGGGTATTCCCCAGTATGCACCTAAAGAATGTAAAAATATTTTAAAGATGAATTATCAGTTTTTACAGACTTTGAATTTGAATGAAACTGACATAAAAGAACTTTGCAAGCCTTTTGTTGATTGGATAACTGGTGTTTCATATGATAACTTTGAATATATGTTGCTGTTTTTGCTTGGAGTAAATAATACAGAAGAAAACATAAACAATTTTTTGAGAAGCAGTGATAATTATTGGTTGAAGTCGCTTGTAGTAAATCCCGATTTGAAGAATGATAGGTTTATTCGTACAAAAATAAGGGATTTGATAAAGAATAAAATAAAAAAAGGCTGTATGGGAGATATTTATGTTAAGGGGAATTTTCAGACTTTAGTATCTGACCCATATGCTTATATGCAACACGTTTGTGGTATTAAACCTACAGGACTGCTTGATAAGGACGAATTTTACTCAAACTATTGGAATGAACGCAATGTAGAACAAGTAGATGGCATGAGGTCTCCCCTCACCTTTAGATCGGAACACGTTGTTATGAATTTAAAAAAGAATGCTGAAACCGAGAAATGGTACAGGTATTGCAAAACTGGTATCATAATAAATTGGTTTGGTCATACAGTGCAGAATTTCGGAGGCGCAGATTTTGACCTTGATATTTTAGCAACAACATCTGATCCCATAATTATTAAGGGTGTTTACAGAAATGAATTAACAATGACGTATGATGCTCCAAAACCTGAAAAGAAAATCTTTTCAAAAGAAGATATTCAAAACGCCGACAAGTTTGGCTTTGGTTCAATTATTGGTCAAATAACAAACAAGAGTAGTAATGCATACGCTTTACTTAAAGAAATTGAAGATAAATATGGTAAAGACAACGATATGTGGAGAATTACATATTCAAGGTTAATCCAGTGCTGTAAAGCACAGAGTTGTCAGATCGATAAGACTAAGTTGGGGCGAGAGGTTAAAGGTATTCCAAAATTATGGGTTGAATATCGTAAAACTGACGATAAAACGGTCGAGGAAAACAACTATAAAGCAGAAGATATTGTTAAGATAAGGTTTTATAACAGTATTCTTCTTGACAAATATCCATATTTCTTTAGATACAGATACCCTGATTGTAAAAAGAAGTATGATAAATATGTTGACAGCAATGAGACAGCTTGCAAGCAGCATTTCGGAATGTCCTTAAAGTCTTTAATCGATTTAAGTCAAAAAACTCCAGAACAGATGACCTTTTTGGATAATTATTATAAGTATATGCCTGTCACAATGAGCGATAGTCCAATGAATTTGCTTTGTAAATACATAGAAGGTATCAACTTTGAAATTTCAAAAAAAATCAAAGAAAAAACATCAAGCGAGGTTCTTCCAATATTGAAATATGATGTAGAATATAATAACTCTGAATATAATACTGTATCAGATATTATAGATGAATGTTTACTCTTGTATAGAGAGGTACAATTTGAAAACGCTGAGAAGGATAAGGATAAACGAGAAGTTTTTGATTTCTCAAAATACACCTCAGAAATCATACTTGCAATAGGAAATGTTGAGAAGGCTTTAAATTGCGTAATTGATTATTTTTATATCAATAATCCCCAAAAGAGCAAAGATGTAATGTGGGAAATGTTTGGTAGATATATTTACACAAGAATAAAAAAAGATGTTTCTTCTATAATGTTTCCGATGCCTGATAAGAACGGTAATATTACATATTTAGGTGAAAATTATTCTGCACAGGAGGTTGAAATATGAACGAGTTTAAATATAAAGACATAGACTATGCTAAAAATATAATTGAACATGGATTTTCTAAAAAGTATTTTAACACAGAAATTAAACTTGTGGCACTCTATCTTCGTGACGTCCTTGATATAAGAAAAAAGGAAGATAGAAAAAATGAGTTACATAATATTTGTAAGAAATATCTCAAAGATTATCACAGAATGAGATACTACAAGGTGGTTAATAAGGCAATAGATTACTCTACTTGTAAGAAAAATCAATTAATAACAATAGAAAGTGTTCCAGTTTTAAAGTGCGAGGTTGATTATTTCAATAAAGCAGAGCTGACCCTTGATGAAAAGAAATTGTTATTTACGTTGCTTATAGTACATAAACTTAATAAAGAATACTTTGAAATCAAAGAGCCAGACGAGCCTTATAATAACATTTATTTTAAAGGTGGGACATCAAGATACTCCGACCTGAAGAAAATAAGTAATATTTCAAACAAGGTGGATATAAACATAGACCTTATTTCAAAGCTTGCCAAGAGAGGTTATTTACAGCTTTACAGTCGTGGCTGTATCAGAATGAACTTTATAGAACAGATTGATTATGATGATAATACTGGCGAAGTTGCGTTTGCAATAACTAATTATAACAATATCGGATACTGGTTTGAATGGTACACTGGTAATAAGAGAATCGGTCGTTGTAATAAATGCAATAATGTGTTTTACAAGAAATCTAATCATCAAATTTATTGTGACAAGTGTCAGGGATATGAAAAACATGGCATTAAAATTATTGTTTGTTGTGACTGTGGTAAAGAATTTGAAGTCAACGGCATAGTAAAAAACAAGAAGAGGTGTAATGAATGTCAAGATAAATATGTAAAGGAATACGATAGAAGCAGAAAAAAGAAGTAATTTCCGTCTTTTTATTTAATATAGAAAACGCCCACAAATGTCGTATCTATGCGGTTTGTGGGTGTTTTTAATTTTCTTTATTATATGATATGATAAAATAGAAATGTTATTTCTATTTTAGAAAATATTATATAATAAGAAAATTAAAAATTACAAAACTTACAAAAATTTATAATGAATGGTGGTTAAAAATTTGATCGCAATTTCAAAGGCTGAAGCACAGGAACTCAGAAAAATACTTCCTAATGTAGAAATACATAAGACTCTCAGAACTAAATCGGGTCGTGGAAAGTATTATCTCGTTGAAGAAAAGAGAAATCTTATTGCTTTGGCAAAGCTCAGAAATACCGATGTAAAATCAATTGCTGAGTAACTAACTATCCTCTACTGTCCCAGAACCCTACCTACTATATCCACACGCCACTGCGGTTCATCTCCTTTTACAATGAATTGTGCGAAAGTCCATTCCTTTAGAGAAATTTTTAGAATTATCTAAGATGCTCAGTTTATGGACAAGAAGTTATTTCGTTTTTACCGCTGGCAATGTGTGCAGCGAAACAATTAAAAAACAAGGTAATAAAAAAGTTATATGGAACAAGTCAAATCATTATATTAAATATCAGAATGAATTAAAAGAGTTATTTAGAAAGCAAGCAGATATTAGAAAATATCAACATGAATGTTTGGCTAATTATATCATATCTCTTGGAAATAAAGTATATGTTGAAAAAATGAATTTTGCAGGACTTCAAAAACGTGCTAAAAATACAGAAAAGAATGACAAAGGTAAGTTTAAGCGAAAGAAAAGATTTGGTAAATCTTTAGCAAATAAAGCACCGAGTATGTTATTAAATATTATAAATAGGAAATTAAATTATTTTGGTAAAAGACTTATAGAGATAGATACATTTGAAGCAAAAGCAAGTCAGTTTAATCATTTTGACAGAACGTATGCAAAGAAATCTTTATCACAAAGATGGAATGATTTTAATGGAATAAAAATTCAAAGAGATATGTATTCTGCTTTCTTAATAATGAATATAGCAGATGATTTAAAGAGTTTTGATATAAACAAATGTAATGAAAGATTTGAAAACTTTTATCGACTTCATAATTTGGAAGTTGAACGATTAACAGGCAAAAATAATTTAAGTAGTATAGCAATTTAAAAAAGAGAATATACAATAAGGTTTTGACACGAGCCTTATACTATCGTTAATTTATTCAAAAGAATAATTGATAGTGAAAGTCTTATAGAAATTCATTAGTCTTATATGCTTTCGAGTATATTTGGAAGTGAATGTATATAAGAACCCAACGTGCTTTAGTCGTTGGAGTGTCAGAAACTCTTTTCATAAATATATGCCTCCTAAAATATATTTTTTATCCTTTTCTATGGTAGGCACGGTTGTAGGACAGTAGCAAAAGTCAAATATCCTATGTAAATAACATAGGGCTGTCGGGTGACAGTAACTTATTTTAAGGAAAATGAATTTATGAACGTAAACAAGGACTATGAAATTAATCTCGATGAACTTCTTGCAGACCCCACAGAAATGACTCCTGTTACATATCAGTATTACAAAAATCTGAAGAATCGTACAATTATTATCAATGACCAGATTACCGCTGATATTGTAGAAAGCGTTATGCTCCCTCTTATCGAAATGGACAATGATGGTACGGGTAAACCTATTACGATTAGACTTTCAACTGTCGGAGGCAGTTTGTTTGACGGAATTACGCTTTGTGATATCATAGATGGTCTTAAAACAAAGACTACTATTATTGTACAGACTTATGCTTATTCTATGGGTGGAATTATTCTTATGGCAGGATATAATAATCCTAATGTTAAGAAAGTTTGCTATAAGCATAGTACAGCACTTTTACATGCTGGTAGCACTTATCTGGAAGGTAATTCGTCATCTGTAAAAGATCAGTTCCATTTTAATCAGAAATTTGAGCAGAAGCTTAAAGATTATACCCTTTCTCATTCAAATATTACAGAAGATGAATACAATGCTATGGAACGTTACGAGTGGTATATGGATTCCGATACAATGCTCTCAAAGGGCTTGGTCGATGAAATTCTGTAATGGGGTACAAATATGAAAAAATTTCTTGATACTTGTTCCCTACTGGAATTAGCCAACTCATCTGATATAAATGCAACCGATATTTGTCTATCAAGTGTTACATTGCAGGAACTTGAAAATATTAAGACTTCCGCAAACAAGGATAGTGAGACAAAATATCGGGCGAGAGTTGCTGTCCGAGCATTAAAAGATAATCCCGATGTTGAAATAATAGTGGTCAATAAAGATGATTATAATTGCCTTGAAGAAAAGGGGCTTGAAACTACAAACGATGATCTGATTATTGCTTCTGCTTATAGATATTCACAGGAACATAATATCGTGTTTTATACAGAGGACTTGCTTTGCGGATTTATTGCTAAGAATTACTTTGGACTTGAGGTTCAGAGTGTTAAGACCGATGATAAATCTGATATGTATAAGGGATATAAGGTAGTTGTTCCTACAGATGAAGAATTAGCACAGGTTTATGACAAAGATAATTGTGATAATCTTTTTGGTTGTAATATAAATGAATATGTTGTCATCAATGATTCTGAGGGTAACTTCTGTGATGTTCTCAGATGGTCTGGAACAAAATATGCTAATGTGTTTAACAAGAGTTTTAAGTCAAGACAACTTGGAACTTGTAAACCATTGGACGTAATTCAAAGAATGGCTTTTGATAGTATTACAAATAATGATGTTACCGTATTATATGGTCGTTCAGGAAGTGGTAAGACTACTATTCCTTTATCTTTTATAATGCAGGGCTTGGAAAGCGGTAAATATAAGAAATGTTACATTGTATATTCTTATGAAACACTAAAAAATCAGAAAACACTTGGATTTGTAAAGGGCGACTTATTAACGAAGAAATTATTTTCGGGTTCAATAGGTAATATCCTAAGCACAAAACTTGGCGATATGACAGAAGTAGAACGTTTGATTATGAGTAATCAAATTGAAATCATTCCTACTGCTGAATTGCGTGGCGTTGAGTTTTCTTCTGATTCAATCGTTTTTTCAACAGAAGCACAAAATCTTGATAGCTATGCTCTTAAAACACTTATTCAGCGTTGTAAAACGGGTTCAAAGCTTATTCTTGAAGGAGATATTCTTGAACAGTGTGATACTACGAGAGGCGTTGGACTTTTTAGAATGATTGATGTGTTTGCTGACCATTCTTGTTTTGGTTGCGTTAAGTAAAAAAATAATTATAGGAGTGAAATCAGTGAACTTGCTGATTTACTGTAAATATAGGATAAATATAGGAGATTTATAAATGAGTAAAATAAACAGAAAATATGCCTGCGATGTGAAAGGTTTGATTTCTGCTGATGACGGTATTATCACTATCGAAGTAGAAGATATGGATGAACCTGTTGTACTCGCTGACTTTATTAAGGATTTTGTAGGTAAGCCCGATGTTAAGATTTCAGTTTCTTATGGTGAGGAACTGTAAAGGGAGGGCTTAATATAAATTTTTCTACATATGAAGAGGAACTTGAATATCTTGTAGATAAGGTGGATAATCCTCTGAATAATAAGACTTGGGTGGATATGGTCGATGATTTAGGCACTAATACTCACCCAGACGTGCTGAGAAAATCATTTACTGGTGGTCGCTATGGTGGTTATGCTGTGTATAAGTATTTCATCAATAAGATTACCGAGGGTTGTTCTACCGAGGAACAGGAACGTCTTGAAATTTTAAGGAACGAAGTATATAAGGAACGCTGCAAAAATGCAGATATTCTTAGAGAAAAAAGAAAAATTCTGCGTGATGAAGCAAGATTTGAAACACTCACAGATGTACTCAAAGAAGAAACCAAGAATTTAAGACCTATTAAGCTAAATGATTTTAAGTCAAGCACAAAATCAGAAAGAGTTTATGGTATCGCACAGTTTTCAGATTGGCACTATGGTAAGTTAATAGATAATCAGTGGAATTATTATGATTTAGACGTTGCTGTTGAACGAGCAAATATTATTGTAGATAAGATTATTGGCAAAAGCAAGAAACACGGTGTTACAGACCTTATCATTGAAATAAATGGTGATATGGTGGACGGTATCATAAATATATCATCAAGAAATGTTGAAGAAGCGGATATTATCACTCAGATAGTAGGTATTTCTGAGCTTCTTGCACAGGTTATAAACAAGCTTATCCCCTATTATGAAAATGTTAAGGTAGTTACTACATTAGGTAATCATGGTCGGGTATGGAGTGACAAGCGTAATTGTGCGACAGCTGAAAATTTCGAGATGCTTATTCCTGAATTTCTTAGACTTAGACTCGATAAGCGTGTAACTCTTATTACATCTCACGGTCTTGATTTTGCATCTTATGAAATTAATGGTGATCTGATTTGTGTTGCACACGGTCAAAATGATAAGCTTGCTACTGTAATTTCTGATTTTACAAATGTATATAAGAAACTTCCAAAGGAAATTCACCTTGGACATACACATTCTTACAAGGATATAAATGATTGTGATGTGTTTGTCACTGTAAACGGTAATTTATGTGGAAGTGACGATTACGCTGTTTCATTGCGTAAGATAGCAAAGCCAAGTCAGAACTTCATTATTTATGATGGTTCTGACAGGTGTATCTATAGTTTAATTGCAGACTATATTGATTAATAATTGAAAGGAATTTGAATATATGACAAAGGCTGAATTTATTACTGCTGTAAAGGCAAATAACGATAATTTTACAAAGGGCGAGATTGAGGAGCTTCTCGGCACAATTCTTGATACCATTGTTGAGAATGTAGCTAATGGCGAGAGAGTAAATTTCGTTGGCTTCGGTGCTTTTGAAAAGGTACATACTGAAGCAAGAAAGGGTGTTAATCCATCTACTGGTGAAGAGATTACCATTGAAGCAAAGGATAAGCCTAAGTTCAAAGCTGGAAAGATGTTTGCCGATGCCGTAAACGGCAAGTAAATAAATGAATATCGAGACGGTGGGTTGCAATAGTGACTCACTGTCTTTTTATTGCGAGTTGGTCTAATGGTAGGATTAGGGTCTCATAAACCTTAGATTTACGTTCAAGTCGTAAGCTCGCACCCAATAATAAAAATCACCGTCAATAAAGGTTTTTGTAATAACTATCGTGAGTGTATGATTATATTATGGTCAAATTTAATCAGATGCCTCAAATTATGATGGTTATAGTTTTTTGGTTATACATAGCTGTGAGCATTTGTATTAACAATAGTTGGCAAAGTGTTTGACCAACACTATTCGTCTGATGACAAGGATAAAGATAAGTGGATATGATGCCTTGTAAAAACTTTATTCTAACGTATATAAGAAACCTATTAAGATTATCCATTCGAGATAGTACGGATAGAATAGACATACTGAAGTAATTGGGTTCTAATTTATTGAAACAGGCGTTTATAGGTATGTTATATGTGGATATAGACTTAATGTGTTTGTATTCACACAAGTAGGCAGTTCTCGATAATCTGCTGTTAGCAGCTCTGTCTGTGGACAACTGCGGTCAAAGTAGATATACATATCAAAATGATTAAATCGAAGAAATAATACTGACCAAAAACATCTAATGATGTTCCGTAAGGATAATGTACGCATTATACTTATTGGTTTTGTGGAATAGGTATGGTTTTCTGATGTTTTGCAGCCCTATAAATAAAACAAAACATACAAGTTGTTAATTCTGAGAAGATAATTTTCAGAATTATGTTTGCAATAACCCCGATGTATAAAGGGTGACAACCTTTCGGGACACGATTATAACGGATAATTTTTTGACGATAGCCAATTAATTAAGCCGACTTTATATATGAGAGTATATATAACGAGATGGAAACTATCAAATTTAGTCGTAGTGCTAAGAGTCGATGCTTCAAAAGGTACAGAACTTGTTGCAGTAGAAATAGACGCTCCTGTGGAGAATAAGCCATAAACCTGTGGGTGGAACTATAGGGTCAATGTGGTAATCCAAAATAATACTGTTTGTCTTGACGTTTGAGAAATCAGACTATAAAACAAGTCGCTGGTAAGAGTAGGGATATGACAGCTTGAAAAATTCTTCAAATTATTTAATAATAGAAATGATGAAATAATTAATGCTGAACGTCTCCTGAAATTTATGGGTAATCAGTCCCATATAAGTTTAAAGCTTTGTGCTTATGACAAGAAGCTATAGGGTCGCTACTTATAGTTCAGCCTTGTTATCTTAGTGACTGAATTATTGAAGAAATCAACGGAGGTAAGGCGAAGGTCTTGTTGCAAACATAATTGTGAGAATTATTTTCTCATATTGTAATATATAAAAATATTACGTTTGGTGTGCTTAAAGAATTATGTCAGAAATCCAATTTGCTTTAGACAATGGGTAATTCACGAGTGGTTAAAATCTTATTATTGACATCATTGTAAAAATATGTTATAATTTATCAAAATAAATGCAAAGGATGTATTATTATGGCATATAAAAAGAATAATTCAAAACCTGATTTTGATCACAATTCTGTCTTAAAACACAGTGAAATTAGATCATTTCCCACACCACCAACAACACATAGTGTGGAACCGTCAACAATTGGATCCAATACATATACGCCCGAAACAAACCATGGTCAACGACCACAGCCCCAAAAGGATGATAAAAAATAATGGACAAGATATTAGAAGCCCTACCAGAATATATTTTATGTATTGTTTATGGTTTTATATTCATACGATTATTTAGGTATATTGGTTCATTAAAGAATGCATCTGATTATCAGCATACAATATGGGAATCATTAATTGTCGGCTTCGTGTTAAAGAAAATATATTCATTAATTCCGTTTAGTATAAATCAAGGAATAGACATAATAGGATTAATCGCTCTAACTGCTATTTTATCAACAATAGCTTCTAAAATCTATTCGTCTTCCAAAGTTGATAAGATACTTCGATTTTTTCATATTTATAGAAACCGACATGTGTATATTTGGCAAGATATAATTGACCCTGATTATGCCACAGTAGTCGAATGCACAAACCCAGTAACAAAAGAAACATATATTGGAACATTAATTTGCTGTGAAGATTTTACTAATCAACCATATATTATCATTAATAATTATGAATACTGGGAAGACTATAACGATGAAAAAACATATCAAGATCATAGAGGAAATCCTCGAATGACCGCATTAATTAATACTGCTGAGTTTACAAGAATTTACCCACAATATATTGAGGGTAGTTCAAAAATAAGATCATAAGACCGAGAACAAATCCTCGGTCTTATTTTTTGCCTAAAAACAGTATGTAGGCTACAGGAAATAATGATAATTCAAACGAATACAAGTAAAATAATAAACAATACTGAAAGGACAGTTATAATGCTTGAAATTTTACAATATATTTTCAGTAGTTTTTGGATATGGTTGGGGTTTACGATAATAATCCTCATACCGTTTTCAGCTCTGAAAGAACCTGTTATCGGAATATTGCACTGCATCGGCGGAATACTCAATCATAAAGCTGAATGTTACCGTTTAGCAAGAGAACTTATTTTAAAAAATGATGAGTGGAACACTATACAAAAAATAAGATATATGTATCAAATAAGAACTAAAAAGGGATTTGACAGTTTTATAGAGGAACATTTAACATCTAAATATATGGATCATGCATACGGAAATTCAACTGTATAATTACATTCTCGGTAAAAATCAGAAATCTTAGACATTAACATAGTGTCCTTACTGTCTGACATTCCATCATAAAGGATTTTTACAAGTTCAATACCGCAAGATGTATATGTTACTACTCCAATATTTATTTTAGGAATAGATGAGATAATATGCATTTTATCATTATAATATCTAATCTTTAAATTATTTGAATTTTTATATACAATAGTTTCAGATGAAGTGGTATAGTTTATTAATCCTAAACTTGAAAAATGCATTAGAATTCCAAAATTCACAAATTTTCTATCATATAATTCTATATTATTTGTTAATGAATTGGGATAAAAGAATATAGGAAATTCTTTACCATCAATATCATCAATAAATAATGAGCGAGAACACAAATATGAAAAAAACTTTGCGTCGTCTGAATCCATAATTTGGAGAACTTGAAGAAGTTTTTTACTAATCGAATTTTCATTTTCGCATTTTGATGCAAGAATTTTTGCCCAAACAGTCTGCATTTCTTGACTTGATACATTTTTAGAAATATCATCGTACATTCCAAGCCATTCGTCATCAACTGTTGGAAGTAACTGTTCCAATGATTTTCCTTTACCATTTAGCATTAAATTTGCAAAATTATAGATATTTGCGCTGTTCATAATCTCCTTTTTAACCTTATTCAAACTACGCATTGCAACGTACTTTTCCATAGGAGTCATGTTGGGATCATTCTCTATTTCATCAAGCAGCATCTTATTGGCTCTATATCTCGGACTGATAGAAAGAAATTTTTCAATAAGACCAGAACCTTCTTTTGCTACATCAAGTGTTTTTTCTGCTATTTCTAAACTTTCTTTAACTGGCATGATTAATTCATCCTTTTCATATAATAAATATTAGGTTTTATATCATAGTAAAAATTGTATTTTAATTATATACAACTAATCAGAATATTTATAGCATATCATATTTATGAAGTATTTACAATATTTCTTACATATAAAGGTGGTAGAAAAAATCGCAGATAATTTGTTAAAATATTACAAAAAGAAACATTTTTTATTAGGTTTTTATAAGAAGTTTTTTACTTAGCCTGATAAATATATATTTGTTTTAAGGTAACTCCTTAAAGCAGATGCCATCGTTGTATATTTAAGAAAAGTTTTCATTGCATATGGAGCTATAAATATAAAAACGAAAGGAAGTGACAGTGTGGCAAGAGCAACAGTATATAACCACATAACAACTGAGAAAAAGATAGCGGAAATCAATGAGAATAATACTTGGCTTATGAATGAATTTCTGGAGTATCTTGCCTCTGTTGACCGTTCTCCTAAAACGCTTAATGCTTATAGGAATGATTTACATATATTCTTTGTGTGGAATATTGATTTTAACAATAACAAAGATTTTATAAAATTAACTAAGCGTGAAATAGCAAAATTTCAGAATTATGCTATAAATGAATGGCACTGGAGTCCTAAAAGAGTTCGCCGTGTAAAGTCTGCTTTGAGTTCAATGAGTAATTTTATAGAAAATATTCTTGATGACGAGGACGAGTATAAAGATTTTAGGTCTATTATTAAGAAAATTGAATCACCTGCAAATGAAGCCGTGAGAGAAAAGACTGTTCTTTCAGATGAACAGGTTGAACTTTTACTTAATACTCTTGTAGAACGTAAAGAATATGAAAAGGCTTGTGCGATAGCTATTTGTGCATATTCTGGAATGAGAAAAGCAGAGCTTCTTCAGATGCGAATGGAATATTTTGATGAAAGTCATCTCGAATTTGGCTGTCTTTATAAAACTGATAAGATAAGAGCTAAGGGCAGAGGTCAGTTAGGTAAACAGATCAACAAATACATAATGAAAAAAGTTGATAAATATATTGACCTTTGGAGAACTGAACGAGAAAGATTAGGTATTGAATCAGAATGGGTATTTGTTAAGAAATGCAAAGATGGCTGTGTTAAGCGTGAAAGCGTTGATAATTGGACTGATGAATTTTCTGAAATTGTCGGAGAAGATTTTTATTTTCATTCTTTGAGACATTATGTATGTTCTAATTTGTCGGCAAATAATCTTCCTGCTGAAGTAATTCGTGAATTTTTTCAGTGGGAGTCGGTCGAAATGATTAAAATATATAATGATAACTCAGTTGTTGATGACTTTGATAAATATTTTTCTGTTGACGGTGTAAACAAACAAGAAGAAAGTAAAGGATTTTCTGATATAAAATAACCTCGTCTCTCAGCAGACACATTACAATACATAGTGGTTTACCCACACAATATAAAACAAAATGTCGGAATAGAGACTATAAACCAATTCCATTGTAGAAGGACACTACTAAAAACCGCAAAGGTTACTGCGCCTAAAGCAGTTGTATATAGGGGTTACGGAAACCGTCTAAAAACCGAGAAAGCACCATTCGTCACAAAATGGTGCTTTTATTATGCCTTGATTTACCGTGTTAGGTGATAAAGGTATCCAATGATACAAAGACTTACAGAGTTGCAAACTGTAGGATAAAGCAATGATAGGCTCTTCTCCCCTGTCATTGCTTTTCTTTGTGTTTAGATAAAAATTTAGGAGAAGATGTAGAACGGAGAAGAAATTATGGGCAGAAAGAAAACACATGAAGAGTTTTTACAAAAAGTAAATAAAATAAATCCCCATATTGAAATATCGGGATTGTATGTTAATGTTGAAAGTAAAATAAATTGTAAATGTAAAGTATGTGATTACGAATGGACTACTACAGCAAAAAATTTATTAAAGCCGAAGAAATGTCTATACTGTTTACAGAAGGATAAAGTTTTTGAATATCCTGATATTTCACATAAAGAATTTTGTAATATAATAACCAATAATTATCCTACATTATCTATTACTGGAGCGTATACAAAAGGTATGCAAACAATATCTTGTACTTGTAAAGAATGTGGACATCACTCAAGAATTAGGATACAAATGCTATTAGAATGTACTTATAAGTGTCCTATTTGTAATAATGGTAAAGAAAATATTAAATATGGGATAAATGATATAAAAACAGCAAACCCAGTATTATATGAATGTTTAAAAGATAAGTCGGATAATAATAAATATACTATCAATAGCAGAGCAAAGACGGATTTTATATGCCCTTGTTGTCATCAAGTAATTAAAAATAAAACTATTACTATTGTAAATAAGCGTGGTCTTAAATGTAAATGTCAAGATGGAAATAGTCTTGGAGAAAAATATTTTTATCAAGTTATGAAATCTTTAGATGAGAATATTGAAACCGAGAAATACTTAAATGAGAATTATTCTTTTAGATATGATTTTTATGGTAGTATTAACGGTGTTACTTGGATATGTGAGATTCAAGGTAAACAACACAGTGAAAAATCATTTGAAACTTGCGGTGGTAGAACACTTGAAGAAGAAATACAAAATGATAAACTGAAAAAAGAATATGCTTTATCGCAAGGAGTTGACTATTACATACAAATTGATTCAAAAGAAAGTGGTTTTAATCAATTAAAAGACGCGATTATAAATAGCGACCTATCTAATTTATACTCATTTGAGAATGTAGACTGGGTAGAGTGTTATAGAAAATCTCTTATATCAGATGTGATTAAAATTACAGAACTTTGGAATCAAGGATATAAAATAATGGAAATTTGTAATATTACAGGATTCAATAAAGGCACAGTTAGAAGACATTTAACAAAAGCAAATGAAATTGGATTATGTAACTATGACCATACTGCAAGTAATCACATTAAGGTACTATGCGTAGATACCAATGAAGTATTTGACTGTTTGAGAGATGCAGAAAATAAATATAATATTAAACGTGGTTATTTGTCTGCTTATTTAAAGGGTAGAACAACTTTGCCAGTAGCTAATATGAATTGGGAATATATTGAAAATTAAGGAGGTGGTTTAATGCCACAAAAGAAACGGGCGAAACCACCTGTTGGAAAAAAGATTTGTGTAGAATGTGGAAAAGAAAAATCATTATCTTGCTTTTACACTACTACAAATCCAATGGTGTCCAATGATGGACGTACTGTAAACATTTGTAAAACTTGCGTAAAGAATGGTTCATATAATCCTGATGGGTCATTAAATATTGAATTATTTAAGCAAAAGTTAATGTTAATGGATAAACCTTATGTTCCCATAGCATTAGAGTCTGCAATAAAAGAAGTTAATCATTCTATTGAATTAGGTAAGGGAAGAACAGACGTAATAGGCTGTTACTTTAAGAATGTATCAACTTTACCTCAGTATTCTAAACTTTCTTTTTTAGAATCGTTAAATCTTGAAAAACAAGGGAAAGATATTAAAGACGCTGTTACAACAACAGAAAAAAAAGGTAGAACAAGCAATGAAGTATATGTAAGACAAATTGACGATTTTGTTGTTACTGACGAAATGCTTGACCTTTTTGGAGAGGGTTATACAAAAGCTGAATATAGGTTAATGACTAAAAAATTTGAGAAGTTGAAGCAGACGTATGTTATTCAGACAAATCTTCACGAAGAAGCACTGGCTACTTATGTAAGATTCAAAGTTAAAGAAGAACAAGCTACTGCACAAGGAGATGTAGGAGGCGCAGAGAAGTGGAACAGAGCTGCACAGGAAGCAGCAGATAAAGCAAAGTTATCTCCTAAACAATTAACAAAAAGTGATTTACAAGGTGGTTTAAATAGCTTTTCTGAATTGCTTATGGCTGTTGAACAAGCTGTTGATGTCATTCCTATTCTGCCATCTTTTAAATTCAGACCAAACGATGCAATAGACTTTAATATCTGGTGTATGATAAATTATCTTCGTGACCTTGAGGGCAAACCATTATGCGAATACGAAGATGTTTATAAATTTTATGATGAACGTAAAAAAGCATATGTTGAACAGTATGGCGATCCTTATGGAATATTTGCAAATGATACTACTGAGGATAATCGTGAAGCAATTAAGAGATTTATAAAATTGCCAAAGGATTATGGTGATGATGATGAGTAAGGGTAAAAATGATATTGATAATGCTCCTAAACTCAATGTTTCACCTATTGAGAAAAATCTTGATAAATGGATAGAGTTTTCAAGTTGGATGATTTGGTATCCAGATTTATTTTTAGATTTGTTACGCCCTAAAGAGGGCGGTATTACATTGCACCCAGATCAAAGAATATTTCTAAGATGTGCTACAAGATTTTTTTCTATTTACGGTTGTTTCCCTCGTGGCTGGGGCAAGACATGGGACGAGGTGGCTTCTTTATTTATAATTGCAATTAGATACCCCAATATTGAATTGTCATTAACGGCACAGACAAAAGATAACGCTGCTGAATTGTTAAAAGACAAATCTCAAGAACTGCTCCGACAATACCCCTTGCTTAATAATGAAATTTCAGGAAAAGTAAAATTTCAAAAGGGAGATGCAGAAATAAATTTTAAAAATGGTGCTAAAATTGATGTTCTTGCAAATTCACAAAATAGCAAAGGTCAAAGAAGAAAACGTATTAATATAGAAGAATCGGCATTATTAAATGCAGAATTGTTTGACGATGCTTTAAAACCTATTGTTGAGGTATCACGATATACTTGTGGCAAATTAGCATTAATAAACCCAGAAGAACTTAATCAGCAAATTCATTATTTTACTACCCCTGGATGGAGAGGTTCTGATGAGTATAATAGAAATATTCAGATGATAAGGAATATGATAAATCTTAAAGGCGAAATGGTTTTAGGTGCTGATTGGCGTTTAGGTAGTTGGTATGGAAGAGGTTCTTCAAAAAGTCAAATACTTGAAAAAAAGAAAACTATGTCGCCTACTGCGTTTGCACAGAACTATGGTGGAAAATGGACTGGTAGTAGCGATAGTGCTTTAATTAACGTAAATAGATTTTTAAACTCCAGAGTTCTTACTAAAGCTGAATTAAAAACATCTAATTTTTCTGATGAATACTACATAGGTGTCGATGTTGCACGTTCTCAAAATTCAAATAACAATCAATCATCTGTTTGCGTAGGAAAAGTTATTCGAGATGTTGATACAAACAAAATACTATCTGTTGATATAATTAATGTTATGAATGTATCTAATACTATTAATTTTACAGGACAAGCTATCATCATAAAAAAGCTGAAAGAGGCTTATAATGCAAGAGCTGTTGTTGTCGATGGTAATGGACTTGGTGCAGGTTTAGTTGATGAAATGTTAAAAACAAATATAGACCCAAACACACAGAAAAAATACCCTTGTTGGGACACTATAAATACTGATAATAAACCTGAAACTAATAATGCTGAAAAATGCGTTTATGATTTAAAAGCACAATCAGCGCAGACTCGTATTATAACAAATTTTATAGATATGATTGATGCAGGTAAGATACGATTACTTGAAAAGAGAAATATTACTTCTAACTATGATAACCTTGAAAGTGATGTATTACCGTTTGTTCAAACGGACTTACTTTTTGAAGAAGTCAATAATCTAAAAATTAAATATTTACCAAGCGGAGCATTAACGGTTGAAAAAGTTGTAAATAAATTAAACAAAGACCGATATTCGGCACTTGTCTATCTATTATGGTTTATTATGGAGTTTTATAATAAACCAAAAGAAAAAAGTAATCTTGCGCTCAACATATCTTCCCTCTCACGCCGACCAACAATAGCTCACTAACTAACAGGAGGTGATACTCATAGAAACAGAAAATACAAATTCAACCCCTACTTCCCTATCCGACACCACATCTCTTACAACAGCGAAAGAAAATATAGAGAATTTTCTCACAGGTAAAACCAAGACTTTTGATTATGCTGAATTTGCAAGGGTTATAAAGAGTGAACTTAAATTCAATAATGCTTTCACAGAACATACTTGCATGGGATTTTCTAAAAAAGACATACTTGATACAGTTCAAAATCCTGAGAGATACGGACGGCGTATTCTTAAACTTAGCGATTATATGTATCGCAAGTCGGGATATTACAAACGTCTTATTGACTATTTTGCTAATCAGGCAGTTTTAAGATATACAGTTGATACTAAGCTTTACACGGACAAGCTCTCTGCCAAGAACAAGACCACTATAAAAAATAATTACATCAAATTTCTTGCTTTCGCAGATAAACTTAATCTCTCAAACGAGATACATAATATCACAAAAGCAATGTTTAAAAACGATGTGGTTTATGCTTATGTAGATACAAATGGTATGAATAATACATACTACTATCTTGACCCTATGATATGTGGAATATCTTCACTTATTGACGGTAATGTATATGGTTTTTATATTCAGAAAAATAAGATAAGCAAATCTAAATTTATCACACTTCCTCCTGCTTTACAGGAATTGCTTGACAGAAGCAATCCTCCTGACGGTAAAGTTATTGTACCTTATGAAAATTCATTATGCCTGAAATATAATAATGATTTTGTAACTCCTTATCCTCCATTTCTTATGATGATAACTGATATTATGCTTATAGATGAATATAAGGATTTAACAAAAGCACAGAGTATAAATGATGCTTATAAACTTCTTACGATGAAGATACCTACAAAGGACGGAGAAATTACATTAGATGACGGACTTATTACGGCTTTTACATCTGTTGTATTAGATACTGTTCAAAATAGTATAGGCGTTATCACAACTCCGTTTGATACTTCGACAGAGGAATTTTCATCGAGCAATGCAGATGACAGAGATACTGTATCTGATGCTATTTCTTGGGCATTCAAGAATGTTGGAGCAACAAATAATTGTTAAAAATATAGACAGACATAGACAAATGTTGTCAAATATACTTAATAACCGCAATACTCCGCATATAGTGTGAACTGTATGTAGTGATAAGGAGCGGATAATCCTTATCCCACACCACATCAACTGCGAGCAATCCCTAAAGCTACATTAACCACAACGTAATGATGAAATAAGCATAAGCGTGATGGTGACGAAAGTAGAAAAAATAGTGTAGATGGTGCAAGGTTAAATCCTAAACACTGTTGTAACAATGGGTCTTTCGCAACATATATCCGAATAGGATACTGCTCAACGACTATCTCCCGTAAGGAGAGTAGGGTTAAGTGACCCGAAACGAGTGGCTCTCACAAATGTGAGATGATGAAATAGTCTGTGCTTGTATGAAAATACAAGAAGTTCATAAGAGAACTGGCAGAGATTAACGACCTCTGTTGAACACGCCAAAAATGTATTCTTATAATGTGTACGTTTTTGTTTATTCAAAAAAAGGAACCACATATTATTTGTGGTTCTTAGCAACAAATTCTTTTAAGATTGTAATTACTAAATTATTAAAACTGCGGTTTTGTTCCGTAGCAATAAATTCTAATTCAGCTTTTAAATCTTTCGGAATAGTAATGTTGGTTCTTGTATTAGTATCAGCAATTTTACCCGATGGCATAAAATCATCTCCTTTTATATTATAATAACATATTTAAAGATTGTTGTCAAGTTGGTATAAAAATTTCATTTACCCATTGACAAGTTGGTATCAACCTGTTATAATATATAGTAGAGAAAGGTGGTGATAAAATGATAAAAGGTTTCAAAGTTAGATTATTTCCCAATGAAGTTCAAACACAATTATTATGGAGACATATAAATGTAAGCAGATTTGTTTGGAATTATGCTTTGGCAGAACAGTTTAATCGCTATAAGAATGGTGAAAAACATCTAAACAAATATGGTATGAGAGATATTTTTATAACGTTAAAGCAATTGGAAGAATATGCTTGGCTTAAAGAAATATCAGCTCATACGATCGGTAATGTTTGCATTGATTTGGATAAAGCATATACGAGTTTCTTTAAGAAAATTGGTGGCAAACCAAAATTCAAGAAGAAAGGCAAATGTAAAAATGCTTTTCCTGTAAGATATGAAAGTATGTATTTTATAAATGATTGTGTTAATATTGAAAAAATCGGAAAAATCAAATATCAGAGCGACAAAGAATTGCCACAAGGCAGAAATGCTTGCAAGTTCACTAATCCACGAATAGCGTTTGAAAATAACAAGTGGATATTGTCGTTTGGTATGGAGTGCGAAAATCAAGCACGAGAATTAAACGATTTTTCAGTAGGAATTGATTTGGGAGTTAAAGAACTTGCTGTTGTTGCATATGGTGAAAATCATAAGGTTTACAAAAATATCAATAAATCCAAACGTGTAAAGACTTTAAAGCATAAGTTAGTACATCTACAACGTAAAGTTAGCAGGAAGTACGAAACAAATAACAAACACAAGATTTATGATACAAAATGGTATAAGTCAAATGGTATTTTAAAAACTGAAGAACAAATATGCAAAATCTGTAACCAATTATCTAATATCAGAAAGGACTACACACATCAAACTACTCACGAGATTATTTCACTTCTACCTAAAAAAGTTGTAATGGAGGATTTGAATGTGTCTGGAATGATGAAAAATAAACATTTAGCAAAGGCAATAGCTGAACAGATGTTTAATGAATTTATCAGACAGATGAAATACAAGTGTGAATATAACGGTATAGAGTTTGTACAAGTAGACAGATTCTATCCGTCAAGTAAGACGTGTCATAAATGTGGTTGTATTAAACACGACCTAAAACTTTCTGACAGAACTTATATTTGCTCTGAATGTGGAGAGGTAATTGATAGGGATTTGAACGCAGCAATCAATTTAGCAAATTATTCTAAAGTCTAAAATGTTGAGAGACTTTAGTCTTAGGGATTTTGGTGCATCCTTAAATACTGTGGAGAGTTACACAAACGAAAGTAGCTAAGGCAAAATCGGACTTTATGAAGCAGTGAATAAACAAAAATGTACACATTTGGGTATGTTTTTGGCATCAGTATCGGAAGCGTTGATGAGCGGAGCTTCGTCTGGTTCAGAATTGAAATATTCTATTATCAATGATAGCGGTGACATATTCAGAATTTATCGTATGATTGAAAACTGGGTAATGTTACAGGCTAACCTATACAAATTTGTATACAACGATTATAGATTTGTTTATAAGATAATCGACATTACTATTTTCAATCAGCAAGATATAGCCGATAAGGAATTGTCACTTGCACAGAATGGCATTCCTAACAAAACAAGGCTTTGTGCTGTAAATAACATCTCCCCTGTTGAAATGCTTGGTAATAGTCTTATTGAAAATGAGTTGTTTGCTGATACATTCAGTAACTGGTCTGTACTTCAGACAAGCTATACACAAAGCAGTGGTTCTTCTGATGAAGGTGGAAGACCAACTATGGATGAAACTGATCTGAGTAAAAGCGGTGAGGTTACAGCAAACAATGACACCAACGATAAAGCAAATCGTGACTATTAAGGTGGTGACGATATGAATATTATTTGCGTACTTGATAAAAACAGGGCTGATCTGTTGGAGTCAAAGGGCTTTAATTATCAGATTGCGATAATTGATAACAAAACAGTATATAAGTTTGTAAATACTCCTGAATTGGAACGTTACTTGAACAGTAATTTTTCTAATCAGGAGTATTTTAATGTACCTTATATGAATTTTTAAAGAAAGGCGGTGAAATTGATTGGAAAACAAAGTTATGAGATTTTCTACCGATATTAGATTATCGCCTTCTACTAATATTTGTAATGATGAGATAGCATTAGTTGATATTCTTTTATGTTATCACGGAGAAAATCGTAACGGGTCACGAATGAGCAAAGAAACGATGAATAAGGCTATACCTACTTTATATGGTATTCCTATTATCGGAGAATATATTTATCTTGATGACGGTTCACAGGATTTTGGCTCTCACGGTGGTAAAATCACAATTTCAGACAAGGGTATAAAATTTGAATCCACAACTATTCCATATGGTTTTGTTACTAAGGAAGCAGTTGATAATGCTGAATGGGTAACTGTTACTGAAAAAGATGGGCATACTCAGCACGAATATCTTTCATTAAAAGGCTGTGCTGTATGGTATAAGCGTATGCCAGAAGTATCTTCTATTCTTGAAAAGAATTATGGTCAGAGTATGGAAATCAAAATAAATGATTACTCATATAACGACAACGGAATTATGGATATAACTGATTTTACGTTTACGGGGGCGTGTATTCTTGGCTCTAATCCAAATGGTGAAGAAGTAGAACCCTGTTACGAAAGTGCTTGTATTGGCAGACATTATGAACTTGATGCTATTAAAAATGATATTAAGGAAATGATGAACGCTTACAATAAATTTCAAATTAAAAAGAAGGAGGAAAATTCAATGGATTTTTCTAAGGTTACTGAAGCACTTGCACAGTACACTTTCAAAAATGCTGATGATACAGATATTGCTAAGTATGCACTTCTGACTGTTGGCGAAACATCTGTTGGTGTTCTTGACAGAGAAGATTATTGTACATATTCTATTGATTGCACAGAGGCGGATGGTGCTATTGTGTTTGATATGGACAGCAAAGTAAAGTGTGCTATGGGTGTTAAGGATTATGTTGAAGGTGAGTCTTTTGATCTTGCAGGTGAAATTGAATCTGTAAAGGAAGCAACAAAAGAAAGCTGTGAATCTAAGCTTTCTGCATCATTTGCAACAGAATACAATGCAAAGATCGATGAAATTACAAAGGCTTATGCTGAACTAAAATCAAATTTTGACAGTGTATCTGCCGAGCTTGAAACTTACAAAAAGATTGACACTGATCGTAAGACAGCAGAACACAAGGCAGAAATTGATTCTCTTATCGAAACTTATGCCAAGAAGATTGGCAGATTGCCCAAGTTCCTTTGTTATCGTGCAAAGCTTGATTACTCAAAGGAAACTGCTGATGTTGAGAGAGAGCTTACTGTAATGGCTGGCGAAGCTATGATGGACAAGGGTACGGCAAACTTTAGCTACTCCCCTGTTGTTACTCCTGTTGGAAAGACATCTGCTGAAAAGTATGCTGGTTCTGACAGATATGGAAATCTTCTCGATAAGTTTATGAATGACTGATTAGAAAGGAAATGATTAATTATGGCTAAATATGGCGTAGTTGAAACAACTAAGATTACTGAGCCTTGTTTTGATTTCAAGGCAACTGCTGATATTGAAAATGGCTCTATCGTAAAGAAGGGCGACCTTGTAACAGGTGAAACACATATTTATAAGGCAGAAGTTCCTGCTGTAACAGATGAGGTTTATCTTGTAGCTAACCCTGCTTGGAGCTATGATGATTGCTCTGTTATTAATCAGAACGAAGATGAATACATCAACACAAAGAGCGTTCCTTTTAGAGGTTACGCTATGAAGAAGGACAACAAGTTTACTGTTCTTGATTATTCTATCACTGTTGATGCAGGTTCTACACTGGCGAAGGATGATTATATTGGTGTTGATGGTACAACCAACAAGCTTAAAGACCTTGGTTCTTCTGCTCCTACAATGAGCAGCCTTGGTTTTGTTGGTATCGTAAGAGAAATTAAGGAATATGGTTTTGCTTATTGCACAGGCACAGCAGGTAATGTTGGTGCTACTGGTAAGAAGGTTGTAATTGAAGTTCTCAAAAATGCAACCGTTGAAGCATAATCAGAAAGGGGTAAATAACTATGGATAACAAACTTCAGACAATTTGCAATCTTATGAACGATGCTTGTTCTAACAGAGTTGCTGTATTTTCTAATGCTGATGCTGCTAAGTATGCTGACGAAGCAGTAAGAAATGCTTTCTTTGAAATTCTCGGTGAGGACAAGCTCACTTGGAGAGGTTGGAGAAATCATAAAAACGAAATTTTCACAATCATTGAAGATGTTCTTAATACTAATCTTCCCCGTGCATGGGAGAACTCTACATTCTATAATCAGTTTGTAGAAACTAAGAATGCTGCTGTTGGCGACAAGAACTCCTTTATTGTAGAGGACAATTCTGTTCTCGTAGCTGCTTCTTTTGCAGGTAATCACTGGGACACTGACCGTCAGAAGCTTATGGGAAGAAAGGCTTTCTCTCTTGCTACTGAATGGATTTTCATTCGTGTATATGATGATTTTGAGAGATTCCTCAAGGGTATCATTACACTTCCTGAACTCGTTGCTAAGATGCAGAAGGCTATGCAGAATGAGATTGACAGCAGAATTTACTCTGCTTTCAATGGTGCTGGCACATATCTTCCTGCTTCTTTCCAGAAGACAGGTTCTTATACAAAGGCTCAGATGTCTGACCTTATTCAGAGAGTACAGATCGCTACTCAGAAGAACGTAGTTCTTGCTGGTACAAAGACTGCTCTTGCAAACATTGTCTCTGGTGTTGACGCTAACTGGATCTCTGAAAAGCAGAAGGAGGAACTTGCAACAACAGGTTCGCTTGTCCAGCTTACTGGTCTTGGCGTTGTTGCTGTTGAAATTCCTCAGACATTTGTAAGAGGCACATATGACTTCAAGGTTGAAAACAACAAGATTTTCGTTCTTCCTGATAACGAGAAGTTCATTAAGGTATTCTACGAGGGTGATACCCGTGCAAGAGAACTTAATGAACAGGATACTCATGATCAGACTATTGATACACAGGTACAGACCAAGATTGGTGTAGGCTGTGTATTCTCTAATGTATTCGGCACATACACAATTTCCTAATTGATTTAGGATAAATATAAGTGGGGCAGATGGGCTTATCCTGTCTGCCTTGCTAATTTATTTTGAAAGGTGATAAATAGCTAATATGAATTTTGAAAAGATGTCTCTTGATGAACTTAAAAAAATTGCAAAGGAAAAGGGCATTGTTGTTGGAAACATAGGTAAGGACAAGCTTATCTCAAAACTTAAATCTGCTGAAGCAACAACAAGTGTGCTTGCAGAAGATGACGATTTGGTAGCAGATGTAGAAGTTAAAACAAATGAACCTGTAAATGTAAAGTCACAGGATACACTTTCTTCTATCATTAATGCTATTGACGAAGAAACAGACGAAGGCACTTATGAAAGAACAGCAGAGGAACTTCCTTCTGATACTTTAATTCGTGTACGTTCAATTACATACGGTACACTTATTTACAATTCTTCTATTAATAATGCTTCGTTTATATGGAATGAGATAGGTACTGTAAACGATATGACTATCGGCGAGATCACAGCCATGAATAATTCTCATCCTGACTTTCTCCACAAGCCTTATGTAATTCTTCTTGATGAACGGGCTATCAGACAGTTCAGACTTACATCTGTTTATGAAAATGTATCCAAGATTGGCAATCTTAAAGCACTCTTTAACTCTGACATTTACACAATTGAAAAGACTATAGACGAAGCACTTATGGTTAATATGCGTGATATGCTTATTTCTAAGATAACTACTATGTACAAGAATGGTTCTCTTAAAGATATAAATATTATCAGACTTCTTGAACAGAAACTCCAGTACGATATTCTTACAATAGACAAGAATTAACGAGGTGAAATGCTATGGCTACACGATATAAAGAGTTATACAGTTCTGTCTATTCCAAAATTAAAGATTATGATTTTATTAATATGACCGAGGAAGATGCTGATGATATTTTACACGATTATATCCGTCCTGCCATAGTTTCATTTGAATGTTGTAAGCAAGATTTATCTGATAGAAACGAAGAAAATTCTGAATTTAATATAGATTTAACTGATGTGAATTTTGAAATTCTGTCAAATTTTATGCTTATAAAGTATCTTGAAGCAACGTACATAAACACACCTATGGCACTCAAGGCATATCTGAGTACGAGTGATTTTCACAAGTATGATAACAAAGACGTTCTTGGCAAAGTTATTGAAGTCAGGGATAAATATTATGATGATAATAAGCAGTTAATGATAAATTATTCTCTGCGTGGCGAGTCTGAGTTTTCAAAACTTTACAAAGAAAAAGGTTCTTATAATGTAAGTAAGAAGCAGAAGAACAACTCAGACTGTGATTGTACTACATTTACGCCGTCTCATTGTGATTATCATTGTGCTGATTGTGGGGTGCGCAGAGGTTGAGCTATGAACATATGCTATCGAGAATGAAACTTGACGGGAATTCAATACGTCAGTCTAAAATAAATGATGCTAAAATATTAATGGAAAATCAGCTTGAAACCGATCCGTCTTATAATGAATATTTTGTTATATGGGAGCATGATGTTGATGCTGAAGATTTTGTTGAACAGCCAATAAAACTTTATAATCGAAAATACTCATCTGCAAACGGATACACTGTTCAATTTGAAACACTTATCGGTAAGACAATACCTATTGGAACAGTTTTATATGATACTGATGAACAAATTTATTATCTCTGTACCGAGTCTTTTAATAAGGATAAAATTTTAAACAACGGCAAGCTTACTCGTTGCAATAACTTCTTGAAATGGCAGGATGACAGTGGAAAAATATTTGAATATCCTGTATTCGATATAAATAGCACACAGTATAACTCTGGTGTACAGGGTGATAAGGTTATGACTTTAGGCAGCACACAGCATATGCTTACTATTACGGCTGATGAAAACACTATTGCTTTAGATCATGATAAGCGTTTCTTTAATGACAGAAACACTAAATCGCCCACTGTATTCAAGCTTACACAGAATGATACTACTGCGTTGAATTACGATAAGGGATTATTACATATTACGATAACAGAAGATGAATACGATCCTAAAACTGATTTAATAGAAAATTGGCTTTGTGATTATATCAAGCCCAACTCCCCTACTCCGATAGAGATTATATACACAGGCAAACCTGTAATTCGTATCGGTGGTTCTGCTAAAACATTTACTGCTAATACAGCCGAAGATGTTGCTTGGGCTATTGATGACAATTTTAACGGTACTGTGTCTGTTGTTTCAAATGGTAATACTTGCAAGGTTAAATGTGCTTTTAATGAGGATATTGTAAATCAGACATTTAATTTGTCTTGTACAGATGAAAGCGGAAACATTGGAACAATTGAAATTACTATAACAGGAGGTGTCTGATTATGGGCAAACTTGATAACCTAATCGAAGATTATCGTAATGTCATAACAAACACGCTGTTATCAAATGAAACGATAATTTCACTTTTAAGCAACGATACTCTTGATACTGAAAGTGCAGATGAATTGCTTTGGAAAAGAATAGTTCCACAACAGTATGTTCCTGATACTATTACAGACGTAGGTTCGTATATCCTTTATGATATAGATGAAAACATTATTTCCCGACAGGACAAAACCTACATTGAATTGCCTATTTATTTTTGGGTATTCACACATAGAAATTCTCCTACTTATAAAGGCAGACTTTGTAATGATATTTTGGTCAGGGAAATAAAGGATATGTTTTCAGAGAAGGATTTACTCGGACTTGCAAATGTTCATTTTGTATCAAATCGAATTCAATACAATATTACAAATGATTACGCAGGTCGATTATTGACATTCAGAGTTACAGATTGGGCTGATAAGGTACGATTAAGAAATGAATAAATTAAGTTTGTTAGGAAGAAAAATTCATAAAATAAATGATCTTATAACAATTAGGATTCCTAAAGTTGACGAGATATGGGGTAGTGAAAATAGTCACGAAAAAGAATATTTAGCCATGGCTTCATTATTCATACAGACTCCTACTGACATGATGATTGAACTCGATGATATGGGATTGGATTGGACAGAAATAAGTGAATATGACTTATTCGTTATAACAATGAGCGCATTTTTAGCGGATAAAAATAATACTGTTTCCTCAACGATGTGGGACTCTGTATTTATTGGCTTAGATCATACGAATATTTCAATGCAAATAGATAAAGCAGGAACTGAGTATATTTTTGTAAATTCAAATGGTGAAGTAATTTTTGATAAAAGGATTTACGGGCTTATATCGGAAGCACTCTGTAATATCTTATTTACTACTAAAAATCGTGAATATGCAAAAGTTCCCGAAAAAGATACTCGCAGATATATTCTTGACCGTGCAAGATTAAAGCGTAAAAGACGTTTGGAAAGGTTGAACAACAATACAGAGACAACATCGTCTTCTGTTTTAGACGGAATTATTTTATTTCTTGTCAACCATCGTGATTTTAAATATGATTTTGAAACGGTAAAGAAATTAAGTGTTTATGATTTATATGCTTCATTTAAGCAGATAAATAAAAACCAAGAGGTTGATGGTCTTATGACAGGTTACTGGTATGGTAACGTTGATTTGTCTAAGATCTCAGACTCTAAGTTAAAAAGAATAATTTTATAAAAAGAAAGGATACGATGATTATGGCTAATATTATTGCTATGCTTGAAGGCTGGACTATTACATCTGTAGAGACAATTGAAAACTATTCTCGTACAGACGATACTTGTCTTAATATTCTCGATGAGATCAAGAATGTACAGCTTTCCAACACAGAAGACAGTTCTGATGTAACTGGTAAGAATGATGCTACGCTCTTTACAATCAAGAAGGGTAAGGCTGTTGAAGGTTCTGGTTCTTCAGGTTATATTTCTGGCTCACTTATGTCGCTTCAGACGGGTTCTGATGCTGTAGAGGGTAAGATTAAGTTCAGAAAGAGAGAAGTAATTTCTTTTGAAGCAAATGCTGGTGAAGTAACTACGGTTGAAACTGCTGTCGGAACTGCTGGTTCTGAAATTCTTAGTGTTCTTGTTACAGTTGGTGATACAACAACTAAGTATGAACAGGCTTCTGCTGCTGATGGCACACATTTCTCTTATGCTGCTGAAACAAAGAAGCTTTCTCTTCCTACTGATGTAACCGATGCAGGTACAATCGAAGTAGTTTACGACTATGAGAAGGAAGGTGCTTCCGTAGGTAACTCTTCCGATACATACGGTAAGACAACCCACACATTTATCAACTGCCTTGGCAAGAATACATGTGATGAAGTTTACTTTGTACAGATCGAAATTTATCGTTGTGACTGGAACGCTAACTTTGACTTTGACCTTGGCGGTGATGGTGTAGAACACCCATTCCAGTTCAAGAGCCTTGTTGACAAGTGCGGCAACGGTGACTCCAAGTTCTGGGACTACAAGGTTTACAAGAAGGCATAATTATAAAGTAGGTAAAATCCTATGGAAGTAATTAAGCACTGTCTTGTTTGTGGAAAAGAATTTAAAGCTTGCAATACTTGTCAGAAGAATATTCCCGAAATGCTTCAGTGGCGCAGAGTAGTCTGTTGCCCTGAGCATTTTTCTTTTCATATGCCTATTATTGAATATCATAATGGTGTTATAGATAAGGAAACTGCAAAGTCAGAATTACAGAACGCTATTGATGCCTATGGGAATATTGATTTTTGCGACAATGTAAAAGGCATTGTTGAAGAAATTCTTACAGAAGATGAGGCGGCATCTGAATGTGATGCGCAGACATATAATACTGAGTTTGTTCCTAAATTTGCAAACAAGAGCAAAAAAAAGAACAAGTAAATAATTATAGGGAGGATGACCATTTATCGACAACCGTTGAACGTGGTTGTCTTCCCTATTTTTTACGTTATATAGGAAACGTGGTGGCTAATGGCAAAAAAGAAAAAATCTAAATATAATGTTGATTTATCTGATAAAGGCAAGACGAAGCGTACATATAAAGGTATAACTTTTGATAGCGAGACGGAAATGAAATTCCTTGTTGAATGGATTGAGCCTAAGATTAGCTCAGGCGAAATCGTCTCGTATGAAATGCAAATTCCTTATATTTTACAAGAGGGGTTTGTTAATTTTCAAGGCAAAAAGATATTACCTATAAAGTATGTAGCTGATTATGTTATTACTTTTGCAGATGGAAGAAAAATAGTTGTAGATGTTAAGGGGCTTCCTGATACAACTGCAAAATTGAAGAAAAAACTTTTTGAATGTAGATACTGTAATCTTCCTTTTTATTGGTATTGTCGTAGTATTAAATATGGCAATGGAAACGGAGATAATTGGATTACATATGATGAACTCGAAAAGAAACGTAAAGCAGAAAAGGAATCTAAAAACAAGTAATAAGGAGTTTTAAAATTATGGCAACAGAAATGAACACACTTACATTTGCAGAGATGCAGACTTTTATTAATTATGTGGTAGATAACACTCTTATGTATGGTATGGGATATAAGCGTGTACTTATTGATTATTGCACGGCAAAGTTTTATGGCAAGGCAGAATTTGAGTCAGATGATATTGCTGAAATTTATGATAATGAATATGAAACGCTCTATAGCGATTATGCGGTAAATAAGGGTCAGCTTGCAATGATTGAAAATGCAATCAACAATGAACTTGATCGTAGGATCAGACTTCTTTCGGCAAGTATGGTTATGTCAGATGCAAATGATGCTATTACTAATCTTGTAAATAGACTTACTATTTTTGTTGATACTATTGGTAATGCCTATAATGAAACAAATTCTAAAGATATGAAGTCGATTATCTATACAATTGGACAGCTCAAGGAAAATGTAACGGCAGATAGTCTTATCAAGGCTATGGTTGATAATGGTATCATCAAGGGCAAGGATAAGAAAAAGACAACAAGAAAGCCTAAAAGTATTGCTGAGGTAACAGAGAATGAAAAGGATATAAAAAATATTTCAACTGCCAAGGCAGGTGACTAATTTGTTTACTGTAGAAAAGAAGATTACAGCAAATAAAGATATTTCACCACGATTTGCTAAAAACTTTGTTTCTGATATTGCAAATATAAAATCAAATATCTATTTTGTGATGGAAGACAAGGGCATAAATGCAAAATCTATACTTGGTATTATCAGTATTAATATCAAAAACGGAAACAAGTTCAATGTTGTTGTTTGCAATTCTCTTTCACAGGAAGAAGCAGATGATGATATGAATAAAGTCATTGAGCTTTTACTGGGTGAGGAAAAATGAATTTAAAATCACAGCTAAAAAACATTGATGTGACCAAACTTAAATTTAAAAATGGTAAGACCTATGGTCAGGTTATGGTTGAAGAAACCAATCGACTTAGAAATTGTATTCAGGCAAGACTTGATGCCTATATGAACAGTTACCAGCCTAAGATATATAGTCGCACGGGGGCATTACAGAATTCATTAAAAGTTGATGATATTTTAAATCTTAAAGTAACTGGAAAAACTATGAGTCTTGACATTTATTTTGATGACAGTGGATACCATCGTTCGGGTGATGGTATCCAAGGCTGGGACGGCAATGGTGAGACTGTAAACACAGCTTATTTGCTTAACTATGGTTATGAAGTAGAAAAGGACGTATGGTTTAAGGATATTCCCAACTTTGGTTATCGTTCTGCTGGTCACTTCATAGAAAACGGAATAGCAGATTTTGAAGCAAGCAACCCTTACGGAATAAAGATAAAAGTACATAAACCTGACGGATACAATGTATAAAAATATAAAGGAAAGGTGATTAAATGGCTAAAGATACTGACGGTCTGTTTTTGACGGCAAGCTTGGATATTGACGGAACTTATAAAAAAATAAAAGAAGAAGACATTACAAAGCTTAATGCTAAATTAGCTAATGATAATTCTGCAAGAGTGAAGATTGTCGGTGGACTTGACTTAAATAAAACACAGTCCCTTATACAATCTCAGATAGCTACTATTAGTAAGAATTTAAAGCTGGATATAAGTAGTATTGATACCAGTAGTTTAAATACAACACTTTCTAATGTTCAAAACAAAATTATAGGTACTAATAATGGATTAACTATTAAGCCTACGGTTGATGGTAAAATTATTGAAGATACCGATACTCTTATTAAAGCTGTTGTTGGAAAATTACAGCAGCTAAACAACATCGATTTAAAAACGTTTAAAGATAATCTAAAAAATATTTTTGGAGTATCGAGTAAGGAAATTTCAGATGATGCTACAAGTTTAATAAATAATTTAAGGCTTAAACCAGAAGATACAGCAGCTATTATTCAAGACTATAATAATCTTATAGAATCTATTAGAAATACATTTATTTCAAAGGGAATGGGAAATATTACCGATGGAATGAATTTTGAAAATAATGTTGTCACTTCAATTTACAAAGCTGCCACTAATATTAAAGCTGCAAATGAACAAGTTGAGCAGTCCAATCAATCAATTATAAATTCAGAACAAAGAGTAGCTGAAATACTCACAAGCACAAATACACAAGTTTTATCATTTAAACAATCATTACAGTCCATTGGTATGAACGATGATTCTATTAATAGCGTAATTAATAGAATTGAAAAATTAAACGTTGAAGTTACGTCATTAAATCAGTCTTTATCTACAACTGCTGGCAAGAACGGCAAATCTATTTTAAATGTTGAAGTAAGCGGTGTTGATAAATTAGGTCAAGCTGTTAAATTCACACAGCAACTTGATGTTGAAACAGGCAATTTAATAAAACAGATCGATAGTGTAGCTACTGCATCTACAAAAAGTGCTTCTCAGTTAGATGATTTGATGGCTCAACAAATTAAGCGTAGGGCTGAATTAACAAATCAGGTTAATCAAATTTATAATTCTGCAATTGACCCTAACGCCACAAGGTCTATTACTGATAGTTCTAAATTAGATGAATTAAATAGGCAGTATGATGCTGTTAATTCAGCAATAGAAAAAATGAGCGGTACGACCAAAGCAGCATTTGCCGAGTCTGAAGCGGAAGTTACAAAATTAATTACTAAATTAAAATCTACTGTTCAAGAATATAAAAATGCTGAAAATGTAAGCACTGCTTTGAAACCCGATAAGCTCACGAGTGCTGTTAGCAAACTTGAATCAGAGTTTGCAACATTGAATACCAAAGCTGAAAATGCAAATGTCACTTCTGAAAAGTTAAAAACAAATCTTGATGAAATAGAGACTATTTTAAATAAGCCTAAAAATGGCGAAGTAATTAATAAAGCTGAAATTGAACAGGCATTTACGGCATTAAGCAGTGCCAAGAGTGAATTAAATGCTTTAATTAGTGCTAAGACTTCTAATTCAGCTATTGAAAAGGTTAGAATACAAGCAGAAACATTGTCTGATGAGCTGAATACATTTGCTTCTAAAAATACTGGTTTTAATACGTTTGAACAAACTATAAACGGAACAGTTGTTAGTGTAACTTCTTTGCAAAATGCCTTAAAAGGGGTAACATCTGCCGCTGACCTTTCAATAATTAAAGCTCAAATTTCTGCTTTAAAATCAGCATTTAATTCATCAAATAATGATATAAAAAAATACACCAATTTAATAGATAAGGCTACTACAAAATTAAATAATCTTCAGAACGATTCGACTTTTTTAAAGAACTCTTCTAATCCACAAGTAGTTGAAACAAAAAAACAAATCACCGATCTTATAACTGAATATCAGACACTTAAAAATACCTTACAAGGAGACCTCACTCCTGATGGTATTACAACAACTATTGCTGAATTTAATAAGCTTGATACAAAGTATAAAGAGATAACCAACGATGCAAACGCATTAAAGACTTCTATTTCAGCAAACGATACAATGTCTAAGCAAGCACAACAGGCAGAATTACTTAGCTCAAGAATAAAGAAACTTATTGCTGAAATCAATACTTACAAAAATGCAAATTCCAGAATGATGTCAAGCAATAAGCTTACCTCTAATGGAAATACATTTGCACAAGAACTTGAAAATATGCTTTTGCAGCTTTCTCATTGTGCAAGCACCGAAGATTTTCAGAAAATCGCAGCTAACTTTAGAGGCATTAAAGCTGAAGCAAAGGAATTAGGTATTGAGGGTGGAACAGTATTTACAACCCTATGGGAGAAGTTAAAAAAGTTTTCTTCTTGGATGAGTATGACATCTGTCGTTTCATCTGTTGTAATGGATATAAGGAACGCCATTGTTGAGCTTAAAGAAATAGACACTATTTTAACTGAGATATCTAAAACTTCAGATTTGACTACTGAAGCTCTTGCTAAACTTGGTAAAACATCGTTTGATTCAGCAAGCAAATACGGTAAGAAGGCAAGTGATTATTTAGTCGGTGTACAGGAAATGTACAGAGCTGGTTTCCAAAACGCTCCTGAAATGTCTGAGCTTTCTATACTTGCGCAAGCTGCTGGTGACTTATCATCTGATGCGGCAAACGACTATCTTATAGCTACAAATAGTGCTTATGAATTAGGTGGAGCAATTAAAGATTTAAATGACGTACTTGATGGACAAAATATGATTAATTTTAGTCATGCTATATGGAAACATATAGCGTAATAATTGGCTTTTATCGAGGAAAATCCTGAGAAGGACAACCACGAGGGTAAGTTATGTTATAAAACAATATGGTAAATGGCGAATATAACTAAAACAAAAGATATAATTAAAATCTGTGATGAAAAACAAGTTGTATATGAAAATAGATTTATGAAAAATAAACAGACTTGGGTCAAGTATCATTGTGATAAACATCCTGAATTATTAACACAAGAAAGAAGTATTACTAAATTAAAAAGGTGTTCATTAGGTTGTAGACAATGTATGAAAAATTATATAAGAAATCACGGAAAAACACTTTTTATAGATGATATAGTTAAAAAATTCAAAAAAGAAGATTTACATATTTTAACTGTTTATTTTGATGAGGTATTACAAAGAAGAGTTTTCACTTTTATTTGTAATAAACATAAAAATTATGGAGTACAGACACATGATATAAGAAATTTAAATAAAATCATAACACCTTGTAAATATTGCGCAAACAATTTTAAGAGAGATATGAGTTTATTTAAAGAAAAATTGTTTGAAGTTAATGAAAATATTTCTGTCAGCGGAGAATATATAAACAATAAAACAAATATAAACTGTAAATGTTTAATATGTGGTTCAAAATGGAAGGCAACCCCAGATAATTTATTAAACAAACAAACAGGATGTCCTGTGTGTAGTAAATCAAAAGGCGAATTTAAAATAGCGAAGTATTTAAACAATAGGAATATTGATTTTTTACCACAATATACATTTCATGATTGTAAAAATATTCGACCTTTGCCTTTTGATTTTTATATTCCATCTTATAATCTTCTTATTGAATATCAAGGTAGTCAACATTATATTCCTACTAATTTTTCTGATAGAAATAATATAGAATTATCAGAACAAAAATATCAAAAAGTAAAATGTAATGATAAAATCAAATTTGACTATTGTAAGCACAATAAAATAGCATTGATCGCAATACCTTATTGGGATTATAATAATATTGAGAATATATTAGATAATATATTAAATAGAAAGGAAAGTTTTATAACATAACCCCGTAACGACTAAGTTATGATGTGGTGACACATCATACACGCCAATTACGATAAATAAAGTTTATCCACTACCATATGTCCAATGGAGTGCCTAACGTTAAACGAGGGTAAAGATATAGTCTGGACTCACAATATAATCGTTATATATGAAATGTGAGAATAAGGATTAACGTCCTTATCGCCATATAATAATATGTGGTCAGTACCTTATTAAATAAAGGGAAAGTAACAGAACGAACAAATAATGCGGCAGTTGCAATGCAGGATATGGCTGACGCTACTTCGGAAGCTGCGTCTGTTGCTGCTCAGTATGGAATAGATATTGATGAACTTTCTGCTCTTATCGCAGTAGCAGTTTCTAAAACAAGAGAATCTGGTTCTGAGGTCGGTAATGCGTTAAAATCCATCTTTATCAATTTACAAGATACAACATCTAAACCTATTCAAGACGCTTTTGCATCTGTAGACATTTCAATGACTAAATTGGTTAATGGTTCTGAAAAACTCAAAACTCCTATTGAGTTAATCAAAGAATTGTCTAAAGCTTTTACAAGTCTTGAAGAAGGTGATACACGAAGAGCTAATATTCTTAGTGATATTGGTGGTAGATTTTACCACAATGTACAGAAATGTGCATAAAGAACAAATTTAAATGCAGGTAATGAGTAAGAGCCTTACACCACAATAGTGGAGAAATCACGCTATGACGGTACGAAAGTAGAAAAAACGTAAGGATTGTATATGGTCAAAAGCCTAAGTACAGTAACAATCTCTGTTCTTGCAACGAAATACCCTAACGTTATACTCTGACCAAGAGTTAGTTAAGCCGAGGGTAGACGCTCAACGACCATTCACCGATGAGGGGTTATGACAATAAAATAAAGGTGGAAATCCTGAATAGTCATAACATTAGAAGTACGGCTTAATCGCAAATGAAGTGAGTGAAAAACTCTTAAATGGAAAAGGTTTGACTGCTGTTGCATAAGCAATGTGGTTAAGAAATGGTCTGAACTCTTATCGAAAGATAAGGAATATGATTAGATTTTGCGAATCTAATTTAACGTAATTGAAATATCACGCTAACACTTTAGCAGCGATACTTTCTGATTTGGATAGCTATTATCAAATGCTTGATTACTATTCCAAGGGTCAGGGTTCGGCTGCTGAGGAAGCACAGAAATCTGCTGAATCGTGGGAAGGTGTATTAAACGCCCTTAAAAACGATTGGACTGAATTTGTAAATGAATTTGCTAACTCAGATTTATTTAAATCTTTAATTGAAAGTGCAAGAAGGCTTATAGATGTACTCTCAGATGCATCTTCCCCTCTTAATTCTATTCTTACACAATTTGCAAATTTACTTGAATATACAACTCAAATAACAGATAAGTTAGGGTTGTTTCCAACTCTTTTAGCTGGAATAGCAATCAAAAACGTTGGTAGTCCTAAAATGTTTGGACTTGATTTAATATGCCAACAATAATATGTGTTCTTTAGGATACTAAAGTTTTCATATTATCATTTATGAAATACATAAATGTAAACGAAGTCTCAATATGCTGGGAAGTAAGTAAACCCTATATTACACTTATACAATGGCAACATTATATAATCGTAACAATATATAGACTCTTGCGGTCAGCAGGGATAGTTCTTTATGAGAAAAGCCCTCACTGTAGCGACAACAGACGGTAATGATCAGATGAAACGCCATCATTATAATATGCGCTCGGTACTAACTGAATACGACAGCTAAACATAGGCAAAATCTTATCTTTGTCTTTCGTATATGTGGAACTCTTAATATCGGAGTTATGATAAGAAGATATTATTTTATATGTCAATAGATAGACAGTGTATGGGTAAATCTATCATGTACTCTATAATTTTATCCTAAAACCGCAAATAAATATTGACTTATAATACAAAATATGGTACAATATCACATATAAAAATATATATCTAATTAAATTGATAGAATTCGATATGAGGTATTATGGTTAAAACAGAAACATACGAAGAAAAGCTTGATTTGATTGTATCAGATAGGCTTAAATATTTAAGAAACGAAAGCAATTTAACGCCTAAAGATGTATCAGATGTACTGGGTTGTACTCAAGCTTGTTATGACCAATATGAATCAGCAAGTAAAAGCATTTCTATGTCTGAAGTTATAAAACTTGCAAAATTTTATCGGGTAAGCACTGATTTTATCCTTGGCTTTACTGATGATCGGGATATTTTGTTTTGGTGATACATAAATAGCTTCAATGTGATAATTACATAAAAGGAATGATTATATATGATACAACTTATACTTGACGCATACATAGAAAAAACTAAATATAAAACGTCAAAATATGTTGCACTTGCATTAGTTATAATTTTTTCAATATTGATGATTGTATGTATGGTGTTAGGTTACACAATTGATAAACTGTTTTTTATAGGTCTTATTATATCTGTTTTATCAATTATCGCAGTAGTGTCAATATCATGTAAAATTGATAGAACCAAGGTAAAGCAGAGATCAATAGAGCATAACGAAAGACTTGATAAGTTAAAAGATATTTTATCAGCTTTTACATTTACAGATAATAAAGACAGCAAAAAGAAAAACAATAAAAACAATTCATGGTATTCTTCTAATAGAATAAAATATCTTGTAAATATGTGTGATAACCTCTTATATCGAAATAATCATAATGGTGACAAAATATTTACATCAATGAAGGCTCCTATTTTTTCAGTACTCGGATTTGCTGCGGCTGCAATATTAGAAAAATCAACAATTGAAGAAATTGTGATAATTACCCTTGTAATTTTAATGTCTATAGTTTTGATATATCTACTTCCGTGGATAGATAATTTCATTAATTTTGTTTGTATTAAAAGCAACTCAATAGAAAGAATAGCTGACTTAAAATTAGATTTACTGGATTTATTAGCAAGAGACTTTCCTGAAAGTTTGGATTTGGAAATAAAAATAGAATCAAATAATTAAAATAGATTAGAGCGTATCTGAAAACTCAAAAGAGTTGTATCATTTAGACAAAAGCCAAATGGAAGCAACGTGTACG